CGTACTCCGTGTGGTAAACTACATCAAGGATCCTACGGGTAGCGGTATATCAAAGCATTACCAATGAATTTTGACTTCGAACATATCGGTCCCGGTGATCACATTTGCGTAGTTGCAGAAGCCAGCAATACCGATGCCGTGGGCCTTCACCTGCGGCATCTTGGTTTCGAGATTCGTGATGTTATCACGATCTTGATGCCGGGCCTTGAGCGGATGGCTATCCTTGCACGCCAGTCCAGTAATCATACCATCGCTGACATAATGGTTCGGTATGGGGCTGGGTCGGTTAACATCGACGCCTGCCGGATCTCGACAATGGATTCGTTAGACGGCGGAGATACTACGCGGGGTAAACGTAGTGCCTTGTATGGGGATCGTCCTTACATGCACGATGAGGAGCATCTTGACCACCGGCGCAAGGAGGCCGTAGGGAAAGTTGCAAGGGCAGAAAAGCTAGGGAGGTTCCCCGCTAACCTTTTGGTGATCCACGGACCTGACTGTTCACTTGCCGGTATCCGCGAGGTGAAGACCCGAACGGACACACGCCCTGACGTAGACGCTGGACGGTCCAGCAAAGTGCAGTGGCGTTACACTCCTACGTCGGAAACAAAACGCGGCTATGGTGGTGCTGACGGCGTGGAAAAGGTTCCTGAGTGGAACTGTCAAAGCAATTGTCCTGTGTATCTGTTGGATTCCCATCCTTTTGGAGGCTGCACATGTCTATCCCCATAAAGAAGGTGGGGACGACTCTACTCGCATAGGGAATATGCTCTTACTGAGTAGGAACGTCCATAGGCTTTTCGACAACGGGAAGATTTCTATTTGTCCCCGCACATACGAGGTTCATGTGTCCGAGGACGTGGCGGACCGTCCACTAAGGTCGGGTGTTCCCTGTAGTACCCTTCAAGGAAAAGTTGCCGAGGTTGAACATGTCGATCAAAGCTCTTTGGAGTACCATTGGCGCAAGTTTCAGGAACAAAAGGAAAAGGTATGAGCGATCTAGTACGTGTTATCAGCTATCGTGAACCTGTGCCCGAAGGGTACGAGGAAATCGTCACCACCTCCCGGTCAAAGAACTGGACGAAGGGTTTGAGTCCTTTCGTGTGTGGTCCGGTCGACCTGTACGATGGTTACGTGGCAAAGAACGTCGAGAACGGGTGGCAATTCAGTAAGGTCTACATGGAGCACATCGGCGACGATGGGTGCCCCAACGATCTGTATTTCGAATGGGCTAAAGAGGGGTGGGCCGATAACTATGCTCACCGGTATCCGATGGGAAAAGGAGCCAAGCCAGAATTCTCTTGGTGGGATGGTGAGCGACTTACCTACGTAGAGGCACGCAAGAAAATCTACATGCGTATCTATTCGCAAGGCTTGCGAGATACCTACGCTTTCAAGCGTCTAGTGTCGATGGTGCAGTCGGGATCGAAGGTTGCGCTCCGGGACTTTGACGGGTACGATCACAAGGCCGAAGGCTTGACTTACAATGAGGTCGTGAACAATCCCGACCGCAAAATGGGCCACGCTTTCGTGATCGCAATGTTGCTGGACAAGATTTTGGAGGCTAACGATGCTTGAAGAGCTTGACTGTAAACCGCTATCTCATGAGGACTTTGCTGAGATACTAGAACAGAAATACCACGAGGGTATCCGGGCGGTACAGATGCACCGCAACGACTATGCCTGTATCCGGGGAAAGGAGTTAGACCTTTGCCTCGATGGTGATCAGATACGTAAGGGCATCATGGGTACTATTCGGGATGTAACACTTCTTGTATTGCGTGATTCCAGTTTGCCGGAAGGTATGGTAGATTACCTTGATCAAGTGGCTTATCAACGATTTATGAATGCTAATTAACCACTTCAACGCACTGACTTTACTGCCACCAGATCACCGAACAGCTAAGAGGATTTCGGTCCAGAAATCAATCACTCCGCGTTCACGTTACGAACCGGGTCGTGTCCTTGTCCTTGTGAACGGCTATACAGAATACGGCTTTCATTGTAATTTACGTTCCCCGTTTTTGACCTTTAGCGAATTCGACCGCTTGATGAAAGGCGATCGGTTTAACCAATAAGAGACTTCAATGGCGCATTTGCACGAAGAAATACGAACACGTTACTTGAACTACGCCATGTCCGTTATCATGAGCCGGGCTATCCCGGACGTGCGTGACGGTCTGAAACCTGTGCAGCGTAGGATTCTCTACGCCATGTATAAGAACCTCCGCCTTACCCCGAGCGCACGGTTTAGAAAGTCCGCTGCGATCGTCGGTGAGGTGATGGGTAAGTACCATCCCCACGGTGACTCTGCTATTTATGGGGCAATGGTTCGTATGGCACAGGACTTTTCGCTCCGCTACCCTCTGGTAGACGGACACGGCAACTTCGGTTCGATCGACGGGGACAATGCGGCTGCCATGCGGTACACGGAGGCTAAACTCCTCCCCCTTGCCGAGCGTTTGCTCGATGAGTTGGGTGACGGAACGGTGGGTTACCGACCCAATTACGACGGCACCGTGGAAGAACCCGACGTCCTACCCGCTCAGATCCCCAACCTCCTAGTCAATGGGGCCACGGGTATTGCGGTCGGAATGGCAACCAACATCCCGCCTCACAACCTGAAAGAGTGTATCGACGCCTGTTGTGACTTGATCTCTAACCCGTCACGCAAGGTATCGACACTGGTCAAGAACCACATCAAGGGGCCGGATTTCCCGACTGGCGGAGTGATCTTGGAGAGCCAAGATGAAATCGCTGAGTCTTACGAAACGGGTTCTGGTACGTTTACAATCCGGGCGCGGTGGCACCTCGAAAAGGTGAGCGCCAATGGGAAACAAGCTATTGTGGTGACGGAGATTCCGTACAGCACGAACAAAGATACGCTTGTCCAAAAGATCGCCGAGCACGTGGCGAACAATAAGGTGCCTCAGATTACCGACGTGCGTGACGAAAGCACCGATGAGATTCGGGTCGTCATGGACTTGAAACGCGGGTCCGATGAGAACGCGGCCTTGGCTTATCTGTTCAAGCATACGCCATTGGAAGATCGTTTCCACTTGAACATGACGTGCCTCTTACCCTCTGACGACCTCAGCGTGCCGAAGCCGGATCAGGTAGACTTGAAGACGGTCTTGCAGGCGTTCCTAGACTTCCGTCTGGACGTCACGACCAAGCGGTTGCAAAACAAGCTCGACGGCCTTGAGTCACGCATCCATATCCTCGAAGCCTTTGAAGTGGTTTTCGGGGATATCCAAAAGGTGCTCAAAATCGTCCAGAAAGCCACGTCCAAAAAGGAAGCCCGCAAAGGTGTGATGAAAGGCTTTGGGTTCGATGAGGAACAAGCTGAGGCGATCATTTCGATCCCCCTATACCGACTTGCCAATACCGAGAAGGAAGGCGTCCTGAATGAACTGAAGGCCAAACGCGGGGAAGCCGAGCGTCTCCGTGAAGTCCTCAGCGACGAGGAGGCAAGGTGGTCGCTGGTTCGCACTGAGCTTAGGGAGATTGGCCGGGCTTATGGGGACGATCGACGTACATCGGTAGAGGTGGAAGTCGAAGATTACGAGTACAACGAAGAGGACTTCATCGAAGCCGAAGACCTGTATGTCGTAGTGTCCCGTGACGGTTGGGTGCGCACACAAAAGAGCTACGGCGACCTGTCGAGTTTGCGGTGCCGAGATAACGATGAGATTGGGTGGGTACTTCCGGGCAACACAAAGGATACCGTCCTGTTCTTTACTTCGGCGGCCAAGTGTTATACGGCGCGCATCGTTGATCTCACCCTGACGACGGGGTACGGCGACCCTATCCAGTCCATGTTTTCATTCGGGGACGGCGAAAAGATCGTGAACGTACTCACTCTGAGCGACCTTGTGGTGCCCGGCTCTCCAGACCCTGCAGATATCGAAATGGTGTCCGTCGCTAAGAGCGGGTTGGCCGTGCGATACAACCTCGATGGTTTTGATGAGCCTTCGACTGTCGTGGGCCGCACTTTCCAGCGCCTAGAGGATGGGGATAGCGTAGTCAATTGCTGTTACCGTCAAGACGGCGATCACGTCGTGCTCGCCACACACAACGGTAGAGGCACTACGTTCGAAGCCACCGAGGTCAAGAGTTACAAGGGTCCGGGGAAAGGCGTGAAGTCTATCAACATTCAAGATGGGGATCTGGTACTGGCCTTTACCCTTTGTGGGGATAACCAGTCTGAAAACCTGTACGTCGAAACGAACCGGGGTGCGGAGCGGATGGTCACTCACCAGACGTACAAGCCCACCAAGCGTGGTAACAAAGGTTACACGATCATCAAGCGCGGCCATTTGATTCGGTGGAAGCGCCAGCCTGTAGAAATCAACTATCCCGGAGACGAATGATATGATTGTTAATCATTCCAACACGAGTGGCTTGCCCTTAGATCATTTCCTCGACACCAGTTTGGCTGTGGACAACATGGTCTTTAGGATCATGTATCAAGTTGAGTCTACGGGTGATGTGGTAATCGCAGCCGACAATCCTCGCACGACAGCATCGGTTTCGTTGTGGGTGACATGCAGTATGAAATCAGTGTTTTTCAGGTGCGTGATAACATGTCCCCATGTCTGGATGATTTTTCAAAACAGCGCCGGAACGGCGACGTTTAGCGGAATTACTCACGAACGGAACGCTGTTGGACGAATTACGTAAAAGGGCAACGAATGACTGATCAATTAGATGAAGAGGGGTTGCTCGACGTTGAATGTGGGGCAGCTATCGAAGAGGCGCTGGAAAACGACAACCCCCTATTACAGCGGGCTTTGCGTCGTATCCGTGCCCTTGAGGGTGGTGTGAGGTATGCTGACGAGCGCGTGAACAGTTTGATCACAGAACTTAGCCGCATCCGGGATGTTGTTTTTCCACCGGGCAGTGGTATCCCTACCGGGGATGCCTTGTACTTGGCGATCAAGGAGACCTTCGAAGCTAAGACCCCGCCCGAAGAGGCCGAAGAATGATCCGCCCTGAAGAAGTGCTAGACCACAGGTTTTTAGTGTGGGAAACGACCATTGATGGTATTCTTCGCAGCCACGAATGGAGCCAATCCCGAACGTGTCCCGTACAGATCGGAACCCAACAGCCGGGACTAGATAAGTTGCTAGACGAATACCGTCGTATCGGTTGGATTGTTCATGCGGTCCAGAACGATCGCGGTACCCTTTGTCGGTTCATGCCTGCAGAGTTACTGGAAACGGACGATTTCGATGAGCAAGCGTGATCAAATAGCGGCCCGCTATCCAGAGGTCCTTTTCGCTGACGGTTTCGATGATGCAATCGTAGGAGTGGCTTACAAAGGCGGACAAGGCATTTCTGTAGCTTATGATACGACATCGTGCATTTTGATTTTGATGGACGACATGACTGAAATGGAAGCTGTAGAGTATTTCGAATACAATGTGTTGGACGCTTTCGTAGGTGAGGCTACACCCGTATTTATCATGGAACCCGATGAGATTTGATCTAAAACCCGGCGAACACGCAGTTTTCGTGAGCGAGGCTGCAACCGTGGATGGTGCGGCTTTCCGTATACGTAAAGAGGGGCTAGAGATCCGGGACGCCGTGGCTATCCAGATGGTAGATCAATCGTTGGTGGCGATCCTTGTGCGTGCCGAGCTTAACGGTTCGATCGTTGAGAATACGGTACGGACCGGTGCGGGTACGATCAATATCGATGCGTGCCGTGTGTCGGTAGAGTCCAGTGAAGTCGTGGATCAAAGCTCCGGTGACTGGACGGTAGGTAACGCCCACGAAGGGTACAAAAGGCCGGGACGTTCCATGTTTACGCACAGTCCGAAGGAGCGCAATGGCCCTGCTAACCCCGCTGGCCGTTGGCCGCCGAATCAGATCCTAGTCCACGGTCCCGACTGTGTGTGCAATGGTACTAAAAAAGTGCATCCCAAAGAGGGGCATCGTCCTAATCCGGTACAGCAACAAGCAGACGGGCGTATTCAGTTTAATACGAAAGAGCCGGGTTACCAGAAGATCAGCTACACTGCCGAAGACGGCAAAGAAACAGTAGCCGATTGGGATTGCCAGCCGGGATGCCCTGTGGTGGCCTTGGATCAACAAAGTGGTGACAGACCGGGCTGCACAAGTCCGTCTGACGCCCAACCCGAAAGTATTTTCAGGCCGGGGCAGGGTGGGTATCAGAAACAAGGTCCTATTTACGGTGACAAGGGCGGTGCATCGAGGTTCTATCGCCAGACTCAAAGCATAGACGACCTGATCTGGTACCTTGCGGATCTTGTGGGGTCGGTGGATCGTGTGGTGTGGGTGGACGCATGAAAAACTGGCCTACTTTACAACCCGGTGAGTACGTGACGGTCTTGACTACCGAAACACAAGCGGACGCCGTAGGCTTTCGTGCCCTCCGTGCGGGCTTGGAAGTGCGGGACGTCGTGACGGCTCAGTTGCCGGGTGGTCAGGTGCAAGTGGCTCTCCTCTTGCGTCAAGACCCGGAGTCCTCAGTCGTAGAACGCATCGTGCGTTCGGGAACGGGCGCTGTAGACATTGATGGGAGCCGTGTGGCCTATGCGTCCGATAGCGACGAGGATAACGCTAGGGTGCCGCAGCCTGCTTTCGATTCACCAACCGGAAAAGTCTACAATTACAAAACAGGTGAAGGACGTTCCGGTGATATGTTTGATCCATCAAATGGGCGGTGGCCTGCCAATTTCATTTTCGTACATGCTTCGCAGTGTGAACGTAGAGGCACCAAAAAGGTTACGAACACTTCGGGGTCTGTAACAGGCAACGAACCCAGCGCCCTGACTAAAAACGCCTATGGCGAATACAAGGGTCGCCCTAAATTCCAAGCCTACGGTGACGACGGTACCGAAGAGGTAGATGATTGGAACTGCCAACCCGACTGCCCCGTAGCCCTTGTCGATGCCCAGAGCGGCTACCTGAAAAGCCCTGCTCCCTATGTTAAAGCGACGTCTACCTACAATCGGGTCGCATTCGGTAAAGGCATTGGACAGGCGGCTGGCGAGGTCGTCAAGGGCTTTGGCGACGATGGCGGTGCGTCAAGGTTCTTTAAGCATGTAACTTCCCTTGACGAATTGGCCGATTACCTGCACACTTTGATACGTAACGAATATGTATTGCACGACGAGGAAAAAACACATGAGTGATAACCCTTATGAAGCGCCCTTTCTGTATACAGCAAAGGCGTCCCGATCCGAGCGTGATGCCGGTTGTGAGCATCTTTTCTGGAAATACGAGGGTTCCGATCCCGTCCAGATCACAAAGGAAGAATACGATGAACTCGAAGCCGCTGGAGAACGGGTGGCCGAGGGTAACATTCATCCCACGGTCAAGCCGGTCGAGGTGATGGAGTGGTTGGTCAATAGGCTCTGTCCCGAAGACGGCGTGGTACTGGACCCTTTCACGGGTTCGGGAACAACAGGTATCGCGGCAATCAAAGCCGGGCGTGATGCCCAGCTTATTGAGCTTAATGCGGACGGCTCTTACGCTCCGATTATCCGGGGCCGCCTTGAAGCTGCCAAGTATACCCATATCGAAGAGGTTCCGGTCTGGGAAGCGAAGCCTGAGATCACGGTACCTACCGATGTGGATGAAACGCCGCAAGCGGAAGATGACCAAGAAGTCAATTTCGGCGACCTTTTTGGGTAAATAATCTATTTGTGGCCCGCGTTAAATAGACACATAGAGGGATCAGATGCAATTTACTGCACCCAAATTCAGTACCGAAGTTAAGACCTTCCGGGACGCAAGTGACGTCCTCATGTCCCTGCTACATGCTCAAAACCAGACGTACAACACCTGTATCATGCCGAGTTTCCATCACGGAAATGACATGGTTGAGGCGGTGATCAAGATGCTGGACACCGTAGAAAGTCCCGATGGCCTCGATCATATAGTGGTTCTAGCTCATAGCACTGTTTACTACCGTATCCGTAAAGAATGCCGTTCCGTGCTGGAAATGGAAAACCACGATCCCCGTGTAGGGTATTCAGGTACCCTCCTTGGTCATCGGTTTTTTGCACACCCCCGTCTTCGCCGAAACACGATTGTCGTCGGAGGTAAAAAGGGTAAAGCGGTACGGTTCATTGTAGGTGCTGAAACAGACTGGAACCCCAACCAGCCACTGGTGGTGTGAACATGGACATTCATCCGTCACAAAACAGAGGGTGGATCGAAGTCGTTACGGGAACTATGTTTGGCGGCAAGTCCACTGAACTCCTGAGACGCATGGAGCGCGCCCTTATTGCGCACCAAGATGTTATCGCTTTCAGTAAAGACACCCGTTTCGAAAAGGGTGCGATCACAACCCACAGCGAACACTCCCTAACTGGTCATTACGTCGAGACGGCCCAAGATATCGACCGCATCTTGTCGGACAACGCGACCATCCAAGTCATCGGCATCGACGAAATACAGTTTTTCGACCAAGACCTTGTGGACGTTTGTCGTGATTGGGCATTGGCGGGCAAACGGATCATCTGTGCCGGGTTGGACCAAGATTACCACGGTGAACCTTTCGAAACGACGTTAGGTTTGATTGCCGAAGCCGAGTACGTCGACAAGTTTTTGGCCATTTGCACCAAATGTGGCAACCCTGCCGTGCGCAATCACCTTAAGATAACCAGTGATTCACGTATCGTGGAGGGGGCGGGTGATCTTTACGAGGCCCTGTGCCGCAACTGTTTCGCAGCTATCAGCTAATGGAGTCAAACATGCCGAAAAGCAAGGAAATGAACAAGTACCGGGTTTCATTACCACTCAAGGTGGGGAAATACGTCGCTTGTGTATCCCCGGAAGCAGCGGTTCAGGCATGTTTTCCCGACGCTGAAATCGAAGAGCATTCGAAAGGTCCGAGGTGGGTTCGTTACAAGACCTCCGAAGAGTTGCCAAAAGGGTGGCCAAAGAAAACCGAAGGTGGCGGTGGCGGAACGATCATCGACCTTGAAGAAATCGGCAACGTATTGGTGGTATTCGATGAGTGACCTGAGCACCAAAGAGCTGCGACGCAAGATGCTGGAGGCGTTGCGTCACGAACCGGAAGCGTTTGATTTAGCTTTGGATGATGAAGGGTTCGTTACGGTAGCGGACTTTGTATATGGGTTCGGTATTACCCAGCCTGTAGACGCCGATGAGGACGCCGTGCGTGATGTTCTAGGCCCCGATGGTGGTGCCTATTTCGATTGCGACGGGGATCGTTTCAGGGCCGTTACAGGACACACTACCGAAGATTTCGATTACCCTGCAGGACAGCCTACCTTTTACCTGTACTATTTGATCGACGAAAAAGACCTTTCTCATACTAAAGAGCACGGCTTGGTGGCGGTCAAGCAGCGGTACCTGCGCTTAGAACGGTCGCCCGAGGATGCAATTGCTTCCAAGGGTCGTCGGCGCATCAAAAAACCTGTGATTGCTACGATCGACATCGAAGCGTATGCACAGGGAGTTGCCTTTTATCATTATTGCGGGGCTTGGTATTGCGAAAGCGTGCCTCCCCATCTCATTAAATATGGACCAAGACATGCGTAAGCAAATCGAAGATGTATTTTTGGAGTGGCAAACTTCACTCGAACGCAAGGATCAAGAGCGTGTTCATTACGAGGAATACGATGCCTCGCTCCAGACGGTGTTCGTCGAAAGGCTTGACGGTTTTGATAAGCTTAAGCTATCGGCTCTAGAAGCGATGCTGCAAGATCGGGTCTGTAAGACCGTTCTCGTATCGTCGCTACACACCGAAGGTTTTGACGGAAGTTAAGTGTTATGGTATAAATAGATGAGGCAGGAAATGCGCCTTTCAGTTAGGAGTGGCACAATGCGAATCCCAGACTTCATCATATACGACGAACTCAAGAAAAAACGAGAACAAGAACGGCAGCGCCGTGAAGAGCGTCCAAGGGTTAATATCCCGGAGCCTTCGCCCGAACAAATCCGCTATATAGAAAAGCAAGAGCGGGAAAAGGAACGCGAAAAGAAGGACGACGTGGACCGTGGCGTAGAGATATTTCATATGTGATACAGGTTCCGGGGGCGGGCCTAACGTAATTGGTAATACTGTGTCCCCCTATACCTAAAATTCCACCGACCGGGCTATCTAATGCCCGGTTTTTCTATTTGACCCACACACAAAGGAGGCCCGGCTTTTACACCGGGCCTCCTTTCGCATCCCCTCCGATCCCTCATACCAGAGACTGTTGATCTGGCCAGCCTATTTGCTTGACCTGTTGGAGCACATCTTCGAGGAGTGCGTCTGGCCCTGTATCCGTACTGTCCACCATGTAAAAATAGTAACGGTGCTGTGGGAACATCACGTTAATGTTCATGCGAACGTGGGCGTAACAAAGTTCGAGGCGGTCCTGTAACGTCGCCAGACGCTCCGTAAGGGCTTTGGGATCTGTTACCCGTTCAATGTCGTCTACGCGGTCTGTGGTACGCCCCAGCACCCTCTTAGACGCAACCTCCGGGTCACATTTGACGTAGATAAAGAACACGTCTTTATCGTCGGTCATGTCAGAAGGATTGCGGGTTGAAAGCAAGGCTTCGGCACCTAGCGACATAATCCCATGAAAGCGTGGATTGACAAGCTCTTGGCCCACGGTGTCGTTGTACCCTTGGTAAGCCATCGTCGTGATAAACGACCGGTCACAGATCCGAATGTCATTGAGCCTCTTGTGGTTCCGCATCGTTTCGTGAAAGTCGTTCAGGTGAAACATAGTCCGGCTGAAAGGGTCCGCTTTCTCTGCACCTTCCGGGATCCGGGTTGGAAAAGGGAAAGTGGTGACGGGACGGTCAACCGGTTCGGCTAAGATCCGATCAAACAAGTTAGTCACGAGGGTGCTTTTCCCCGTCCCGTCAATACCATCAATAAAAATCAACATGTGTAATTCCTTTCGTGTTCGTGTGGGGTGACTTTAGACACCGTACCATTTGTTGTTCCAGATGAAAGATCCGTCGTAGTTTACCGGGATCAGGTTGGGCTGCATGACTTCATTTTCATCGTCACGGTAGACCATACAGAACCCGTTCATCCAGTTCGGGTTTAGCATGTAATCGCACTGTTCGATGTCGAACAGGCCGCCATTCTCAATAGCCCACCGGTTACCTGTGTAGCCCTTGCGATGGTGGAAAGCGAGCCTGTGAACGTGTCCTGTGATGATGTATTTGAAGCCGCCACGTTCCAGTTCACGTTTCGCCGAGTAACCGGCGTGCCCACTGATATGGGTGCCGTGGTAAAGCGCCAGATCTCCAAGCCATACGATATCGCCATATTGCTTGTACTTGATCCCGAGGCGGTCGAATTCAAGCAACGACTCCAGTTCGAATGCCCGGAGGCCATAAAGGCCGTGCTGTTGTTTGATCAGGCGACGTAGACGTTCCTCATGGTTGCCTTCCGTGTACCAGATATCCGCCAGCGGACAGTAACGTCGTAGCTGGTCCAAGATCTCGAGTCCCTCATCAAGTTCCTCTTGGAGAGTGGGAGCACCCGGCTCTTTGTGGAAGCTACTGATCGAGTAGCAATCGAGAAAGTCGCCGTTGATCACGATCGTATCCGGCTGGTTGTCCCGACAAAATTCGAGGACTGCAGCCACACCATTTTTATTGTGGAAAGGAACATGGACGTCGTTGAACACGACGATCTTTTCAATTCCATCGGGCAGGGTACAGGTGCTTCGGAAAAGAGACTCGGCCTCATCCGAAGCAAGGTAGTTCGTAGGGGCCTCTAACCCGTGCCTTTTGAACGCCGAACCAAGTGAATTTGCGGACTCGTCTAGTTCTTCCAACGCTTGACTATAGTCGTGTGATCTGGTAAGAATAGCAAGCGCTTCTTCGATACGATCTTCTGTCCATTTTTTGCTCAAAACAACCTCCTAGACTGACGGATTACATAAGGATGTACACCTATCAGCGACGGCGTGTCCCGTTAAGGTGTCTATACGTCGCTGATACAAATGAATTACACCCTTACTCGTCGGTTTTTGTGATCTGAAAAGGACTAACCCTTTATGTCTGACCGCCAAATTCGTATTATTCCGTCGTTCACCGGTTACAAAGAGGGTGTGATTTGCTTCGAGACACAATGCGGTCCCGAAGAGGTTAATGATCTCTCTTTGTATGCTTTCGAGCATCATGGGGACGCTTATACGCCCTTTTCGCCCGGTGCTTTGAGGTTGTTTCATGAGCGTGTCTTACTTGGTCAGGACATGCCTTCTATGCTGGTACTTACCCGATGGTTTCGTTACGACCAGATTATGGCCGCCGCTATTTTCATCCAGCCGAAGATCGTACTTGAACCCTCGTGTACCAGTCTTGTCAATTCCTTCGATCTCGTAGATCGCCTCGGGCCTCCAGCCTTCGGTCATGTGCCTTTCGAGCACAAGGAATTGGCCTACATGCTACGCAACATTACCGAGCCATACGTATCGAGTCAAGCATCTGTGGAAAAAACCTTGGAGATCGTGACTAGATGCGCCATGCTGATCATAGATTACGTACAGGACGGAGTGCTGCCGCCGATCGAATTACCGCTCCCCCATTATGAGGTCCTAGACGAGATGGGGCCGTTCGTGGCTTTCGAGTCTGAGGATTATGTGTGGGATGAGCTTTACCGGGAGGGTTATATGTGTGGCGTGTGGTTCCGGGAGGATGACACTGTGATAAGCCGCAAGAGCGCCCTCACGCCGTTCTTAGAGCCTGAAATGGTGCTAGGCCACCTCAAAGAGATCGACCCCGCAGGCGACTGGTCAATCGCTCACGGGGCCGTGGTAGGTACAGAGACAGGGTTAAAACGTGCGGAGTTACTAAAGGCTATATGTGACTTATCTCACTTTTCCTGAATAGTAAGGTTGCCAGCTTTGATAGTGTAGGAGTCCCCTGATACCACGTCCAATCCTTGAGAGAATTGACCGTGGTAAAGGACATTACCGCCAGTTTCGGCGTCACAGATAGCGAAGTGCGTAATCGTCCCCCAACCCCCGGTAGCTTCTGTGAACACAATTTCATTATTTGAGGTTTCTCCTCCAGAAGCCGTGGTGAATGTGATCTCTTCACGGACATATCCATTCCCAGAAACCTCCCCGCTAAGATCTCCAGCCTCTCCTACCTCAGTGGTTGATAGCGCCAAAAAGGGCGTCGGACTCGCTAGGGGAGTTGTGCCTGTGAGGTGATCCAAAATAGCATTTTCTAGGTAATTAGATTTTTGGCTCATGAGTTTCCTATGTTGAAGATGTACGGGACGCCGGGTAGGGACGTATTGTTATTATCTATATCAATTCTACGAACACTGCCGTCAGGATTCGAGTTGTAAGTAGCTTGGTAATAGGCGTGACCGTCTGGTGCCATTATGACCCACCCACTCAAGTTTGCATTGGCTTGGCCGTGATTTTGATTCCACACTTCTACCCCATCCCCGTCCAAGCCCTTAACCCAGCCTCCAGAGGTTGAAGTAACACAAATGAAAGAACCATCTCTTGAAACTGCGATCTGTTCTAGCTGTGCTCCCAAGGCAGCACTCTCCCATATTTCGTCTCCGTTAGGGTCAAGTTTAATTACGGTTCTGTCATTATGCCCCACGTAAGTATTACCGTCACCGTCCACATCTACCGTCCATGCGTCTCCTGCCAAGTAAGATTCCCATACTTCATCTCCGGTGGGCGATATTTTGAATAGACTCGTACTATTACCCGCATAGACAAATCCGTCCTTGTCTATGCAAATATATCACCTGTGGGGACAAGCCACGATCCCAGATACCATACGTCGATTCGGTGAACGTACACATCTCCTGTAAATAGGTCTTCGGCTATGCTAGGGTCTCTGCGAAGAATGCCCCACCAAAATGTGCCGGGTCCTATTTGACTTGATGTGGTGATATCTAAGTATCCCAATTCGGAGTCACTAGAGGGTGTGCTTGTTCCTACCACACTAGGCGGTGGGGATGGTCCAAAGGACTCGCCGCTTTCCATACGGGAAATGAAAAGTTCAAAGGCGAATTGATCTAAAGTAGCGCCCGTTTCGACCGTATACCATATACGAAAATGAATATTTGACCCCTCCTCCCTATTTCCCAGAGGGGGAAATTCAAAACTCCAATCCCCAGACCCTGAGACGGGGAAAGTCACTGCGGGCACAATAGAGTCACCTGACCCTCTTACGGCACCATCTAGTTCCCCTTGGCTCGTATTGATGGACTTGAATAGTTTTGGATCGGCTGTTGTTTGGACGAGCGCTGGACCTGTGAATATTTCAGCACTTAGGTGGACATCCACACTTTCCAGCGCCTTTTGTACTGTCGACCCCGAGATTTTAGATAGATCAGATTCGTCAACACCTACCCTAGTTGCGCCCGGTTGGTGATAAACGGTAAGATCATCACCGCCAGACGAACTAGAAAGGTCCTCATTGACTTGGATTTCCGTGGCACTTGTGACTTGCGCTACGGTATAGTCCCCGGCATTGGGGCCACCTGCAAGCTCAACCACGTCCTCTGGTTCAATCCCCAACTGAGTGAAATCTATCCCGGATGAAGTGATCGTATTAGTGCTGGTATTGACACTATCCGTCGTTACCGGCCACGTCCCCGAAATTCCAAGGGCAAGGTCTTTGTAGCTCGCCCCAAGCTCGTCATTCGTGACCAAATCTTCATCTTTGATCCGGCCTTCTGTAAATTTAGTCCGTGCCATCTCTTAGTGCCTCTTCTTGGGTGGCCTTTGCCTGTTTTTGCTGCTTGCGCTGCAGCTCACCCTTGTGGATGAATGCACCGAACTCTTGGTCCGGGTTAGGCAGATTAAGGAGGTATTCGTCACTGTCTTCCGGGATACCGTATTTGGCTCTCAGTCCGTTTGCGGCGACCCGAATGGTCTTTGTCTTGTCCTCGATCTGCTGGAGCAGCTTTTTTTTCTCTGCCTCGAACTCTGCTAGCAACTGACCTAGCTTGTATTTAGTATCCGTGATCTCGTTGTTGGTCTGTTGGAGTCCACGGAGATTGTCAGCCGGAATTCTCACATAGGTCGGAGGCTTTTGAGCGAGTTCCTGCACCTTTTCGGTAGGTTCGGGCTCTTCTGGGAGGGGTTCAGGCTCTTCTACTTGCTGCTCCATACTATCCTCAACACGGGTGTGCTTCAAAATTGAACTCAAAAAATTTTTCATTTTTTCAATTCCAGTATGCTTATGGTGTCAGATGAAAGGGGGCGGTCGCAATTAGGGTGCCGCCCCTAGCTACTTTACTGTGCGTAGGCCACTTGGATGGTCGCGCCGGGCCGTGGCGTGTATTGAAAAGTGATAGAAGTTCCCGAGATCGTGTAGTCGTTACCAGCTCCCCTGGCTTGGAACTGACCATTGACGTATACGAGTTCGGAGTCCGAGGCCGGTGTGTTACTGAGAGTAAAGACGGTGGTCCCCCCACTGCCCGTAAAGGCGTCTCTGGCGAACGTGGTGAGATCACCCGTTCGTGCTACCGTGTTATCGACGGCAATAGCCCCGGTCTGGAACTCAAGGCCGTCACCGATATTAGCAACGACATCGTTAGCGTTGACCGTGATACCGTTGCCGCCTACCACGTCAATGCCCGTCTCGTCGCCTGTAAGACCCGCACCTGCAATGTTGGTGGTGTCTGTGTGGGTAACAACTACCGTGTCGTCAATGGCGATGTCAGCACCACTGACGGTAATGCCTGTGCCGCCTGTGAGGTTAACAGCTACGGTATCGGTATCAATCTGAATACCGGTGCCGGGATTAACATCGAAAGCGCCGGAGGTGCCATTCAGGACAAGACCCGCACCTGCATCGGAGTCGCGGATAACCGTGGTACTTACCGAGAAGCCGGTGTTGTCACCTGTGAGTCCGTCACCGATAGCAGTGTCAAACTCAGTTTTGGTGTACATATCCGAAATGTCGGAATCACGCACAACGTCGGCTGTGACCGCAACAGCGTCGCCCACGATCTGGATACCGTCACCGGGATTCACATCAAGAGCCGACCCTCCTACAATAAGGCCATCACCTGCGTTTACGCTTACGCCAGAAGCGCCCACACCGATAGAGACGTCAGCCGCCTGCACACTGAATCCAGACGTGCCTCCAGTGAGGCCGTCACCAACGTCGGAGCCTTCAAGATAAATACCCGCAAGGTACGTGTTGTCGAGGCTTACGGTTCCTGTAGTGACCGTAAGGCCCGTCCCCATATCGCCTTCGAGAAGCACGTCAGAGGCGGTGCTGATAGTCGCACCACTAACATCAATGCCCGTACCACCTGTCAGGTTAACGGACACTCCGTTACCATCAACCGTGATACCTGTGTGGGAATTTACCTCTAGACCGGTACCAACCGTAAGCCCATTACCGGCATTCACGGCAACATTGTTTGCGCCGACTGTCAGTGAACTATCAGCGGCTACAAAGTCAATGGAGTTACCGTTTTTGACAAGTCCATCACCTGCTGTGATGCTCCCCGCACCTGAGAACTGAGAGAACGTAACCGAATCCGTACCGGGGACAAGGCTTCCGTTAGCCGTAACCACCCAACCAGAGTTAGCCTGTCCACCACCTTCTTCGACGAAGGCGAAGGTGCCGCCAGACAATTCATCGGTCTCGTCCGCATCATTCGAGCGGGTCATGCCCCCACTGTTATAGATGTAGAAACCGTTTTCGGTGTCGTCCGTCTGGTTTTTAACCAGCACGCGCTCACCGTTCGCCATTGTCACCCCGTCAATGGTGGCGGGCGGGGTGGAAAGGCTGATATTTTGTGTGGTGGCAACCCGGACCGATTCCTTTACATCCAGACCTTGGATGTAATCTGAGATCTGAGAGTTAACCCACCCTTTATTGGCGGCGTCACCATCGAGAGACGGGTCAGGGAGGTTAGTGATGGTATGGGTGTTAGCCGCACTAAGGTCGCCCTCAAGGGCCACGCTACCATCAGCTCTCAGGAACCAATTTGTTCCCGAGGAATTGTCGTTGTTAGTCTGGGTTTCCAGACGAATCAATGTTCTAGCCATGACGTCTCCTTAGAGGTAGATTAAGGTTTATTTATTCAATTACGCGATATACAAAAGCAATACCGATATTTTTCAGGCGCTATATTGGTAATTGATCGTCACTTGATCACCCGGATGTAGTTGGATTTCCTGGGTAAGTTTGATCGTTTCTTCGGTGAGTGTATAATCCTTAGTGGTACCTTTGGTAAGCCACACACCATTCCAGTAAACGCCTTCGCTACCCTCTATAGGTGTGTTTTGTAGCGTAAAAGTCGCCGCCGCCGCCGGGTTCGTGACGTCAAAAACCTCTTCTTGATAGGGTCGTTGTGTTATGTCAGAAGGTAAGGGGTACTCGGATACGATCCACCACCCACTGGCAGCACTGCGAAGCTCGAAGGCCCCGAAATTGGCGGTTGTAACAATAGCAAGCGAATTTCGGTCAATACGATCAGGGCTTTGCGTCTGCAAAATGAGTTGATTAGGGTCCGCAGTGGTCTTTTTGATAAAAAGTTCACGTCCCTGTGGCTGGTTAATAAGTTCAGGGAGGGTGATTGTAACATCATGCGCGCTGGTATCCACGAGGACGATTTCAGAATCTCCCCGGACGGTGTATTCCGTCATCCCAGTAATATCGGCGACGCTTTGGTTCGAGAAAATAAAGGCTTCGATTAACCCGTTCTCAGCGTGCCGGTGGAGGGACCCTCGATTGTGGGAAATCAACACTGAGTCGATCAACGGGATATCAACCGTACCACCGTAAGGCACGTACACCGGGATCTTGAGATGCTGGTTGTGGTTTTCCAGCGTATCCAGATCGTTCAGGTAAATGGACCCCGTGCTTTTCTTGAGGTGTCTTACCCTCACGAATAAAGAATTTGGGGGGATTGCCATCGTCGACCTGTTTCGGGACTTCAAAATTTTGGATATACAGCAGTAACCATCAACCCCACAATATAAACAGAATACGAAAGCGGTGGATTCGCCGTTAGTTATCGTCAGAATCCCAGAGGTCTAACTCTAAGGTGTCTGGTTCGGGGACAGGTAAACGGGTGTCTGGGTCTTTAGGGATCTCTTCTGTTATTGAATCCTCTTTACGTAACCCTTCAGCTAACTCTTCGCTGCGCTCCGACAGGGGTGTTTTTTCCCGGACCCAAAAAGGATGTTTCTTGGTGTCTTGGACTTGCCAAGGAGCAGGTATGAGAATCGCACAAAGCGGTACTTTATCGTCACTCATGTTCGGTCCCTCCGTTAAGTTAATTGCCTCGAATTTTTATAGACAGAATATGATCTTGACAGAGGTGGGAACTTCTGGTATGGCTTTCACCACTTAATTGATCTTGCTACGGAGTGATACGTATGAGTGTGATAAAGCTACTTGTATTGACGACCATGTTTGTCTCTTACCAGTCCGGGGAGGTCCCCGAGGTTCCAGTCGTGGAAGTTCCACCAGTGGCACAAGTGGGACTGGCTTCGTGGTATGGTTCGGGTGACGGCACCAATGACGGCGGCCTTCACGGGGCTATCACAGCTACCGGTGAACGCTTTGACCCTTCCCTGCAGACCTGTGCGTCCCGACACATCCCGCTCAACACGATGGTTCTGGTCGAAGACGTCAAAAGCGGTCGCCGGGCTTGGTGTCGGGTAAATGACCGTGGGCCTTATGGGGCTATGTTTGAAGGGGAATGGGTTCTGAAGATTCGAAGGTCCGACCCCGGACGTTGGCGTGGTGTTATGGACCTTTCACGAGGCACTGCAAAAGCTCTGGGATTTAATTTCCGGTCGGGACTTAACCGTGTGCGTTTGCGCTACCACCGTGACCCTACGCCTGCGAGGTACGCTTTTGCTCGGAGGCCACTTTCTTTTTGACGTGGCCAACCTTTTAGGGTATAAGGTAATGTGTATCCCCTTTGTAGGGGTGCAATTAGCGACGGACATGGAGGTTATGCGTGAGAAGCACTCTGAGGAGAAAAACCAATGGGAAGACGCATTACCGAAGAAGACAAAGAGGTCATCCGCCAAATGATTTCCATTGATGGCGCAAGCCTTCAGGAGACAGCGGATGTTTTGAGCGGGGATTCAAATGACCCCGTTTCCAAACAAGCGGTACATTACCACGTCCAGAAAATGGGCTTGGAGCCGCCTGACGACGACGAACGCGAAGAGCGTCTATTACAGGCCAACGAGTTGCTTTCTGAGGACTCGGACATGAACATAAAGGAATTGTCCGAACACTTGGATTGCTCGTGGGCATGTGCCAAATCTGTGATGGAAGAGTTGGGCTATTACGAGGAAGCCGTGCCGTTTATCGACAAGGTAGACTCGACCCGGCTTATCCGGCTGTACGTGGTTGAGGACATGAGCTTGGCAGACCTTAACAGGGTCTTTCCAGACGTGTCCGAGATGACTATCAGCAAGACCCTAAAGGAATTAGGTGTCCCGATGCGACCGCAAGGCGCATCGACCGGCAAATTGCGCCGAGATTGGCGTAAAGAGGCTATCGTTAAGATGGGCCTCGGCAAAGACCTCGCACGTTCCGAAGCCTCCTAAATATACCTACAATTCATTTTCAGGACCCGGCCTATTTTGTGGGCCGGGTTTTTCTCTTTCTTGCCCCCGCCGCAACGCCCCACGAATAATCCTTTGATAGTCCACTCTAAATGTCCGCACACACCCAAGGACTATACATTCGGAGTAGGCACATGAGTGAGTTCAAAAAGATTAGTCGTTGGATCTCTGAGGTCGAGCAAAACATCAAGGATATGCACAAGCGTCGTGCATCAACCGAAGCTCGTATCGCCAAGAAGATCAACCGACTCGTAATTGATGCTGTGAAAAACGAATTTTGGTTGCCGCAGGACAAGGTGGCTCTTTGTAACCAGCTTGACCGCATGTCGCGCCTTCTGGAGTCGGAAGACGCAACCCAGACTTCCCTTGAGCAAGTCGAAAAGGAAGTCGACAAGATTTACGGCAACCAGAGTGACAACAGTTCGTACTATTTCGGTCGCAAGTCAGCGGGCGAAAAAGAGCGGAAGCAGATGGAAGAGCTTTCGACTTTCGATCACAACAGTCCTGAAAGCCGTGACGTCAACCCCGAGTTCAATGACGACGGAATGCGTCAGTTGGTTGAAAAGGGCGGCGGCAAGAAGAAGGACGCCAATCTTGTGTTTCAAAAGCGTGGCTTGATGATGCTTTTGAAGCAAAGTCACGGTTCGAAGTGCCTCGACAATACCGACGATGTATTGGCCGTTGCTTCGGACATTGTGAAGACTTTCAAGCTCCCCCGAAAGGATGTGGATAAAGTCAGCAGCATCCTGAATCAGCACAGCCACCTGTGTTTGGATAACAGTCGTGGCGTTCGTGACGTGGTTCAAGCACTGATCGACGGGTTTGCTAAGACTTCAAGCTGGTCGGATTTCGCACAGAGCGAAGTGGACTTCGAGGATATGGAACAGGCTGCTCGCCTCGAAGACGATGGCCAATACATCGACGACGGCGACCTATTGGACGTCGATGTACCCGACAATTACGACTACGAGCAGCAAGATCCGCTTAATGATCGGGATTTTTGAAGTGTTAATGGCTCCGTAATGTTTCCCCCTAACCTAGCGTAAGAGGTTGTCATGCAAGACAATAATAATTATATCTACCGCAAAGGCACCACGCCGAATACGCGGATTGCCGTTAGCCAGAAGAACAAGATTTATTCTGTTTCGACCGGCAAGGCGGCCTTTAGTCAGATCGGCGTCGTGTCCTCATTCGGTATCTCGGAAAGTCGTACCATTGAAGAGGTTCGTGGACTTGGTTACGGTGATCAGCTTGCCGAACTCGTTCCCGGTACGACTCCTTCGATGAGCATTTCGATCAGCCGTACCTTGCTTTACCTGTCCAACATCTATCAGGTGTTCGGATACAAAGCGGGCACGGACGGTCTGGTCAGATCGCTCAAACATCACCAATGGCCCTTCGATATGAAGCAGGAGTTGGTGTTCAGCCGTATCGCTACAGGTGATTCGGTATCCCCGAAGCTCATTGCCCCATCTTCGGATGGTACCAATGATGCGCTCTTGACGTTCTACGAGGCTTGTTGGTTGGAGTCGTACAGCGCTAACTACGCTTCCGATTCCGCTATGATCTCGGAAGATGTGGGTGTCAAAGTAACCGACATTATTGACGGTTCCAGCACCTATGGTGAGCTTGCTTCGGATGCTGAAAGCACGGGTAACAACCCGTTCTCGGATTCGAGTAACTCGATCCGATATAGCACGGGCGGCACCGGCGTTGCAACTGGCTTGATCTAAGCCTAATGGGGGACCTTCGGGTCCCCCGTAGCCCCACGAGAATTCAATGAACCCTGACGAACTAAAACGTGTCCTCCTGATCATGGGTGTCAAAGCCCCTTCCCTGAAGTTGGCGATCCGCCAGATCCTCGACCACATGGTTGAAGATGGCGATGACATCGTGAAGTCTGCGAAGGTTGCCAAAGACCTCCCTAAAACGGTGGAGCGGTACGTCAAGGAGCACAAAGAACAGGGGATGGACGAGGACAAGGCATGGGCGATCGCATGGTCCCGTTACTGTGTGGCAGGCAACACCTTAGTGCCTACACAGAACGGACTTAAAAGTGTGGAGGAGTTATACAACGAAGCTGCGGGTCAAAAGGTAATGCACTCCGATGGGGTAGAAGCTAAACCAACCCGTGTAAGACTGGCCTCCCGATATGGAGAGGCCGCTTCTAGCCATATCATTTATACAGGTACCAAGTCCACGGTGTCCGTAAACACTAAACATGGTTATTCCCTCACCTGTACCCCGGACCACCAGATCCTCGTACTTAACGAGAATGATTACAGTACGGAATGGGTAGAGGCTCAGGAAGCTCTAGGACGCTATGCAGTGCTACCTACGCATGGTGTATGGGGAGCACGTACCACACTACCTGAGATCGGGTATGAAACCAACACATGGAACAATGTCATTCCATTTAGGCAGCCACGAGAACTATCTCCTGCTCTAGCGAGATTGCTGGGCTACTTAGTTGCTGAAGGATCTGTAACGGAAGAAGGTGTGGAGTTCTCCAACACCGATCCCCGACTCATTAGGGATTTTGTTCGCTGCTCAAAAGAGGTATTTGGACAGGAGCCTATCGTAGAGTGGCGAGATAGGTCCGAGGAAGGGTGGAAAGATTGCGGGAAGGTTCGTCTCAGAACACGCTGGTATAGAGAGTTTTTTGAGGCTTTAGGTCTACCTCCGGGAACAGCTCACGACAAGCAGGTACCTTCCATTATTATGGAAGCGCCTCGTGAGATGGTGAGGGAATTCTTGGTAGGTTTCGTCGAGGGTGATGGGTACACTGGAGACTCCGACCACCTGAACCGTGTTGACTTGTCTACCTCCTCTGAGCCTCTAGCCCGTCAGCTACACCTGCTTCTACTGAACTTTGGTATACCTGCCAGTCTCGAATGTAACGCTCGTGGCTATTTTAATGTCCGGGTACACAGTAAGCCTATGGTGGTGAAATACCGAGATCAGATAGGAACGGCATTTAAGAAGGTGGCCGTATCTGGAGATCGCCAGCGTCAGAGGGGGTCCGAGTTTGAGATGATCCCGGCTGAGTCCCTTCTTAAATTAGGTAGCAAGGTTAGGTCAGCATTTCCCGGCACCAAAAGGGTGAGCCTCTCACGTCTACTCCGCAAGTGGGACGCCTTAGAATCCTGTAGAGGCACCGAAGGTGTTGTTGATAATATTCGTGAGCTTATGAATCATGGGTATTACTTTGATAGAGTCACACAGGTAGAGGCTCAAGGGGAGACTGATGTGTATGACGTTAGTGTTCCCGAAGATGTATCTTTTGTGGCAAATGGAATGATTGCCCATAACTGCAAATACAAAAACCCCGGTTCGCCGAGGTGCAAACAAGATGGCTATTTCAAAGGTCGGGACAGTTCGATCGCCAAACGTGTTGCATCCAAATTCATCCGGCTATCCTATCTACCCAACATCCCTAATCGGTTCCGTCAAGAGATGGAAAGCAAGCTCATGAGCTTCATTCGAGCCGGGCTTTCCCCTTTCCCGACCGAAGATCCTCAGCGAGTCGAATCACTTCTTGCCGGGGATATTTTCAAGTTTTTGCAAAAAGAACTGCCCCCTCACGTGTCTGTTTCCAATGCTGACGTCCACCAGTTCATCGGACACGTGGCTCGTCAAGTGGACGTGTCGTTGCGGTCGTCTGTGATCGAAGATGCGATGAGCGACGTTCTGGGGGAATCCTACGCGGTCGATAACCGCACTGTCGGGATGCTTGCAGCGCAGATCGAGATGATGATTGATGGACTGGCTGAGGACGCTTCGCGGGGTGCCATGAAAGCACAACGAAAAGCCGTCTCCCTGCTTGCTAGGGGGCTTGGTGTTGACGATTACGCGGCACAGCAAATCCTCGACTATGTGGTGTCGGAAGCCAAGATGGTGCTTCCCCTTACGTCGGATCAAATTAACTCATTGCTTGGTTCCTATTTGGACGAAGCAGCACGTGCAGCATCAAGCGAGGTATTTTAATGGGCGACCTATTACAGCCGGGCCAGTATTCAATCCCCAATGAAAACCAACAGCGCATGGATTACGCTAAAAAAATGGCGTGGACCGGTGGGCTTATCCTATTGCTTTTCATTGTGGCTACGTTTGCTGTGGCCTTTGGTATGGATAACGTGGGCCTTGTGTGGGCGATGCTAGGCTTGAACGTACTTCCCGCCGCAGCGATCGTTTCGTGGGCGCTCTATTGGTACCACAAGCACGCACATTTCGTATACGAAGTGTTGGGGACTACGATCACATTTGATAGCCCTGACTATTACGTACCTTCGTCATTGATGCTCCGCCTTGTCCGCTCCGTGCATAAGGCTTGGAAGCCGCACCTTGACGTTGATCCGAAAGAAGTGTATAGTAGAGTATCACTTACGATCATGAAAAACCGACCTATTGACCCTGCTGGACGCACGGACAAAGTAGTCGGCCTTACCTACCACAGACTACATCACAGCCAAGTATGGGGACCTTATGCTCTTGATCCGGGCGGAGCGGGGTATGAACTCCTCCTCCACGGGGCGGAGTACAAATGGCCCGGCTCTGACGAGGGTGACAAGATCGCCCGCATGAAAGAGCTAGGTGTTTTCGATGCTTTGCGTGAAGCCTACAAGTTAGAGTTCAACGAATAACCCGTCAGTAAAAAGTATCCACGGTAATTGGGAGTAATACATGTCGAACGTCCTATCTTTCGACCTGCTTCAGCAGGGTCTCAGCAAGATCGCAGATCTCGGCCTTATCGAAGATGAGGTTGAGATCTATGATACCCGCATTTGCATCCGCACTTTGCGTGCCTCTGAACACAAGATGGTCAACGCTTACGTAGCGTCCTATATGAACAAGTACGAGGATGAGGATGCGTCCTTTCCCCTCGACGCTACGATGGACTTTTTCACGGTCCGTAAGATCGAGCCCTTGACGTATGCCATTCAGGAATTCGGGGACATGAATCTCCGGGGCATTGAATTCATCGAAACCGGTGATGTGGATAAAAACGGCAACCCGGTCAAGATCGAAAAGAACGTGTTCCTGCGGCGTATGCTGTCTGATATGGACCTTGCGGTAGTAGATGCTTTGCATCGCAAGTACGTCGATATCTTGTCTGACTCAGAGGAACGTGCGGTCGAAAAGATCCAATTCCGCAACCCGGAAGAAGAGTTGGAGCGTATTGAAAGTCGGCGTCGTGAACTCTTAGAGGAATTGGGCCGCCTTGACGAGATCGAAGGCACCGAAAATGAAAGTGCCGAAGATGAGAATAACCCGAGCGGCCTTGAAGGTGAAAAGATCGCTGAAGAACTGCGCAACGCTGCGTTCGGTAATGTAGATGAAACCGAAGCAGAGCGGCTTCTCAGGGAGCGTGAAGATGGGGCGCGGCAAGAAACACAGGATGAAGCACCGTCCAAGCCTGTTCAAGAAGAAAAGCCGGATGAGATCGAAGTAGGTAATGAGAAATTTATCCGTCTTGATGATCCCGACACGCCGTATAGCGAAGAAGAACAGATGTACCTCGAAGAGCAGGAGCGCCTGTTCCAAGAGCAAAATGGTGGACCCGTGGAGGATGAAGATCCACGGGCCGAAGATGCTCAGGCAAGGTTGCGCAAACGTCGCCAACCTTTGAATCAAGTAGCTCCCCAAGTTCAAGAGGGGGAGCTGCCTTCGAAACAGAACTTGCACAGGGCACCCGTGGTGCGCAAGTCCCAAGTAGATATGTCAGATATCCCGCTAGCCGATGGATACGAAGATCACGAGCCAGAGCGCCTCAACCGGGCTGGCGGTGATCAAAAAGGGTCCGATGGCGGTCAAGTAAATCCAAACCCCGAGGGCGGAGTCAACCCGCATTTCAAGGGTAACAAGTGAGTGACCTTTACAAAAATAAAGAGTGGCTTGTTAATCAATATGTAGATCGAGGAAAAAAGCTAGTTGAAATAGCCGATATCTGTGGAGTTCACGAAGTAACTATTCGTTACTGGAGAGATAAATTCTCTATACCTCCAAGATCAAGAAAAGCTGCACAAAGACTTAATTCAGACCCCCGTCTTAAAGACCGTGCGTGGCTGTATGATAAAAACGACTATGCGTTTGTGAAGTGCGGAGACAATACCGGAAGAAACCTCAATGCGGACCACATAGTGCCTTTTGCCTACATCCTAAAAAAGAACAACATTGAGACCGTAAATGAAGCCCTTAACTGTTCGGACCTCTGGGAATTATCCAATGGACGTACCTTGTGTGAGACTTGCCACCAAAAAACTACCACTTATGGGGTGAAGGCCGCTGAATATGATGAGTCCCCGTAATTTTCTGTGGAGGGGCTATGTCAAAACAAGATTACGAATCACTTGAAAACATGCTTTATAGGGGCTTCCTCACCTCTGAGGTAGTGGTCGGTGGGGTGCCTATTGTCCTGAAGACCCTCAACCGAGTCGAATACAATTTACTGGACCTGCATTCGTTTTCCATGTCGGATGAATGGGAAGATACGGCTAGCTATTTCTTAGCGTACTCTACCCTGTTTTTCAACCACACGAATGTCTTGCCTAACCGCCACGAGGTGATCCCCACCTTGGCGGAACACTATCGGTACATGCCTAAGTCCGTGTTGGTGGCCTTGCTTGTTGTCGCCAACCGTATCAACGGTAAGGCTGCCGAATGCCTCAAACAGGTGCAGGGGTACAGTTATGGTCCTCGGAGCCGCCAGATGTGGCAAATGACAAAAGGGTCTAACCTTTGTGACCCAAAGATCACGGGGTTTACGGGTACTGACCAGATGGGCCTTAATATGCACCAGCGGTTGTGGACCTATTTCAACGCGACCGAAGATGATGAAGTTAGTTACCTTCAGATGTATGGTTTGGCTAAGTTCGTCGTAAGTCCCCATGCACCCAAAGACGTCAAAAAAATGGACCAGAAGGATCGCAAAAAGATCCGTACACGGGACAAGAGACGTAAAGCACTGTTTGAAGGGCGGAGTCCGAACCTTATCCAAGAGGACAACCAGATCAAGATTACCAACGAAACAGCGGACGAACTTCTCGACCAGATGGAGCGTTCCATTCAGGGAGGTAAAGACTACCACGATTTGGTGATTGAACAGCACCGTAAAAAGATCCACGAGTCTTATGTTCGCCGCCGTGAAGAAGAGAAAGCCCGGCGTGAAGAAGCCCGCCGCAAGCGGATGGCACAGTATCAGCAAGAACTCGAAAGCGAAATCGACTTTGACGGGTACACCCCGGAAGAGATCGAACATTACCTCCGTGTGTCAGACCAGAGACGCCGTGAGAATCGCGCTGTTGCCGCCGAGCATACACCTGTCGAAGAACGCGAACGCAACCTTATCCGGTGGGGATTCATTGATGAGCAAGACGTTCCCGAAACCAGACGCCATTACTATCGTGAAGGTAGTGAGACGGCTGAACGGGGCAATGAGATCGAGAATCCACTCATAAAGGATAATTATGAAAGGGTATCCAACGATCTAAATCACCTGCGCCCACCTCGGTGGGACGACGAAGAATCGTGATCTAACTTATGGCAAATGACGATTTCACAAAGCTGATATTCGAGGTTGAGCAGCAGGGTGCTGCCCGAGTCGAACGGAGTTTCCGAAACATCGAAGGTGGTATCACCTCGGCGCTTCAGGAATATAAAAAATTCAATGTAGCTGCAGATCAATCTAGTGATGCTCTTCAGAAAAACACCACGGGGATGCGGAAATCCCTCGGCGCTCTTGAAAAAGTGATCGTCAAGACACGTGATAAATACTCTGGAATGTTCACGGGAGGTAAGCTCCGCCGCCAAGAAAAGCGAGTCCGGGAAATCACAAAGGAGATGGACAAGCTGTCAAAGGTCATGGCTTCGGGTAGTGAAGAGCAAAAAAAAATGGCCCGTGAACGTTTAGAGGACCTCAAGAAGGCTGCTGATTTTGAAGCGGCACAGACCGGAAAAGTGTTTCAGGAGCACAAAAAAGAATTCGATAAACTTGTCAACACGGAAAAGAAATCCCTTGCTTCATTGAGCAAAGAGGCAATGGGCGGGGGACTCCGGGGAATCAACCAGCTTCGTCAAGGCAATATATCCGGTTTCGCAGACACAGTTAAGGGTGGGGTTAGAAAAGGCGGTGAGCAAGCACGTAAACGTTCGTTTGACGCCGAGATGATGGGGGGTAAAGGGGCCGGAAAAGCTAACAAAAAACTCATGAAACTCCTAAAGACCTTCGGGAAAATGGCTGGGGGTATCGCTTTATTTGTGGGTGCGGCTGCGGCACTGGTCAAGATGTTCCTCGCCCTTGATCAAAAAATTGCGGACGTCAATAAATCAATGCTCAAGAACGTGTCATTGGTCGAAATGTCGAGTAGTCAATACTCAAGCATGGGTGAACGGATAGCCGACGCCGAATCGGCTATGCAAGATTTCCGGGATACGGTAATGACCAATGCTGATCTCCGTATGCTTGGCATGAAAGAAGAGGATATGGCTAGCACCCTGCAATCCCTTAACGAACAGGGGATGTTGTTGGGGGACCTTCGGGCACAGGGACATGACGCTGTCGACGCATTGGAAACCGCACAAGTGGCCGCTTTGAACCTCGGGGTGGACGCAAGCGAAACAGCATCTTTGATCGGAAAGTTGGCAGACGTATCCTCTGAATCCTTTGAGGAGGCAAAAGCGTCACTCACCCAAGTTATTTCGTTTGCACATGAAGCCGGTGTCGCGCCCAAAAAACTTTTCAGCGTTGTATCGGACCTTATCCCTCAAATGGGCCTGTTCAATTACAGGATCGAAGATACGGCGGCCTTGTTCAGTAAGCTGTCGAACGTAATGGACGCCAAGAGCGCCGAAGAGTTTACCAATTCGCTTTCAACTGCCCTTAAAGACGCTTCGGCACTGGAACGCTCTACTACGGTGGTTGTCAACGGGTTGGGTAAGGTCGGTGAGATGGCTGACCGCACTCAGAAAAGACTGGCAAAGGCGCTTGATACTGACGAAATGAAAAAGGCGTTTAAGAAGCTCGGCCAAGGGGACATATACGAGGAACTAGGTTTCGAAGGTGCAATGAAAAAGCTCTCTACGGACCAGAAGAACCGGTTGCAATCTTTGGTCAATGATATGAGTAAGGCCGCTGGCACGGCTACAGGTGAAGAGCTTAGGAAATTCAGGGGGATCCTCGAAGCTAACCGTAATAGCGTTATGGAGATGCAAGGCATTACGATGGACTTCGCTCTTGGTGACCAGATCGCTTTGCAGATTGGGGAACTCGAAGGCAAGCTCCGAATGCCTCTTGAAAATATGAACTCTGTATTGGCTGAAAGTCAAGGTGTCAGCGAAGCCCAACTTCGTATGATGAAAGCAATGAAAAGTGATCTTAGCGGGGATCTAAGTCGCCTCCGTGCAGCCGCTGAGGAAAACGAGGATGATCCTGAATCATTCAAAAAGGTCGCTGAGTCAATGGGGTATAGCGTTGAACTCAGTGAGGTTCAAAACGGTAAGCTCGATGAATGGACCGACCTTCTTGGGGTCATGACAAAAGACAAGCAAGACAAGATAATCGAGGAACAAGAAAAGCAAAAGACCCATGCTGAAAAGTCGGCGGAGATGCAACGCTCCATCCTCGACACGATAAAATATAAATTGCTTGATTTTGTGTCCGGGATGTACAAGACCCTTCTGGGCATTTACGACTTTTTGCTCAGCACTCCGTGGGGCGGTTCGGACGAAGAAAGAGCACGGGTGGCGGCTCAAAGACGTGAAATGGAATTGAAAAATGAACTCAACAACAGGGAAAAGACCCTTGATAAAGCCAAGGAGTCTGGCGATAAAGAAAAAATTAGAACAGCGAAACTAGATCTCGAAGAAATTGAAATGCAACTTGCCGGGAAAGGAGCTAAAGAGGCCCAGAAAAAGGTTGCTGAAGCAAAGGCCATCCCCACGGTAAGTTCGGTTGATGAATACGAAGATGTGAAGTTCGCGGGGGAGCAACAAGCCAAGGCCAGCGGGAAACTCGGTGGAAAGCATTTCCGGTATGAGGGAAGTCCTAACCTTGAAAACTTTCAGGGTATGGAAAGTGCTGATTACGGGAAGCTCAAATCGGCAGTCCATGACGGAAAAGTCATTAAAGATCCCGTAGAGCTTAAAAAGTTTGTAGAGCAACTTTCTAAAGATGGGGTTGCCCGAACCAAGCTAGAAGAGAAGCTCAAAGCGGAAGCCGAAAAAGGAAACATCACAGCAACGCAACAGAAAAAAATCCTCGATGATACGTACCAGACGTTAGCAAAGGACGGGATCAAGGTTGATAAGTCTACTCTTCGAGAGTGGGCAAAAACGTTTGTTGATGAACAGCGGTATGCGGAGATGATCAACGAACTGATGCGTGTTGGCGGGTACAGAAAAGATGAAGCCCAGAATTTCGTTTCAAAGTACAAAGCGGGAGATAAGGATTTCTTAGCGGCGGCAAAGAAAAAGGGAAGCACCGGCATTGCGATGGAAACGGTCATGGAGCACTATGGCGTCCAACCGGGATCAACGAAACAAGTAAAACCGAAAAAAGGTTATGATGCGAAAATGGTCACGGCAGGTATTCCTTTCTTGGACCTCCAAGAAGGGGATATCATTGTAGATCAGGAATCCCTTGCCACCACTTTGGCAGGTGGTAAAGGGGACTATGTGCCAGACCTTATCCGCAAAAGCGCTGGAGGAAAGGGTGGGGGCGGTGGTGCTGGGGGCGGTAATACGATGCACGCAAACTTCAACATTTACGGTGGCGACGTTTCAAAAATCCGCGAATCCATCCTGAAAGTGATCGAAGAATGGGAGCGGAAGCGTTCTACGTCGTAAGGGAGTTTGACCTATGCCAAATGGATATCCAGTTGCCTCTGTGCCGAGCGCATTTAACGGGCCAAACGACCAGCGTGGGAAAATACCTCTGTTGTTTCAGGTATTGTCGATCGACCACGAGTCCTTGCTTTTACCCGAAGCGATGTACCTCCACGTCAACCCCACCTCACTGAGCTTCAGCTATACCAAGATCATTGAGCGGTTCCAGACGAAAGGTGGGTGGCAAGAGCAGCATTTCGGGGATCAAATGAGTGAGATATCGGCAGACGTGACCTCCGGTGGTTTCGTGAATGTGGACACGGGGATGGCGGTCCAAAATCGCCGGGACACGATCGCTTACGAGAAATTTCAGCACTTGGTTGAACTGTTCCACAACAACGGGTTGGTTTTCGATACCCGTGGCAACGTACAGTACCGAGGCCGCATCCGCCTCATGTTCGAAGGTGGCATTTACGACGGGTCTTTCCGAAGCCTTAACATCAACGAAACCGCCTCTTCACCGTTCCAATTCACGGCGGATTTTTCTTTCCGAGTGGAGAAGGAAGTTACCAGCTTGCTCGTGTAAGGGAACCCCTATGGCGGATAATGAAAACCAAGACGTATTACGGGTCCTGTTAGATGAGCCGATCACCCCGGACACCGAGGCAAAGGTAACGTCGAAATTCACTAAAGCCCGCTCCACGGTGGGCGACTTTGCCCGGTTGGTGTCGGGTAACGGCTATGACTTCCGGGCGTTCCCCTCCCCCGTTCAAGCCGTGGCTCATGCCCGAACTCCGCTGATCCCGATGCTTATCTCAGTGGTGCCCCCGGACAATTTCCCCACCGGCGAAACCTCTACGAAAAAAGTCCATGCGCCAATGGAACAGGATGTGGCGCTCACGACCATGACCGAGCGTTTCCGGCCCCAAGCCGGTGGTGCCAGAAACATCACACGCATCATCCCCACGAGTCCTGAACGGGCGGAGCGAATTGACGCCTTGCGCCAACAGCTTGAGGACGATGAAAATCTGAGCGCTGAGGATAAAGCAGAGATCCGAAGGGAAGTTACCGATCTCCAGCGCGCCGCACGGTACATTGAAGTCGAAGTGCCGGAAAGCACTCCAGCCGGTCAAGAGCAACAAATCGAACGCACCGATGAGTATTTGCGTGGGATGCGGAACCGGTACGAAGATTTCCAGCGGTCGTCCCGTGAATCACGCAGTCGTATCGCTACTTTGAACACCCCAATCACAGGGCCTAATCGTCGTGAACGCAAAGACCCTTTTGCCGACAACCACGAGATCAAAGACGCCCGTAAACGGCAAGTAGCCGACGACCTTGATTACCTTCGGGAGCAAGCTCTTAGGATGCGGGAGATGCCGCCCCTGTTTATGTACGTCAACCCTACGACCTTTTCCCGGACCTACGAACATATCGTATCCGACGCAAACAAAGTGCGTCACGGCTTCAGTATCGAAAACTGGGGCGAACAAATGCCCAAGATCCAAGCTACTGGACAAGTGGGAGCCTTCTACGTCAACGATAAGGACAAGCTAGGGCGAGGGTCTGGCGGTCTTGCTGTAGGGTCACGTAAGGGGTCTTACGCTTACCAGCAGTTCCTCTCCCTCTATCAAGTGTACCGAAGCAACGGTTACATTTACAACACGCAACAAAGGATCTCCCTTGTGGGGGCGATCTCCATTTTTTACGACGGCACTATTTACACGGGTTCTTTCGACTCTTTTTCGATCACGCAATCCGAAGACAAGCCGTTCACGTTCGATTACAATTTCGCTTTCACCGTCCGTTTCGAACAATCCATGAAGAGCATTTAATGCCCCTCCTCTTGTCCAAAGAGCATTACCGGCCCGGCGAACTTCTTGTGTATGGGTTTGCAACCTATGAGCATTGGGAAGGTGAGCTTGAGCCGTCATTCATGTTTCGCCTTGGTACCTATGAAAAGTCGGAAACCTTGTCCGACACGGGAAAGACCCGACACCTCATAGCCATGAAAGCTAGCATGTACTGCAAGGCGTCCAGTTACGCCGGTAATCGGTTTTACGTACCTACGGGAGCGCTTAGTCAAGTGGGGTGTGAAAGTCTTTTAGGGGCCGTGTGCGGGCCTCTGAACTGTGACGACCCTTACGAGATGAAAGCCTACCTCAAGCAAGTGATCAAAAAGTACCGTTCCCGCTTCCGAGACGATATTATGCAATTAGCCCTTTGCCTTGTGAGTAGCGAGGACGAGTGATATGCCTCTGATCCGCAAAAAAGAACGGTTTCGCAAAGGCGACTTGATCGTCTGGTATTCCATCGACTTTGAAGAGGTCGAAGAAAGTATCGGTAGCCCTTTGCAGGTCTATCCGTTCTGTGAGGTGTCGGTCGGTATTTACCAAGGGGTTGTTCTGGGCAATCCACACCCATTTTGGGTGGGCTTGGGGACTACAGAGGGGCTTACCTTTATCCGGGCGGACGAACGTGGTTCGTTATATTTCGAAGCAAAAGATTATGCCGGTGCTTTATTTTACCCCCACCCTGACCAAAGTAAGTGGTCGTTTTTAGAGGTCATTGATTCCGAACTGATCTTGGGCACCGTGTGTGGTACTTTAGAATGCTCAGATCCTTATGAGGTGCGGTCTTACCTCAAGCAAGTGATCCAACAGTACCGACCGTTTTTCATCGAAGAAATGACGCTGATGCTTCGGGATATTTGGGACGAGGACGAGGAGATCTGATATGTCAATACTCATCGACAAGTCGAAGGTCCAAGTAGATGATTTCCTCGTCGAAGTCTACATCATGTGTATCCCCAAAGAGGGTGATCCCGTCCCACGTATCGTCGAACTCACCCTGTTGCAGTTTGTCGGCTTTGATGATTTCATAACGGATAAAGATCACGTCGTCACGAGGTTGGGTACGTTACATTTCACCCCATACCGAGGGGGTGGGTTCAGCGGCGTGCATTACGTTTCACATTCGGGCGTGTATAGGCACTATGCGACGGAAGAACGCATCATGGGTGTGATTCCGGGCGGTATAGATCATCTTGACACGTATACCGTTAAGCAGTACCTTCGCCGGGTTGCAAAAGGGTACCATTCTTACCTGTACGATCTTTCGATGAAAAAATGGTACGATCGCTATTGCGAGACTGAGGATCAATAAATGCCTTTACTAGTGCAAGGGAAAATCAGACCCTGCGATTGGGTGGTTGAGGTGTTTCCCGTCCATTCAGGGAGGGAACTAGGCAACGGCATGATCCGGTTTACTTCCGATCATAGGGTCCAACTCCTTTTGACTTACATAACCCGTAAATGTATCCCCCGCAGTCCGAGCGAACGGGGCATGTTGGTAGGGGATCGAAAAGGGAGCATTGAAGTGATGCCTTGCAGTGGTGGGATACGGGGCTACGAGGCTAAGTCCTATGTGCGGGATGCTCAGTTGATAAACCCCAAGAATTGTTTGGGGAAAATGCTAGGTAAACCCCCTGCGGACCCTTACGAAATGTCGTGTTACCTGAAAAGGGTCGCTTCCTATTATCACAGCGTATTGTATGATATAGCTTCCAAAGATTGGTTTGACGACTTTCAAAAGCGGGAAGACGCATGAGCTACGCCCTTTACATCGACGACGAGCGCAGCCCTAAGACCGAGCGTGATTGGGTGGTGGTTCGTACCTATAATGCGTTTGTAACGACTATCGAGGAACGGGGGATGCCTGAACACATTTCCTTCGACCACGACCTCGGTGAAGACGAGCCAACTGGATACGACTGTGCTAAATGGCTGGTGGAGCAGGGTTACGTTCCGCAAAGCTATAATGTCCACAGTGCAAATCCAGTTGGTGCGGAAAACATTCGCGGGTTGTTGGATAATTGGATCCGTTTCAACCGGGAAAACGATTAACCAGTTAGCCGCCTTGCTCTTGATTGAATCAATCGCCCTCGCCCTCCTTGGCCCCGCATCAACTGGCATTCTCATCGCAGGAAAAGCATGGCCTAACAGCACGTTTTCCAAGGTGCTGTTCTATTTTTTGGTGCTGTTTTTGGGGTGGGCGTCTTTCGAGCTTCACCTGATCTCGATCACATAATGCGTCTATATGTTGCTCCGTATAGACGAACATGAACGGTTGAGTTTAGTGAGTGGAGCAGCATGTTTCAAGGTACGTACAAGGCTAACAGGCGTCCAGTAGTTACTACTGCACCGGACTGTCTGGTCTATATCAACGGCGAACTGAGCCTTCCTAGCGGTTCGAACCCCAACCGCCGTGTTGATCTACAACCCATGCTGGTTTCCGTAAGTGTCAACGTCGGCACGCAAGGCGGCTCCGGGTCTGCTTCCCTCGAACTCCATATCCCCGAACATTATCTGGACGATATTTACGTGGGCGGCAAGCTGACTCTGACGACCATGATGGAAGTCCAGATTTACATGAAAGGCCACTTCACAGTTGGTGGTGCGCCACAGTTTTACCCTGTGTTCTGGGGTATCGTGACGTCGGTCAACGAATCTTACAGCGCCGGTGAACATACCGTATCCCTTTCGTGTAGCGATATTCTGTATTGGTGGGAGATCCAACAGATTGCGCACAACCCTTCTTGGATGGCGTCACGAGACGACCAGCAACAGCGATTCAACTTGGAGGGTAGTGTCTTCACCCGGAAAAACCCTTTCGCGGTCCTGTATTCGCTTGCTCGGAACGTGTACGGCGATTCGATGAACATGCGGAACCTGAGCCTCACGGGGCAAGACGAACGTTCCGAACCTTCCCCCGAAGAAAACCGTCGCTTAATGGCGTATTGGTCTTTGCGTTGGGGCCGTATTGCTAACTCCCTTCGAATGTACGGTCCGACCGGCGAAGTTTTGCAGGGGGATGCTCTTGATTTCGCGATCAACCCTAGAAAGTTTCTGAAAGGCAAAAGGGGTCAAGCCGCCAAAAATGAAGGCACCTTTTTCGATGCTTTCAAACAAGGGGACATTGACTTCGCCAATATCACACCCTTTGCGTTGGTCTTTTCCAAGATGCAATCAATGGAGATGACCAACTCGGAGTTCGAAACCAAGCTCAATGTAGCAAACCAAGTCAAGGAGGCCATCGGTTACGAGTTCTTCATGGACGTGACGGGTGAGTTGATCTTCAAGCCTCCATTCTACAATATGGACGTGCGGCCCAATTATCCCGTATCGTGGATCCGTGACCTTGATGTGATCTCGTGGAACTTCGCGGAAAACCCCCCGGACGCCACATTTGTCGAAGCGACCGGTTTTCGTTTCCGGGGCCAGCAAGTGGGAATGGGCGACGAGATCCAACCCAAAGCTACGTATGTGGACTACCGCCTCGTGCAAAAGTTCGGGTGGAAGCCCGGTAGCTTTTCATCTGAATTCGTTGGTGGGGATGCTTACGGCGGTCCCAAGGCTTTGTTCTACTACCTCGTGGATGTCCTCGACCGCCAGAACTCACGGGTCAACAATGGTACCGTGACGATCCCTTTACGCCCGGAGCTTCGGTTGGGATACCCGGTGTATGTCGAAGGCCGTGACGCCTATTACTACATCGAGTCCCTGACACATACCTTTTCTTACGGGTCCAGATGTACAACACAGGCCACTTTGATGGCCCGGCGTCAGAAGTTTTACGGGGATTTCGGTCGATGGGAAACGGAAAATCAAGAGCCGCAACCGGGCGATATTGCTGATCCGGGCACTGTCCCCCAGAACATGTACAAGCGTAACATTGATCCGGTGTCGGGTACGCCCGAAGGGGACCGCAACGTCATCCTGACCTATTTCCCGGAAAAGGCCCTTGACGAATACGGCAAAGTCGAGACGTTTGAGGATCAAGCAGCCAAAGCGGACGATACCGAGGTCTTGATGCGCAACCTCGTGAACCTCCGGTCACAGTTTGGCACCAACGGGCCGAACAAATACATGTACATGGTTGATCCGAACCGTGACACACCCCACGATTCCGACGACAATGGCAAGCGTAATCGGGGACCCCTCATGCATATCGAAGCGGACCCCAAGATTGACATTGATGAGGAAGGCCGTAAAATAGAAGTGAACGCTACGACTTTCCCGGTGTCCGATGAACGTGGGTACGAGGTTGTGGGGACTTATGAATATGGTCGCCGCGTCTCACTTAATTCGAAAGGTTTCATTTTCGACAAGCAAGAGGATGATATCCGGGCGGAAGGGCTACTCAGTATGGAGCCTGATCACCAACGTGGAGGAACCACGACCCCCAACCAGTCTGAAGACCGTAGCAACCAAGCAGCTTCGGCACACAAGGTAGATCCGAGTAAAGACAAGAACTTTATGGTCGATCCCAACAACTACGGGCGGATGCTTACGGAAGTGCGTCCTCCTAGTCTGGGGGCCGCAGACCTTGCGGGTATGGCCCAGACCGAGGCGGCCCGTCTTGCGGACGCTTTCAAGGGTTCGGTAGGTCCCGGTACACCTTCTGGGGATACAGGCACCTCTTCGAATTGGGAGGGCTATAACGGTGAACAGCCGGGAGTGACTCGAACCCCCACAACGGCCCAAAGTAAATGGGGCCGTACCTTTGCGTACAACAGTAACGTGGGGCGTTGGCGGGGGACAATCCGTTCGGTGCGTGAACGCTTGGGCTATTCCGAAGAGACTTACCCAGATGAAGTGATCCTCGCCTTTATCCACACAGAAAGCGCCGGTGATGCGAGTGCCCGGCGTACAAATGTGGATAAAGATGGGAACGAATCGTTGTCACAATTCGTGGGCTTGTTGCAGATCGGAAAAGATAACGCCGCCGATCATGGGCGTAAGAATACGGATTTCATGGGCAACCCGGAACTGTCAATCCAACATTTCCTAGAATATCAGGATGAATACAAAGATCGCCACAATGGTGATCCCAGAAAACAGGCCATCCTCTGGAAAGGCGGTCCGGGTACGCTGAAAGCCTACAACCGTCAAGAGGCGGCGGGGCAGACCGACCAACAGTTGGAGCATTGGTTGGCGAATTACCCTCCGGGTAAGACGAAGATCAATAAAGCGGGTGAGGAAGTAGCTGTCAATTGGGGCGTTGATGAGTACGCAAGCCGTGTAAAGGCGGCCAGCCGGGTGTGGAATACAGCACTTGAAAAAGAACCGGCAGGGCCTACCGAAGAAGAAACCGAAGATGCCAGTGCCGCAGGCGGATCAGCAGCGGATAGTGTGGCGGCACAGGCCGCAAACCTTATTGATGAGGCGAACGATCCGGTGGCTTCCAAAAGAATTAACCGGGTGGGCCTCCCTTCGGAAGAGAATGAGGCCCGTGTACAGTTGGAACTGTTTGGACAACGACTCCAAGAAAACAGGTCACAAGGGATCAATGCGCTTCCGTCCGACCTTAAACCACCTCGTGATCCCTCAGTGATTCCGGTCGTCACGACGTTCCTTCGGGACTTGTATCAGAGCGCATTTCAGAAAGGTAAGACCCGTGAGGCTGAGTTACGCGGTGAAACAAAGCAGGTTCCTCGGGTGCCCGATGCCGCGTCAATCCCGACGTCTACCCCCTCGGAAAAGGAATTTGTAGACTCGCCCCTCAGTCGTAAAGAGGTGAAGGACGCCTTGGACAGTGGTGAGACCGTGTCCAGCCTTTTCCGCGAGGATGGAGCCGTTGAGCAGCTCCGCGAAAAATTTAGGAATTCTAAGAACACCGCCGAACAATCGATCGAAGATGCTGGATCCGCACTTTCGAATCTTACTCCTAACCCCACTACGGATGACGACGAATGAGCCTTTGGACTACAGACCCCAAGACTAAAAGCGCCCTCGAAGATATTGACCCAAACTCTTTCGACCCGGATGCGGTGACAAAAGCACTAGAGGACGGCGGTGCGGAGGAGCTTGAGCGCAAGATCAAGGCTGCGCAAGAGCCTTACCAACGTAAGCATAATCAATGGCCACACAAGCGGAGATATTGACCGATGGCTAAACGTTTTGGACCACCAACACCTATTGGGGAAAGACCACTCCGAAGCAAAATGCTCGGACATAAAGGTCCTTTGCGTTTTGCCCTCCGCCTTGGTGAGATCCAGCGGGTGGACTATGAGCACATGGTCTGTGATATCCACTGGCTACAGGGTGCGACCCCTCCCGCAAAAGAGGTCCCGCTCACCAGCGGCTACTGGTCCAAGCGTGGTTTTCTCGGCGCGATGCCCGAAGAAGGTAGTGTCGTCGTGTGTGGTTTTTCTGCTGCCCATACTGATCAAGCAGTCAAGCCTTATATTCTGGCCTATTTGCCGAACGGCTACCTGACGGCTTTAGGTTTCGACCCCCTCGGTGTGGCTGAACGTAACGCTGAAGGGATCGACAAGCCTCTAGAAACGCTTCAGAGGGAATTACAGGGCCTCTATGGTCCGACCCGACACAAGATGCGTAAGCTGTATCCCGGAGACATTTACGGCGCTTCTGATAAGGGTGCGGAGCTTATTCTGGATCGGGATGCCCGACTACTTAACAGTGGTGGTGCTGAGTTGTGGTTGCGGACCGAAGACCAGTCTTTGATCACAACGACTCTGGACGCCTATGCTACCACGGCTGCCGCCCGGCGTCGTTCGGGCCGTATCACTCGGAGCGCTCTTACGTTGCCTTCGGATATGACTTTTGGGGAAGACGGTCGTATCAAGCCGGGCACTCTACTGTTCGAACACCTCGTAGATGCTGGTTTGATTTTCGAGGATGGCGACATACCGCCAGACATTAACCGCCTCCCCTTCATCACCTTGGAAAGCGGGGAGCGCCTTGCCCTCGTGACGGAAAACCTTGCAGACGTGACGGACCCGGACGTTCAGGTGTATGCTGAAGATCGGGTGGAGATTCAAGAGTTTACCGACCAACGTCTACCGTTCCCGGACCACTACGGCTTTGATGGGGACTTGATTGGCGACAACCCCCAATGGAACCCGTTCATCGAAAAGGTGAGCGGTACCGTGGTGGGGAACAACCCATATACAGCACGGGGCCGGTCTAACTATGGTAAGCTCCTGAAACCTGTTCTTTTCGATTCGCCTTCGTCCACGTCTGGACGTGTTCGTATGGAGCCGGTCAAGAACGAACAGGGTGAAAAAGAAAAGTCGCTAGTGGCGGCCCACCTATATCGGATGAACCGTCCCGATGGGCTTGGTGAACTGTTCCTTGCTCACGATAAAGAAGGGCATGTTTTCCTTTCGATCCCGGCTTCCACGTCGAAAAAATCCAACCTCGGTGCTGGTCGATCTATCGAAGCCGATGTGAAGGGGTCTATCAAAGCAGTGATCGGAGCGAACAAAAACGACCATACCTCGCTCGACATATTTGCCACCGGTGGAGCCAAGTGGACGCTTGGCTCCATTGACACCACGGGTCGATCCCTAGACCTCATTGCGAAAGGTGGCCTCGGCGTGAAGGTCACCGGTTCCGACCGGGATGGCTCGGCAATCACCGGTGAGCTTTCCGGGGACGTGGGCCTCGCCATTGAAGGTAGCTTCGGCCTTTCCACCACCGAAGACCATATCGAAGAGATCAACGGGAAAAAACAGGTGTCCTCCGAAGGTCGTGAGGCTAGCGTCGGTACCGGTGATGATGCTTTGACCGTCCTCAGTAACCAGAGCCACACGATCAAGGGGAATGTGTCCAATAGCATCGGCGAAGGGCGCACCACCACCATCGTCAAGCCCAGCACCACGAGTGCGAATGCTGAGGAACTCAAGATCCTTGCGGGCAACCGCCAGACGACATTTGGCGCTCCAGCTACGGACACCATTACGTATGCCTCAACCGGCACTAAGACCGTACAGGCGGGCGGCCCCCTTACGTGTTCATGGCAAAGCCCGACTACTGGAAACTTTACTTTCCAAGCCTCAAGCGGTACCTATTCGGTGACGTTGGGTGCGGGCACGATCTCTTTAACGGGAGCTAATGTAAATGTTTCCGCGTCCACAGCAATCAACATCCAAGCTCCCACCGTCAATGTGACAGGCAAGGTCGCGCTAGGTACGGCGGCAGCCGCTCTGGCAGTTGTGGGAGGCTCCCCCGGACCTAGCCCTTATATTGATCCACTCACAGGCTTACCGTTGACAGGGAACCCTCTGGTCAATGTACCTTCCGTTTGACGGTGAGGGTATTCTTGTGGTATACACTACGTACCAACATACGAGGTAATTATGAGTGAAGAAAACACGCCGGAAGACTCCTCCGAAGAGGCGGGTATCAAGACCTTGCCCCGGATGGAAGACGACGAAATTCGTGAGTTCGTGGACGCCCTTTTGTCCGGGAACCTTTTCACGAGCGAACAGGTCCAAAACGAAAGCGACATTCCGATGGTCTTTATGCCCCTGATGCTTGGGGCCTCTGAGCATTTGGAACCGATTATCGACGATATCGGTTGCCTGTACGAGTACATGAGCAAAGCCGGACCCCGTGGCATTAACGGTCAGCCGGTTTTCTATTCGTTCAATGTGCTCCACAAAGACGACTGGTCAATCGTTTTGGACACTTTGAAATACGAGGAAACGCGCCGTCAAACCATGCCGGTCATTCGTCGTAATAACGATGAGGAAGAAAGCACCTGATGCCTGTTACCGCCCTACAGTTAGCTCCCGCAATACAAGCCCAGCTTAACTCCCAAGGCTTGGTTGGATCCTTTGTGACCAACCTCGCTTCGGGTGTGGGTATTGGTATTCAGAATTTCGTCCAGACCTTGGTCGTACAGGCTCAGGCTTTCGGGACTCTGGGTGCCGGTGAGGGTACAGGTAAATGGACACTGGACCCGCTATCGGGTATGCAGATCCTAGACACCAACATCATGGCATCGGCATTACCCGGAACGGACAAGTCCAAGATAGCCAATGGTGTAGCGTTTGGTACGGCTCAGGTGATCAATAGCTCGGCGGTTGTTCAGACTGCGGTCGCTGGTGTTGCTGTAGGCAGTGAGACTGGCGCTGTGATTAACGCGGACCCTACGGCGGCCACGAGCTTTATCTATTCGGGCTTAACCTCTTACGGAATCGTAGGGCCTAAAGCGGCTAACCTTGCGTCGGGACTCGGCCAAGGTATTGCTATTTGGTTTGCTTCCGGGGTGGTTACAAACGCTGTCGTGGGTAGCCCGGTCTTCCCTTTCAACCCCACTACCGGTTTGGGTACGGGTAAAATCACATGAGCGAGATCAGTTTTGATGATCTTTTCACGGCTCCCGAACCCAAAGTTATGGGCGTCGTAGGTTCGCGAGAATGGCCCGATCGTGATTTTGTATTTGACACGATCACGTCTTATCTGGAAAAATACCCTACGGTAGATACGATCGTCTCAGGCGGTCAGCCTCTGGGTGTTGATGGTTGGGCAAAAGATTACGCCGAACAGCACGATATGGGTTATATCGAACACCCACCGGCGCACTGGCTGGATAAAGACGACCCACGGTATCGGCCTTTCGCCTACAGTAACTATTTCGAGCGCAACACTTTGATTGCCGATGATGCGGATGTGCTTTTGGCCTTTTGCTATCAAGGGTCAAACGGGACTATGGACACTTTCAAAAAGGCTCGGCGTCGGATCAAGAGGCGGGCCAACCTTTACACGGAAGACGATTTATGAAACAGACGCGAGCTTTGGTGACGTTCACGATTGACGACTGTGTTGATCTACCCGATGAATACCTCGAAAAAGGGCAAGAGGATGTTTTGCGGGGCGCGGTACTTAACCATTTGGAATACCCTTATTTGGAAGTCGTTAGACGTGCTTCCCACGTATGCTTTGAAACCCCGGATGGCCGTACCCTCGGACTTAAAAACCGAGCGGACCTTCCCCAGACCCTAGACAAAGGAATGATCCTATGAAAGAATTGACACAATCTGATTACGAAGAAATGGTAGGCAACAGTGAAGGAATCGTAGTGATCGATTTCTGGGCCGAATGGTGCGGACCTTGTAAGGTCGCCTTGCCTAAGCTCGAAGCCTTGTCGGAAGATTTTGGTGACGACGTGGCTTTTTACAAGGTCAACGTGGATGATGAAGGTGCGTTGGCTGCACAGTTCAGCGTCCGCAGCATCCCGACCTTTGTGGTGCTAGTGGATGGTGACGTGAACGAAACCATCATCGCCAATGTGGGTGAGCTTAAAGACCACCTTGAAAATCTAGTATAGGAGTAGTTGTTATGTCAAAGTTAAAAGATCCGGTACGCCGTTTGCACAAAAGAACAGGTACTGATGCCGAGATATTTGAAAGAGAGGACCTCGTAGTTATATGCGGACATGTGAATGTAGCCGTTCGCAAAGCAGAGTATGATGAAGACGGCGAAGTTATTCAGTTAGAGGGTCCTGATCAATTCAACCGAACAACGGTATTAGAGCCCTCAGTAGATCATGAGGGTCACATAAGAAAGGGTTTCCGGCTTTATAATGATAGGGGCCGCCTTACTATGATATGGAGAGGTACTTACCTACATGTCCATGATGAGCACGGCCACATCCCCTACGACGATATTTAGCCTGCTCGGTACTCCATTTGTGCCCTGCCCCTTACAGTAGAGGCAGGGCATTTGCGTTTAGGTAGGTATTTAGTATGAGTGTTCCCTTCGACGGCTTCGTTCTTCGCAAGCCTCGCATCGCAGCTTCCAACAGTCCGTTCACGGCGGAAGGCGACGTTTTTGTTCGCCAACAGGATCGCTCTACCTACCTCACCAATTTCGTGAACAATAGTAGTGCGCCTACGACCGAATATTTGGTGCAAGTCCACGAAACCGCTGACTTGGTGGTGCCTTCTGAGATCACGGAGACCGCGAAGAAAGTAAGCGAATGGGTATACCAGTTTAACAGCGAAGGCCGGGCTATTGAGTCGGTTTCTAGTGTGACTCCTACCCCGGATTCGACCGATGCACAGTCCGGGTTGGTCAAGTACAGTAGTGATCCGGGCCAAGACGTCGTGGTCGTGTGGGAACCTGCCCGCCTCAAGATCAACTGGACCAAAAACGACGAGCGCACACGTTTCGGATTCGATGACCGTTTCCAACGATGGACCCCACTTCCGGGCGGTGCCCCCGAGAACCTCGGCACCCTACCTGACACTCCGAACGGACAGACGCCCCTAGCTCTGCCAGTGGTGGAGGGCGGCGAACCCCTTGTGGTGATCGGTACACCCGACCAGAATACAGGCACAGTGGTACCGGTCCCGGAAGCGAACCGCCTGACTGACGGGCAATTTCAAGCGTACATCAACGGTACCTCCTCGGTCCCCAGCGGCGAAGCGGTCCTGAACGTGGACAACGGGACCGTCCTCTTTGCTAATGATCTGGTCAATACCTATCTGAGCCAACCGGTTTACTTTTACCGGAAAAATTTCTTCGCTTACGACGCTTCGACCGGCCAGATCGGTCATGTGGGCGACGCACTTTACATGAACCCTATCCCGGACGCTACGGAGGTGCCCCGTATCCGGGTCAAGTATCGCACGTATCTCCGGGGTGAACAGTCGACTTCAACAACCACGCCGTCGACCGGTTACGACTTCGTGTGGAACCCCAACACGGGAGCAGTCCATCTTGATAGCTCGGTGGAAGCTGACTTTGAGGGCGAGGCCATCTATTATGATGGGGTCTTTTCAAATGCTGATCCTATCGAAAGCTATGCCCACACGAATCTAGGGTCGATCGAAGATGCGAACCCTTTTACCACGGCGGGCCTATCAGACATCGATTTCACTGCTTACGACCACGATAGCATCATCCTGTACGTCACGGAGACCGGTGAAGCTATTCGTGATCTTGAATTCGTAGAGGACACCGGCGACTTTACCGATTCGCTCAACTTGCCGTCTACCAAGGCACAGGTGGTCCGGTCGGGTACCGACGCGGGTAAGATCCAGTTGTCGCACACTTTCCGTAGGGAAAAGGCGGACAATAACTATTCGCTGTCCGTGGGAACAAGCGACTTCCCGGTGGAGAAAGGTATTACTTTTCGCATGGAACAGTCCCCGGTTGATCCGACAAACAACCGTGGCCTCCCGGACGGAAAAGGAGTGTCCCGTGTGGCCAATGAAATCCTGTCTACAAGTCTACCGGCAGGTCCGTCTTTCCTCTTGAATCAGTTGCCCCTACAAGACGTGGCGGGCTATGACGACAATGTGTTTTACCAGCTAGAGCAGGGAGCCAAGCGTAAGATCCTGCAGCCGGGCCTCGATGTGATGTATGACTTCGACAACCGGCAGCTTCAGTGGGCGCAGCAGGCTTCCCATAGTTCGGTGATCCCAAGTAGCTCGTACTCGGTCCAATTACCGCACCAAATTATCCACAACGAAAACTATTCGTTTGAACTCAATGAGGGTGGGGGCTTTGTTCCGCTGGAACCAGACGATGACGTGCTCATCAATTTCGACACGGGCACCATCACATTCATTGAGGACGTCGGAGACGTACTTTTCGAAGACATTGGAGTCCTAACCAACCCTGATACGCTCCAAGCCGCTACGGCCAATCTGAGCGGCCTTACAGTCCCTTCTGACTCTCTGCGAGCGCCCCTTCTCCTTGTCGGCGAAGATGCTTATCGCATCGTGTCTACAACAGCGAATACGGTCACGGTCGATCGGAACATTGACCTGTCGGGAAACATCACTGAATTCACGATCATAGAGGTGCCCGAAATCGTGTTCCGCTATGCGATGCAATCGGTGGACCTCCGGGAACGTACCGTGTTTCCGTATGTCGTTTCAGATGTAGACACGCACGCCCCGGACGGTGAAGCCCTTGAATTCGTTTCGGACGGGTCGGTAGTGCCACATATACTCCTTGAGCCGGAAACCCTCGGAGCCCTTGGGAGTACGATCACCCTCCCAGCCTATTATCAAGCCTCGGAAGCCAACTATCGGATTTTCCGCGAAGGCGTAGAGTTGTTTTTCACGACCTCATCCCCCAACACAGGGGAGTATTCGCTCAGTGGAAACACGCTGGTGTTCAACAGCACCGATGAAGCCGATAACGTGGGGACCGACATTATTCTGGACCCTGACCTCAGTAGCACGAGGAGTACGGGTCCTATCGAAGTGCTTGTTTCTTCGCGTGAACTTAATGTCCCTACGGACCTACAAGGGACCGACCTTGAAGTGCGTGCTCTGGTACCAGAAGATCAGTATACCCTCCAAGGTTTGGTGCTTTTCCTTGATAAGCCTTTCCGGTCGGGACAGCGGTTGTTCGTGCGGTATACGGATAGCGACGGCACCGAAATCGAAGAGGATGTTGGTTTCAGGGTCGTCGATACCCTCGGAAACGTGGGGTCCGGTGCCTCCGACACTTTCGGTGCCGGGCGTACCGTTGACCTCCAGCGTCCTACTCAGGTGCTTGTTAATGGTGCGCGTAGTGCCCTCGAAATCAATACCACTACGAAAACTGTATCCCTAGATTCGGTGCGGAGAGGGCGACGGGTGCAGGTGTCTTACTATGCACTCGATGCTGATGGCGGGGAGACGACGGTATCACTTTTGGAACGTCCGATGGGGTCCCCTGTTCTATTTGAAGAGGGAAGTACCCAGACGTTCAGGGGTGATCATACAGATGTGCTTGAAGCGGATGTGTTTTTGCAGGCGAACGACCAGAGCTTCACGGTATTGGCGGCGGCTTATAACTCCACGACAAATGAAACGACGGTAGAGGTTTCACCGGCGGCCACCGGAGCTTTGCGCAACCCGAACGTGCTGGTATCGACAACACCCATCACGAACACCGAAACGGTGATGGTAGAGGTTGAGGATAATAGCGCCGGGGAACAACAGCTTCGGTTGATTGGGAACTTTACGGACAAGATCAGTGAGTCTAAGATCATCTATTTGGACGACGACCCCTATTACGTGCAGGGCGCGGAGTTCAACGAAAACAGTGGCTTCACGAGGGTCACTCTGGCGTCTGCCTTGATGCAAGAGTATACGGATCCTACGGTTGTGGTATCTACCTACGAGGTCTATGCCCCCGAAACCCAGATCCTACATGCTTCGAAATTTGGTATCCCGGAACGCACTGTTCGTCTGGTACGCTTTGATAAAACAGGCAACGGGTCTGTTTTGGAAAAGGATTTCGCATATACGTTCGAAGCGGGTGGGCGTATCATCCTCGAACCTACAGTTACGACCCCGCCAAATCCCGAAGAGGTGTGGTACCTCGCTTACACGGCATTGCGTGAAGTGGGGCCACGATCTATCGCCGGGCAAACGTTCTTGCCCCGGTTCAAAGCGTCGTACACAAGACGGGTTAACGCCACGGAAGATAACGGTATCAAAGGGGCTATGCTCCGGGCGTCGTTCGATTTTTCGTCCCCCGACACGTTTTATTTCAGGGCCGTGCGTATGGAGGAGTACGCCTTTGAGGTGGCCGAAGAGATCAACTCCAAGGCCAGACAGAGCGCCCCTTCGGGAGGGCCTGTCTTGTCCACCGCGCAGAGTCAAGACCTGTTCAAGAAAGGTAATGAAGGCTTGATTTTCGAAGGTGGTAACTTGCGGGACCAAGACCGTGCAGGTCGGGTGTTCCTAGAATTCTACAACCAGATCATCCTCAAGTTCGAAGAGGTCTTGGAAGTTATCGACGGACGGGTGGTGGGTGACCGTGACAGTAAGTTTGTTTTCCGTTTGCGTAATGACAACACGCCGGGCGGTATTGACCCTGTGACGGGAGAACTCATCCCGTTCTACGCCAACCCGCAAAGCCCCGGCACCAAGCCCACGCCCACAGAGATCGCCAACACTAAAAACCTTTCCAGCCAGATGGGTGCCGTCGAAAATTACATCGACGACCTTGTGATGGTGAGCAAGAAGCCTTTCAAGCTGGAGATCGGGTTGCCCCTCGATTTCAAGTTTCAGGGGACTTTCAGGCCGGTATGGAAGCCTTCGAAATTTAGCCGACTGTACCCGGAGCAAAAGCAAAGTTTCTCGATCACTGTCCCGCAAATAGACGGGGACCAGGAGTATGAATTCCCAGATGATTTCTTACATATCTTGGCGGACCCCCAACAGGAAAGCATCCTTTCGCTTGAAAACGTCCGCAAACGTGCTGCCAAAGCCCGTGTGCGGGAAGGTGGAACTTTCTCAGCTTCCACAGGTGATGTGCGTATCCATGTGGCGATGGAGTACGATCCGGTTACTGGCGATTTCAGTAACACAACCTACGATCCCACGGGACCCGTACCGGAACTGTATATCCCGGCCTTTGAAGTGGGCGACCACGTGAACCTTGGCCGGGTGACTTATTCGGTTTCAGGTGGTGTGATTGACCAGACGACTACCCTCTACGGACAGAACCTCATTGTTGCTGCGGTAGGTGCCGATTACATCGAAGTCAGCACGAACCCTGAAAATGGCAACTCAGATTTCAACGATCTGACGATGACCGACGCAACGACCTTGAGTCCTCAGAAAGGGGACACGATCTATACAGTGCCCCCGGTGGCGGATTCGGGGTTTGTACTCGGGGAAAGCACGCCGCCATACTATCGAACGCCCCTTGACATGTTCGTCAATTCATCGGAAGGCGAATTGATCAACACAACGCTCCCCGGCTTCATTGCGAAGCTGTTAGGCCAGTCCCCTATCAGTCCGGGTACATTCCTCGACATGACGGTGAATTTCCGCAATCAACGCACAGAACCGTTTAGATTCCCGGCACTTGACGGTGGTGTGGTAGACGACGATGGTGATCAGCCGCCGCCGTTTGTTACCCCATTCAAGGACAGTGAGATCCAACGTCTCAATGCGGAGTTAGTCGCCAACCAGACGGTCATAGACGACACCGATGGTGGCACAGTAATCGAAGGCACCCTTGTCGATGCTGTGACCCTTTCGGTATCTACCGACCTGACAGCAATCGCTAACCCACCGGACGAGTTCGATCTTGTGGTGGCGGATAGCATTACGGAATTAGGCGACTCAGTAGAGTTCGATGTTGGTAGCATTGATCCGTCCAATGTGCGTTTGGCGTCCTTTGTGACCCCGGATACCGTGAACTTCACGGTAGAGAAACTTTATGAGGGTACAGATGGCGAACGCGATACTGTAACTACGAGGTGGAATGACGGTACCAAAGACTTTACTGATTTCAGTGGTTTCGATACGATGACCCTCCACGTTTCAGATGGGGCCGGGGGCTATAGCGCATACGATGTGGATTCAGTGTTCGATGGGTATCTCATAACGTCAAACCCGATCGCTGAATCTGGACCCACCGACTATTATCTGTCCCTTTCAGATAGCGGCAGCATCCCGGCTACCATTGACCGGATCAACTCAACGGGCATTGATTTCAGCGATGCTACAGGTGATGTGACGGTAAGTGGTGGTGGTCCCAACAATGGGACCTCGTACACAGCTAAAGGTGGTGGACCCGGATTTTTGCATATCGAAACGATCCCTTTAAGTATCGGGGATCAGGTCGTCATTGGTATTTCCAATGCTTCGGTCGTCGCTTCGGGTACGGGTTCGGTGGACGCCGCAGGTTCGGTGATGCAAACCGCCGATTCTGTCGCCAATATTGAGCCGGGCCAAACATTGATCGTGGGTTCGAGTACAGTCAATGGTGGGCGCTACAAGGTATCTTCGGTTGATGATTCAGGTGCGGTCAACACGATCACAATCGAAGAGACGTTCTATTCGCCGCTGGGTGATTCGGGTCTCGCCAATTACCCAATGTCTTGGAGGGTAACAAGGCCGCGCCGCTTTGCCCCTGAAATCGACGCTTTGCGTGATGAGTTGGTGGAGCAACGTGTCACCTATACTTTGAATTCGGATGCGCCAGTGGACATCCAGCCGCTCTTGACGGCAACCTCTGGCAACCCGTCGACCACTTTGAAAGAGCGGTTGACGGATTTGCGCGAAGTTCTTTTCGGGCCGCCCATCCTTTCAGTGACGGGTGGGGATGCTGTTGCTTCCGTTACGGGATTCGAAGGTGCTGATTTCGTAGCCGAAGACATAAGGCAGGGTGATATTGTCGTGGTCGAAGAGGGGATCAACCGTGGTTTCTATACGGTAGCCTCGATAGACGACTCGGTGTCTCCGCAACAGTTGATCGTGTTCGAAAACAACAGCTACACCACTTATGTCCTGTCGAATGAGGTCGGTGTAGACTTCGACATTTACCGAAGCGACGTGTTGCAGCCAAGGTCTAACCAGTTGGTATTGTATGAATATTTCAATGTGTTTGAGGTCATCGAACGGATTGATGATGGGATCAGGATGTGTACCCATGACCCCCTCAACCTTTTAGGTGCGTTAGGTGCGTTAACCGAACGTCCGGGCGACCCTGCGGATTACACGCTGTTGGATCACCAATCAGAGGTGAACGACCGCTTTAGTTGGATTCGGGACGCCAGCCCTGACTTGCGACAAGAGATCGTCGCTCTCTTGAAAGGGGTGGAGGCGCTCTATGACATTCGGTATGCGTGGATTGATTTCCGCACGAACCTCGAAGATGGAACGTTAGCGAAAATCGAACGGTACAAAAGCAATTTAGCGAAACGCAAACGTAAGCGGAAGCGCGAACTCACCAAGTTACTGTCGAGTTGATTATGTCTGACGAAAAGCCGAAATGGAAAAAGACTAAGTTGCGCCCTTACAAGGGGTTGGTAGATAAGCTCCAAGAGGTACGGGACAAACTGGTCGAAGAACGTGATCGTCTGGAAAGGGAAATACAGGAAAAGGAACAAAAACAGGATGATGCTTGAGGTTTGGTACACATTAAACGAACGCCGGATGGACCTTGTGCTCAAGAAAGAAGCCACCGGGTTGACGGAAGAGGAGTCGCGAGAGCTTGAAAACCTTCACGAGGTGATCGACTTTTACACCGACTTTTACCAGAAGACCTATCGGCTTTTAGAATCTGACTTTGACCGACTCGTATCCAAATCGGGAACCAATTAAATGGCTGAGTGGAAGACATTTGACTTATCAGACGTCCTGCCGGGCGCTGAGAACCTTGAGGAACTTCAGACGGTAGTCGATGCGCTTGTCGCCGTTGGGGACGTGGCAGTCACCGTTTTGGAAGTCCTGAAAGCATTTTTGGTCGCTCTTCCGAACCCGGTCAGTGCATCCATTTCATTGCTACTGGCTGAAATTCAGACCATCCTCGATAACCTGCGGGAAACAGGGGCCTTCGGGTTGTTCTTGATCCCCACTACGCTGGAAGAAGTGCAAGCCTATAAGGGCGGGTATCCCAAGTTCAAGCAACTGTTTTTACAGAGCCTGTTTGACGTTGAAGATCCCAACCGTCCCCAGATCGGACCGGACGGACACCTTGGAGCATTCTTTTTGTTCGTCAATAAGGATTCGGTTGCTGACTTTTTGCGGCAGGTAATGTCCCTCGCAAACCTGTTCCGGCAGCCAGATTTACACGTCCAATATCCGCCGCCTATAAACGTAACTGTCGAACCCGCTGATGCTGATGGTGATACAGCGGGAAGTATCATCAACCTGTTCGAAGAGGATGACGACCTTACGTCGTTGGTCTTTTCATGGGAAGAGCCAAAGTTTTCCCAGAGCCTTTTTTACGATATTTTTGCGAGCAATAAATTTTACCTTGAACGCTCCAAATCCCGTGAAGGCACCCTCCTAACTCGCGATAAAACTCGGAAAGTACAAGAGAATCCGATCCAAAAGAAACGCAAAGAGGACGGCCAAGACTCACAGATCAAGGAGCCGGTGCTTAATCGGTTGGGCGAACCGATTTATGTGTGGGAACCCGCTTTCCCAAACGACCCTTTTTTCAAGTTGGGTGACGATGACGTTAGTCAGAATTTCATTGCGGGCAGTTATTCGTATGTGATGCGGGACGTGGAAAAGGGGATCGAAAACGGGTATTACTATCGCATCCGGTCTGTGCCTTCGGATACAGGTTTAAGCTACGTCACAGGGCCAAACGGGGAAACAGTATATACCTTGGTGCGCAACGGTAAAGAGTGGTTAGGGTCACAGCCCTCCATGCCTGTGTTCGGGCACCTGCCGGATGTGGATACCAGTTTCGACATGCCTACGGCCCTCCTAAATGTTTATCGGGCCGCTTATCTATTGCGTTTTGATACAGACGCTACCGATCATTCAGATTCGAACCTTTTCATTGGTAGTAGTAGCATCGAACCCGGAATACCTACACGTATTCTTGACGCCGAAGCCGAGGGTGCTCGTGAACCCGAATTCGTGACTGCGTACAGCGACACACTTATCCAAGAGGACCGAGGCGATATCAATTTCGAAATTCTCGAAGGCGGTCTGTTCGAAGACGCTGCGGCTATCGAAGATTATGCCACCTCGCGGCGTTACGTATCTGTTGTCGGATCAATCACGTCTTCGGATACACTAGAAAAGGACCCCTTTGCGGGTGCTCGGGAGTTATTTGATGGTGTTTTTGGTATGTCTCCCCACCAACAATTCAGGATCTGGGTGGACAAGGTAGCCCTTGAACGGGTAGACGAGATCTTACCCACCTTGACACAAAACGAAAGCCTGTACGAGATGGTGAAGAGTTTTTACGAGGATGCGGAAAGCTCCATCGTTGACCTCTTGACCTCAGACGGTTTCAACACGTCCAAAGATTTGATCACAGACGATACAGTCAGGACCAAGGTACATCTGCTGATTCAGACGGTAGATAAATACGTGGTTCTTGGGCAGCCGCCTAATTGGCAATCACTCCGTCTCTTTGAAGATCTCATCCCGGAAGGCGACCAGTTGCTTGACCGCCTATTTCGTATGATGAAGTCGTTTGAAAACGTGTTCGCCGACATAAACGCCGCGATTGAGAACACCATTGACGGCTTGCGGGCAAGGCTTGGAATCCTCAACGATATTGTGGATTTCCTTGACACGATCATTTCGTTTTACGCAAGTCTGGACGCTCTTGACTTTTCGGTGTCGGTGTTGTTCATCCCGCCGAATGTGGGAGGCACTCCGTACTTAGCGCGGGAGTTCATGGAAGCTGAATCGCCTCCCGATACTTCGCCAGATGATTTCTCTGCGGGTGTGGTCCTTGCGTTCGGTGGCGCTGGACGCGGCGATGTCGAAGCCTCTGAAAATGCCATCCGGTTCATTTTTGGCCTGTGATCTCTAATCTTGTTGGCCCTAATCTACTTGTAAGCCTACCTCAGTAGAGATTCTCTGTTTGTCTGGCAGGGTAAAGGTATGGCTTACGATTTTCTAGGTACATTCAAACGGTCGCAGTTCGAACTGTTGGCTGATTACGCGGAAGCGTCCCTGCAGGACGTGGATCCCCGTATAACGTACCTTAAAAGTGAGATTGAGCGGCTGGGGTGGATCGAATATGAATTCGATGAGGAGGGGCGTCGAATTGATTATAACATCCAACCGCTCAATAGTCAACTGGCAAAGTACGCTCTAGCCTTCGAATATTATGGTGGATCTTTAACAGAGCTTCAGATTCGAAGCCGTGGTGATTGGATTTATATCACCAAGGGCGAGTTCAACTTAGACGATGCTGCGCCTTACGCTGGAGGTAAACCTTCGGAGGGTAATTACAGTGAAGGTTCGAGGCATTACGACGATACCGTGCCCGGCAATTATGTGGCGGGCGTAAAGGATTGGATAACACCTAAGATCAAGCGTCAATTGGAAGACCTTGAATTCCGCATCAAGAGGACAATCGACCTTTCGGATCAGTACATCGAAGAGGTGGTTTTGTTGGTGAAGCGTAGTACCGGCGCGGAGACGCTTGAGGACCTCCGCAAAGATATCGACTTTTTCATCACCAGCGAAGATTTTCACTCGGCCACGGACCGCTGATATGTCCAAGGATCTCCGCCTAAAGCACAAATGCCCGCACCACGTGGTCGAAGAGTGGTTGTCTATCGAAGACGATCGGGAAACACTCCGTACCGTGCGTTACCCCTCCAGCCAACAAATAAAGGTCCTGTGGAACCGCATTGAAGTTCCTCGGGATGGTCTGGCTTCTTCCATCGAAGTTACAGGTCTGAAAGCGGAGCCTTTTGAGATCGAAACAGGTGATAACGATACCTTGGCTTTCAGTGTGGATGGTCAGTCAACCCAAACTATCACCCTCCCCAAGGGTCGCAAAATCAAAGCTGCTTACCTTGCCCGGACCATCAACGAGCAAGCCACGGGAATTACAGCGTCGGTAAAGAATGGCCGCCTTACGATCGAGCATAACAAGGGTGGCGCACAGTCGTCACTCAAGATGGAGGGTGGGAATGCTCACGCCACGTTAGGTTTCTCGGCACTCAGGTATTACCGTGGCCGTATTATAGTGCCCGGTTGGGAGATCATCAAGGATAAAAACAACATGGACCCCCACGCTCGGGTGATTCGTTTCCACGAACCCTTGCGTACCGATGACGATATTTTTGAGGTGTCGTACCACACCGTCCGGGGTGTCTGTCGCCGGTGTATGGGTCTTGGGATAGAGAACGATTTCCGGCACGACCGGAAAGGCGATCCTATCTTTGTGGAAAACCAACGCCTCCTTTTGCAGGAGGTAGAAAAGATCGTATTCACGGTGAAAGGGTCCAACCTTTTTCACCGCTGGTACGGCACGTCTATTAGTGAGTTGATCGGCACCAAGATCGTAGGCGGCGGCCAGTATGTAGAGACACAGTTGGTCACAGAGGTTTCCGATGCGCTCGAACGGTACAAGCAAATCAAAGAGCAGCAATCGCGTTACCAGCCGGTGTCGCGAAAGGAGATGCTGCAGCGGATTGTTTCAATCGAAGTGAAGCAAGACAAATACGACGCCACGGTATTCGATGTATCTATCGTGTTGGAAAGCCAGTCGGGTGAACTCGAACAGATCACGGATACCCTGCTTGTGGGCGATGCTAGTTTCGCGCAAGGCTTTCAGCGGGTAAAGTAAAGGTGGTAGAGGATTATGCCTGTAGAACCCCCAAAATTTGTAACGCCTAACGGACAGACAAAAACCACGACCCTAGACTTGGTAACGTCAGTACGTGATCAAGTGCTCACGGGTGAGTTGTCTTCGGATATTGTTGATGTTCAGGTGAAGGTCAACAACGAACCGTTCAAGAGCGACTCAAACCTCGTCTCGTTCGATCAGGATTCGTTTACGGTACCTAACCCTAATGTCTTCCCGGAAGGGCTACGCTTGGACTACGGGGCCAACAAGATCCAAATTCGCATCATTGATGTGACGGGTGGTGTATCTACACCGGCTGTAGCTTCGATTAATGTGATACGGGATTCGGACCTCGATCTGGTGGTATCGCCTCCTTCGGGACTGAGGGTACGTCGCCGGTCAAATGAAGTCGAGATCGTGTGGGCACAAAACGACCTCCCCAATGTCATCGGCTACAATGTATACGGAGCGATTGATAGCGGAGGTGGTACCCAAGGTTACATCAAGCTCAATAAAAACCTCATCACCGAGGTGGCGTTCGAAGAAACTGAGCTTACGGGTGTCGCTGAAGACTCCACGTTCTATACGAGCGAAGGCGGCCAGTTGCGCATTCTCTTGGTGGAAGAGGATTTCAATGACAACCCGGTCAAGACGGTAGGGGAAAGCGTCGTCACCACAAGCCTCCGGGCGACCAATGAGATCAAAGTCACGACCTCCCTTGATGGGGTGGAAACCCGTGACTACCTCCATTTCGTACACGACCGGGTGGCGACTGAAGATGATGGCGTCATTAACAATGAGTTTTTCGCCGACGTCCCGAATGATGAACCTCTGTTTTATGTAATCACTACAGTTGCTTACGACCCGGACACAAATCGGCAGATCGAAAGTACATATAGCTCTGAGCTTGTGGGCTTGCCACTGGTAATCACTACGGGCCTCCAAGAGATTCCGTCCAAGTCTCAGAACGATATTGTCCGGGACTACCTGTCTTCGATCACCCGTACCGACAACCAAGTAAGCGCGATTCCCGGCTCGGTGGTTCGAGATGTGTTCATTGAACCGTTTGCGTCTGAAACCGAACGGCTCCATTTCATCGCCGGGTTCATTCGTCGCTCCCAGAGTTTCTCGACCTTGTTGGCCATTGACGACCTCGATGGTGATGGTGAGTCAGATCCGGTAGCTCAAAACCCCTATAAACAAGCCCTGAAATCGGCGCTTGGTATTGACCGTGATTCCGATGTTCAGGCGCTGATTGACGACTCCTTTGAAAAACTGGCGAGTAATGTCCAGAAAGCTCGTGGGGGCGCAGGTTTTGCGATTGGGCAAGCAATCTTTTACACGACGACGGAACCGACAACGGACCTTGTGGTGGAAGAGGGAACGATTATATCGACCGAATCCAGCCAAGACAATCCTTCGGTATCGTTCACAACGACTTCCCGTGTTGTGCTTCCGTTCGATGTGAAGGATTCGTATTACAATTTGCGTAAGAAGCGCTGGGAGATCCAAGCCAACATCCGAGCAACTGAAGCGGGCGAAGACGGTAACGTAGTTGCCGGGGGAATCAACCGGGTACTTGGCGGTGCTTCCTCCATGCAAGTAGAGAACCTTGAAGCTACACGGTTCGGGCGGGACCGGGAAAGCAACGCCCGGCTTGCCGAACGTGCTATCCTTGCGTACTCCAGCGTGGATGTTGGTACGGAAGGTGGCTATCTATCCACAGCCCTGAAACAACAGGGTGTGTTCCGGGCCAAGGTGGTCAAGTCCGAAAGCGAATTTATGATGCGAGACTATGACGATCTCCGCGAAAAACATATCGGAGGCAAAGTAGACGTATGGTTGCAAGGTCTTGAAGAAGTGCAGGTTACTGACACCTTTGCTTTGCGTTTCAGGGTGGCTCGGAACATCCAGTTCATTCTGGACTCCAACCCCTCCGACCTCATTTTTGTAGCGGACGACCCCCGCCTGTCTCCCGATAATCCGATCACGGAATTACTCGGAGCTACTAGCCAACAACAGGCCCAAGGGTTTGGTTTCCGTAACGTATCGACCGGTGAAGATTTCGATCTCACTAATTACACGATCTTAGATTACAACCGAATCAAGTTGGATGCAAGCCTAACACAGCCTTCCGTCAGTACCAATGACATCGTGGCTGGTGATTTCCGATTCCAAGAAACGAGTCAATACGTCTTTAGTCGGCAGCCTGCGTTCGGGGTGGAAAGTATCTCGTCACTCAACACAGGTGCGGTCCTCGAAGAGGGTACAAACTACCAACTTTATCGGGTCGAAGACCCGTTGCTGGACGGCTATTCGACGCAAGCCCAAGATTACATCGAGATCACTCAGAGCGGGGGCGTGCCCTCCGGGAACACTTTCGTAGTCAATGATGAAAATCATGTCTTAGTGGGTGAAGCTCCTGAACCCCTTGAAAACTTGGGTGTTAATCCGATCAGTGTTCGTGTCTTTAGTTTGGACCGCCTCACAGAATACGATGGCCCTAACTCAGCTTCACCTGATTTCTTGATCCAAGAGGGTGACGAAACGACACCCCTCGAAATTTTCCGGGTACCGTCCGGGTCAATCGGTAACGGTGAAGAGGTGAGCGTCGATTACGAGCACGACGAAAACTTTGAAGTGGAGTACACGATCAACAACCTACTTGATCGTGTTCAGGGGGCTATCAACAAACAGCGGCATATCACGGCGGACGTCTTAGTCAAGCAAGCCATTTCAAATGAAGTGGAACTTGAAATGACCGTCGTCTTGGAGCCGGGTTCCTCCAGAGCCCAAGTGGATGCGGACCTCCGAACCAACGTAAGTCAACTGCTCAACAGCAAAGCGATCGGCGAACCCGTTTACCAATCGGATGTGGTGCAAGCGATCGAAAACACGACCGGTGTTATATACGTGGTTATGCCTTTTGCCCGTATGGCTCTTGCCGATGGGTCGCTGATTATCCGGGAGCCGGTTAACAACGATGCCACGTTCCTAGAGCAGCAAGGCAACGCTAAGGTTTACGTCCTCAAAGACGGCCTCAATTACCCCACGGTGGCCGGTGGTGGAGATGTTTCCCAACACCACGGGGTCTTCGAAGATACGCAAATGATGGATCTCGTAAGCTCGTACAACGACCTATTTAATGAGGCAGGCAAAGCATTAGTCGTGGGGGCCGATGGTCTTAATATCGCCGGGTATAGCGACGACGCCACGTTGACGGCTGCGGGCTATGCTACAGCCACTGAGCGGGAAGCCCGGCGCAAAACACTGACAGCTAACCGCATCTTCTTCAGTGTGGATGGCAATGATTCCCCGGAAAACCACACGTATGCCGCCACTTACGCCGTGAACAGAGATAGTGGTTCCAAATCTATCATGGTCACTGACGTAACCTATCTCGAACTCGGAAACTTTACGATCACATACCAGCAGAGTTAAGATGGCCAACGGATTTAACAACGGAAAGCAAGACCCGTATCCTTTGGTAGAGGAGGGGAAAGGGTACCAGAAACTTCTCATATCGAGAAGTCAAGCGGTCCTCAACGCTTTAATCAACCTGCTGCCCTCCAACTATGAGTCTAGCGTCGTAGGCCCGAATTACACGGTCTACATGAAAGCAATGGCTACGGAGTTGGCACGCATTACGATCATCCTAGAGCGCCTCGGCACAGACGTGTCTTTTGATGAGGTGCGATCTGAGTTTCTCTGGGAGACGGTCGGGTACCTTGTTTTCCTGAACCAACAGTTGCCAGACCTCGAATTCGACGACGAGAGCTTTCGGGATTTCCTCAAAGCGGTCATCGAAATTTACTTTGAAGGGTCAACACCTGCGGCAATTCGCAAAGGCGTCGAGCTATTCACTTCCGAAGAATTCACCATTCGTGAGAACTTCGAAGATGCACGCCAAGAGGGCAGCCCGCTTGATGTTAGTGATCAGTTTGGGTTTTCGCTGGACTTTGACCTCCAAGCGAAGTTCCCGAAAGACGTTTTCCGTTTCGACAAGAACCTCCGGTTGTTGATCGAGATCATCCGCCCGGCGCATACACTTTACCGCCTCCGCTTTATGTTCGGTGAGGACGCGGATCTCCTGAACAATGTGACCGACGAAATGCGGATGCACCTCCGCAACTATTACTATGACGATGCTCGTGGGTATTGCGCGGGTATGGCGGGTTTCGATAGTACATCCGGGTATATCGAATTAGGTAGCCTCAGTGTACTCAAAGACGACGCCACAGACAAGCCCTTGGCTTCCGTTTCGGAAGGCGCAACCCTCTTGATTGAAACCTGCCTTAACAGTGGGCGTTACACCGTCGTTGGGCACCCTACCTCCAATTCGATCAAGGTCTTTCCGAAATTCGAAGGGGCGGAGGACCCGGTATCTTACCACGTCGAAGTGGACCGCCTCGGACGCAAAAAAGAGCTACTGGTCGAAGAAGATGTGTCCAGCCAGTTCTACGATACATCCCGGCTTACCGTAGATGGAGGTGGGCCTTATACCGTCACCGAAATGACGGACACCACACTAACCGCCTCGTCCAACGGTAGCGACGTAGAGTACGTCTGGGACCTTGATGGGGATAACGTATATGATGATGCGTCGGGAGCCTCTGTGACGTACACAGCGCCTTCTGGACCCGCTGAGATAACGGTATGGGTAAAGGGGACCGACCAGCGGGGACGTAAGGCCAAAGATAGTGCCGTTATTGTAGTACTCGATCAGCATCAAGTTCAGATGCTCGGCACAGGTACGTTGACGATCAACGATGTTACGTGGTCCACGTCAGCTTCGGCCTTGATGAACGGTTCAGGTACCCTTGCCCCTTCGCCTACGGTAGAACACCTCGCCTCTGTTTCAATGGAAGGTGATTCTCTCATGGAAGTGATCCTCGGGCGCAACCCAGAGGACCCTTGCGCTATCTCAATGTATGGCTTGGCTTTCGTGGAAGTTGAAGCGTTTTTGGATCACAAAGGAGACGCTGATTTAACAGGAACGGCCTCCTTGGGTTCAACCCCCGTCATGGAAATGTTCAGTGCTGTAGATATGGTGGGGGCAGCTATTACGGATATAGGTGTCACCCAAGTGTTAAGGGTCTCGGCGGCTATGACGGGATCCGCTACCACCGTAACCAGCCCAACAGCCATCGCCTCGGCAACGGTAACTATGGCGGGGTCTGCCACGACCTCGGTGGAAAGCGAAGAAATTTCCACAGCATCCGTCTCTATGGTGGGATCCGCATCTATAACAACAGGTGCTCAGGCGTCTACGCCAATAACCACCTCCATGACGGGGACCGCAACGATTTCCGTCGATTCGACTGTAACACAAGACGTTTCCGTTTCTATGACGGGCACAGCAACGACAACAATCGATTCAACCTACACAATGGATCCAACCTCCATTGCCGGGTTGGTTTATTGGATCGACCCCAGCGACAAAGATACCATATACCAAGATCAAGGGGGTACGGTAGCTGTAACTACAGATGGAGATCCCGTAGAGCGGATCGAAGATAAGTCGGGTAATGCTAACCACTTTACGAACGAATCCGTAGTACCTTATTGGTCAGAAACAGGGCTCAATAGCATTGGTAGTTTGGGGTGGGATGCCACTACCCGATACCTGTATGCTAACAGTGTAACGCAAGTGGATACAGGCGCTCCCATTTCAACCTTTGCTGTAGCCATCACAAATGTTGAGGATGAAAACTACATCCTCAACCACAGCTATTCAGACGGATCCCCGGAAAGCCAGCGCCTTTTGCAATTGGGAGCGAGTTCCGGGGACTGGAACCTAACAGGTTTCGACTCGCTAGGCACAGGGCACACGGCCACGATTTCGGGACAAGTCGGAAAAGCCTACGTTGTGAACATTGAATGGGATACTTCCAACAATCTGTATGCCCGTACCAGACTCGGCACCGGGTCTAACCTCGGTAATGCCGACGCATCACCTACCTCAAACACGTACATCGAGCTGGGTATGGCCCGTGATGGAACCAACACAAGGGTGGGATATTTCGATGGACTATCTGGGGAGATCATTTGCTATGCAAGTTCCCTATCAACCTTAGATGAAACCCGATTGCGCCAGTACCTGTCCGATAAATGGCTCTGATCGGTTTTCTGTTTGTAACCTCGAAGTAATGGAAACCGGAACTTTCAAGGAGAATAGTTATGTCCCAAATGACCAATTATTTGGAAAATGCACTGGTCAATCACGTGCTTCGCAACACGGCATTGACTTCGCCCACAACCGTGTACCTAGCACTTTACGATGCTTCCCCTACCGATACAGGTACGGGTGGTACTGAGATCACAGGTACGGGCTATAGTAGGCAGAGCGTAACGTTTACGGCACCTACTAACGGATCCACTTCAAACTCCAGCACACTTAGTTTCACGAACGGTAGCGGCGGTAACTGGACGATTGCCGCTGTTGGTATTATGGATGCCAGTAGTGGTGGTAACATGCTCTTTCACGGCACCCTAACCGGAGGCAGTAAAACCGTTGCAGACGGTGATACCATCACGTTCAACGCTGGTGATCTCGACATCACGCTTGCTTAATTGAGCGTTTCGGGCTTGATGGGTTCTTGGCGGTTCACTTCGTCCATCACGTAATCGCCCCACATGAGGACCACTTTGTTACGGTCCGTATCGTGGGATACCAGAGCAACTTCGGTTTCCGCATCCACCGTCGTAACCAACACTGACCTCCCATTATAGGGTGGCGGATCTCCCGGAAGAAGGGGCACGGTCGCAATTGTGATCGCGTCCCTTTTTTCTATGGTGCTCAGGTCGACGGGTGGTTCTTCGAACCCTACGTACATGAAATCGTCATGCTGCCGGATCACGGGAAGCATCATGCCCGGCTCATATCCCGGAACCGCAAGTGCCGTCAAAAAATTGACTTCCAGCATCGAGTTTTTGAGAAGGCCAATGTCCCGGAGCATTAGGAACATTTGCTGGTAGCGGTGGATATGGGTGGTGAACCCTTCCATAAAAACGGCCCTATCCACCTTGAGGGTTTTATCGTCCTCGGCGATAGGGCCGGTCAAAAGTTCGTCTACTTGGTTTTCGAACTCGTCTTGGAGTTCAGTGAACAGACCACCTAGACGGTCGGATGGAAAAAAGATCGCACTATCGTCAGACATACAGACTCCCTGTAATTCAGATGGGCAGCCGATCGTGTACGTCTTAGTAGTACGTCGTGTCAGTTATTCTGACTGCTCTTTTGCTTTTTGTTTCGCGTCGAGGATTTCACCCTTGATGCCACTGTACAACTCATGTTGCCACATGACGTCGAAGAGGATCACACTTTCACTGTTATAACAATTCATTATCAATGCAAAGTCCGCTCTAGTATACTGATCTTTAGCGTACAAAGCAAGGGCCTTTTGTTCCTCTGAAGGGTCCACGGGATGTACCTCTTCGAGGCATTCGGCCAACATGTCACGCACCTCATCCGCACGGGAACGACATTTCGCAAGCCAATCTAGGTATTGCGTGTGGTACTTTTTGTAGTACTCCAGCGTTTCCTCAGACGTCGAACCCTCGTCGATCAAGTAGGTCTTGAGGGCTTCCCATTTTTCGAACTCAGGCTTGCCGAAACATATTTTGGTGACAGTTTTAATCGAACAACTGTACCGGAGCGCGAACTCCCACCGCCACCGTTCTGTTTTAGCCTTGACCCGGTGAACGATACGCCCGTCCTTTTCGAAGCAGATCACACCCCCTTCCGGCAACCAATCAGCATCCTCTAGGCCCAACACTGTTTCCACCGCCTCCGCCAGTGTTGTATTCTTGGCAAGGTATTCCACCGGCTTACAGTTGTTATCCTCGGCCCACTCCATCACGCGGTCGTTGGTCCAATACGTGTGGGTGTCCAAGTCAAACACCGAAAGCACAATCAGATCTTCTCGGTCCCCATATTTAGTGACGCCCGATTCGCATTCCGGGTGCAGAGCTTCACAAACGATGGTTTTACCGCGAATCACCTCGGGATCGAGCAACGCGGGGTACTGGTCCTCAGCGATGCGTCGAATAGCCCCGACATAATCGAAATCCGCGCCGTGGACATTGATATCCACACCTTCGAGCATACTACGGGTCGATACGTAAACCTCACCGTCGTACTCGAAGATTTGCGCCATGTAACCGTCGTCTTTGAACGGCAAACTTACGCGCAGCGCTTCATCTTGCGCAAGGGCATGGGTTACCTCGTCGACCTTACCCTTTTCGCCGTGGTTGTAAATCTTGAGCAAGGGCAACGACACCACCTCATAAGGATCACGTCGGTAAACGATGCCCTTGGCGTAAAGCTGGTGCTCCCATTCCGGCGTGAACAGGATGCTGGAAGCATTCGCAATCACAAGCCCATTGTCGTGATCTCGCTGGTTAAGCATTTCATCGCCGTCGATAAGCGACAAGACCTCCTCCGGGTTGTCCCGGAGCTTACCCAAGAGGTAATCGATATGTACGTTCGTTACAGCTTTCATGCTATTTTCTCCGCCACCCATATCAAGGGGTGGTAAATCCACAACACAGTATCATTGATGCGGTCGAATATGCCCTCTCTCAAATCCCACATGTGGTAGATTGCACCCACGAAAATGAGGGGCAACGTGACCGGCAGCACTAACAGGCAATAGGCCGCCAGTGCAAGGAGCCCAATCACATAAACAAAGGGCGTAAGCGTAAGCAGCACAACCGCCAGTGCCTTTTTCCAGAGGGGTGAACGATTAATGGCTATCCGCATAGTATACCTCTTTCGCTTCCACCTGTACCACTTCCCGCTCAGGCCACCTCAGAGCCGCCAAGGTGTTTCCCTTGACGCAAGACGTATCCACGCAACAGTAGTGCTCATGAACGGTCGGGTCGTCCATCCAGTAGTGTCCAAAGACAACAAACTCGGGGCCTTCGTAATCCCTCCACCATTCGATTCGGGAATTATCCGGGCCGCCACGGAGGCCGTACATACGCAATTTGGCCTTGCCATTGAACGCATGGACAGCAACGGCTTCACCACCGTCCAGTTCGATCTTGGTAGGCACTTCCTCTAAGAGGAATTCACCTAGCTCGGTTCTGGGGCTATCGAACGGCCACCCTTGCTCAAGCTCGGAAACCGTTTTCTGTAACCCGTGTGCGATGGAAACGGGGTTGCCTTTCATCCATCGGAACAGCTTGTTGTCGTGGTTGCCTTGCACCCACAGGGCTTTGCCCGCTATCCAATGGAAATAGGCAAACTGCAGGGCGAGGCTGTTATAATACCCACGATCTGTGATATCCCCCACCAGCACAAGCATCCGCCCTTCGGGGTGTTCGTACAGGCCATCTTCACCCATAACGTAACCGAGCTTTTCAACGAGTGCGATTAGTTCGTAGTAACACCCGTGGACGTCGCCTACGGCGTCGAAGTGGGTAACGTGTTTTGCGTCGAGTGTCGTCATGGTTGCACACTATTCCATTTATAGTTCGTATCAAGTGATATCCTTAGACGTATGCTTATACCCTACTTATCGGATGTAGTCAAATGAAAGACCTTAAAGATCGTCTCATCAAGCTCGGCAAGGTGCGTAAGGATTTGCGCCCCCACCTTCGGCCTGTTTTGGCGGAGTTAAAAAAGCAAGCTGCGTCGGTGCGGGTGCCGGTCACTATGTCTCAGACCTTCCGTCAGATGGAGTGGGAATACATGCACGAGCTTGGGCAGGTGATCATGGCCGAGTTCAACAAACAGGTATCCCGTGAGTCGCAACTCCACAACATCGAGCCTGCTATGGATTCCCGGTTCGGAAATGGTTTCGAGATCACCTACACAACACCTTCGGGTGGTAAGCATTCCACGAAAGTGAAATACGGTTCGAAAGACACTCTGAAAGATTTCGTAGGCTATCTCGTTGATGAGTTTGGTGACTGATTTTACCCTTTTAAGCCGCAACATAGGAAACCCAAATGAGCAACCTAAAAGACCAACTGATTAAACTAGGCGCTAAGAACAAGAGCCTTCGTCCACATATACGTCCTGTGCTAAAGCAGATCACAGGTAAGGAAGCCGCAGGGTACAGTGTCACCGACTTTGACGACGTGCCCGGCCAACTGGCCCACGCCTTTCAGAAAGCCGAGTACGCTAAAGCCAACCTTGAGGGCGAACTAAATAAGCTGATCAAAGGTATGGAAGCTGGCGAAGATCCTCGCCGCCTCAGCCGCCGTGTTCAGCAAGCTAAAGGCCAGTCGGGTGATCTAAAGGCCGCCGCTACTTCCCTTCACAGTATGCTTGAAGACCTACAGCGAAGCCTGTAACCTGATGATCTTTTGCGCGGGAAACTGACTCATGGCTGAAACCAAATACAAAAATAAGCGGGAGACCGATGAGGGTACCACTGTGTATGAGTACTCCGACAAACAGGTCCAACACCGCAACCGTGAGAAAGCCAAGAAAGTCGAGCAATTAAGCAAGAAGATTGACGACCTCCGCAAACAGGTCAAAAAAGATCTCGCCAGCGACGACAGCGTAACGAAGCTCAAGGCCCTTGCTGTAGCCTTGATGGACCAGACCTATGAGCGTATCGGAAACGAAAATTCAGCCGAAGAGCGCGGGCATCACGGGGTCACGGTGTGGCGCAAAAAACACGTCAAGTTCAACGGCAATAAGGCCACGATCAAATACACCGGTAAGTCAGGTGTAGATCACACCAAAACCGTGGACGACCCGAAAGTGGTCAAGGTCCTGAAAGAATTTACGAAAGACAAGAGCGGTGACGATTTCGTTTTCGACTGTGGGGATGAAGACGACACTTGCGTTCGCGCAAAAGACGTCAACGATTACCTATCCAAGTTCGATACCACTGCGAAAGATATCCGGGGATACCACGCCAACCGCCTGATGCAAGAGACACTCAAAGATCTCCGCAAAAAGGGCAAGAAGTTACCCGATGATAAGAAAAAACGGGAAGAGTTGCTTAAAGAGGAATTCGATAAAGCACTGGAGATCGTCGCCGGTGAAGTGGGCCACGAGGCCGCTACATTGAAAAGCAACTACCTTGTACCTGCCCTTGAGGACACGTACATGGATGGAGGCAAAGTGATCGACAAGCTAGATAAAAAGAAATCCGCCGCTATGAAAACAGCGCGCAACTTAACCCTAGCCCGTTACGTAGCACAGCGCTATATGCGCAAATCCCGCACATCAACACGTAACCTTAACGAACTCTTGGACGCCAATCAGGTGTACATGGGGCCGTTGGACGAGGGGATGGTCGAAGCGATGGATGCAGCGGGTGTCGACGAAAGCATTTTGTCGCTGATGCGTGATAGGATCAACGACCGGAACGGCAATTAAGATCCGTTTTCATCCCCTACAGAAAGGGGGGTTGCCGCATCCGGGTCCGGGACATGAACAAGGACCAGAACCCGCCTGAATCAACTGGCTGAGTTTGCCTAATCGCTTGAGCTTCGGCGGCGTGTATTTCATTAGTGGTCCTTTTCGAAAACGAAATGCTGGTCGCTATCGTAAGGATCATCGAACTCCTTATAGACTTGCAGCCGTGTCGCATTCAGGATGCGCTTGACTTCGGCGATTTCCTCAGCCGTTACAACGATCCGATTGGAGACATGGACCTTCAGTTGGTGTCCCGTCTCTTTACCCAAATGCTCGATCTTGATACGGTTGTCAAACAGGTTTTCGAGTTCGCCTTGAATCCGCTCGAATGCTTCGTCCCGTGATTCAGTCATTGTCCTGCTCCTTGTAGTTGTAAACGACGGTTCGATCCATCCCTGCTACTTCTTCCAGCACTAACTTACGCGGCCCTACCTCTTCCCCGTAAACCAAAAGCGTGTTGCGCCTGTTCGGCACATGATGCTTTAGTTCCCGCCAACTGACGTGGATCCAAAAGTCTATCGGACCACACGCTGACATGTCTGTATTACAGCCCAGATACACTACGGTTGGTGCGTCCTTTACAAGCCCCACCAGACTTCGGAGGTACTGCTGTGGCCACGATAGGAAAACCACGCCTTCGGTGATAGGCTCCAGATCATGAAAATAGGCTTGCCGGTACTCCAACCGTTTCGGGTGCTTCCGAACAGGTCCATCTGTATCTATCGGTGCCGGGTTCCGGTCGATAGCAATGACTTTGGACGCACCCATGTCCCGTAACTGGTATGCCAAGTCGCAAGAGCCAGCCCCCAAGTCGTAGACAACTTGGTCCTGTACTACATCCCGGAGGACGGCCTCTTGCGCTTCTGTTAGATGACCTTGCATGTCAGTCCGCTACGGTAGTCCATTCGCTGTAATAGTCGACGGCTTCGCGAGCCTTACCCCGGATTTCGTCGGCGTCCCATTCCTGTGCCTCTTTGTTTCCCCCGGCCAAATTGTGTACCAGACGGCCCGGCGATAGTGGTGAAGCATCTTCACCCGCCGACGCCAAAACGGCCACTAGGATATGGGTGCATTCGCTGTTAGCGATACGGTTGTACTCGGGAGGCTCGTCCTGAACATCGGGGTCGTCGAGGTAAGCGTCCCTCGTGTAGACGACCGCTGAGAGCGACGTGGCAGGTTCCGCAAGTTCCCGACGTAGGAACAAACGCACCTTCCCCCTGTAACGCCTTACGACGTAATCCTCGGGGTTCTGTGTGTGTTTTCCGACACCAGCACTGACTGCTTCCAGCACTTCCGGCTCAGGGTCGCTGAGATTGATAAGGGCTTGCCCCGGAACGCGCTGGTCTTCGAAATCGGTCTGGTTGATACCACGAGCCAAGGCTGCCATGAACCGGTTGGAGTTCGTGACCTTGGAGCCAATCGTCTCATCGTCGAAAGCCGTGACGATTTCAGCGAGTTCGATCTTGCGGGTGTCGAGTATTTGGATGTCCTGCGTCATAATGTCGTCCTTCATATCGAAAATATCTTCCATCAAAACAAGCCAATTGATATCCGGCCAGCCTTTCAGCAACAAGTAAGCGCGGCCCACTTCCCAATCATTCATGCGGTCAGTGGTGCCACCATCTTGGTAGTAAAAGTACAGGGCCAGATAATGGAGCCACCCTTTGGGCATGTGCGTGGCTCTGCCTTTTTCAAAGGCCCACGCCAAGATCGCTGCAGAGATGTTTTCCCAGCCGTTCATTCGTTGTCTTCGTCTAGTATGATTTGCCGGAAATCTTCATCGGTCTTATACATGTGAAGGAACCATTTGAATTTTTCGCGTGCTTCGTAAGTGCCGGGCAATGCTTGCGTGAAAATCAGGTAATTCCAGTAACTGCCCCACACGAGTAAAACGCTAGCCCAAAAGTACATAGACCAGTCACCCCCTACCCACAAATCGTGAAGGGGTATAGCTATCATGGCCGCACCGGTGGCCAAGGCAATAGCCTCAAGCAGATAGGTGGCCCGATATATGCGACGGTTTTCGATGTATGTGCGGCATTTTTTCATCGCAAGATCGTGACGTCGCCGCTTTCGGAATCGTATTCGAAAACGCCCGTCCACTTTTCGGTATCGTCGAGGACATTTTGCCGCGCATGGGCGAACCGTGAGGAGTGCTTTTCGATAACCCATTCCGGCACTTTACGGTCCCGGCTGGCGTTCCGCTCTTTACACAGTTCTTCGTCCGCTTTGATTAGGATGGCGTAGGAAGGCAACCCCTTAACCACCGGGCCGTAGTATGCCTTGCGGTTCTGACGCTTGAGGTTGGTCGCATCCAGAATGGTCCGTTGTCGGTACTCCGACCGGATCTTTACGATGTCGTAAATCATCTGGAACACGATACCCGTAACCCTTTGTTCCGTTGGGTCGCCACTCAAGACGCCCCGGTAATGGTCGGATGATACGATTTCGGTCGGACCATTAGCCAGTTCGCGAGCCAAGGTACTCTTGCCGCTGCCGGATGAACCAATCATCACAATGACACAGGGGTCAGCCGTGTATTTTTTCAATTCGCGCAAGTTCATGTCTGCCTCCTGTACATTCCATACCATAGCTATCCTGTGCCGTCAATTGTTACGTATCGTTATTCTTCGGTGTCCCAGCTATCGTCGACGAGGCTCCACGGCTCGGGAGGCTCATCGCCGTCTTTGATGAGTACCAGCGTCGAGCACAGGTACGTGAGGATGTAGGGCGCACAGTCACCCGGCTCTTGTTCGGGGTTGCCCCCGTCGTCGAAACAGACGTAGCACTCTTGGCACTGTAGCGTTTCGTTTAGCCACGTCCTGACGACGATACCCGTTTCGCCACTACCTCCATGATACACTCGGTCCCCTACCTTATGCAAGGGGTGGCCAGTAGCTTCGCAGTCTTGGACGCAACGGGGATCAAACTTTTCCGGGTTTCGGATGGTGCTCATTGGTCACCGTATGAAAAGGGTGTAACATAGCCTTGTCCGTGTGGTTTTAGCTGTTTTTGCCGTACTGTTCTTTGCACCCCTTAACCCAGATGGTAAAGGATACGCTTTCGATGACTTCACGGGACCAATTCACTTCGATTGCAACCTCTGAGAGGTCGAAGTCTTCGGCTAATACGGACAGATCCAAAGTGGACCAATCCGGGGCTTCAATTTCGGCTTCGCCCCATTCGTAGACACTGACATTAGCTTTCGGGTGTACCCCTTGCGCTACCGTCTTGAGCCGGGCGACCTCTTTTTCGATTATCACGGCTGTCATAGCTCAAATCCCGTATACCCATTGACGATCCGACATGTCTATCTCGACGATTTCCCCGTCGACCCGGATGAAAGCCCGAACTACCTCGGGACCCTCTACCAGAAACGCCTTAACACTCATCCCTTCTAAAATAGTAGTGAGGGATTCGGTATTGACGGCGTGTAGGTCGTCACCGCACAACATGATGCCCGCTGCCTTTTCCGTAGTGGGATCCACCAGTTCTTCGCCCACCAATTCTTCATAAAGCGGGACTTCAAAAACGGTAGCGGCTCTGAGTTCCAAATAACATTTGTCGGCGGCCATTGTGTAAATCCTAGTTAGGGCGCAGGGGGCTCTCACACCCCCGCTACGCCGTTTATATTAGATGCGGAACATTCCCTTCGGACCGTGGCCCAGCTTACCAGCATAGGCGCTCTTGAGGGCTTCCCACGCTTCCGACTTCTGGCTGACCGGGACTTTCCAGACCTTGTTCTCTTTGTCCCAGCGGCGGCCCGTGACGCTCTTGATAGCCTCGATGAAATCGGTATCGAAGGGCGTGTCCAACAGGACCATACCGTCTTCGACCGTGATTTCGACTTCAGCCAGACGCCCACCGATCTTATCGGAAAGCGTTTCGTAACCCATCGCCTTCATGGCTTCGAGGCACATGGTCGTGTCTTCGAGGTGCGTGCCTTCGTGCGCCCAGAATGCGACGGCATGGTTGAGGACGTTGACCGCTTTGCGGCTATCGTCTTTCAGGACGGCGTTCATGGCCTTGTCCGCCAGCGCCGTGTCCGACAGGTTCTGCAGGATGGCCGTGACCTTCTGGGCCGTTTCATCGTCGATTTCGTAGGCGTCTTCGTAGCCGTACTTGCCCCGGCACACCGGGCCGATGCCGAACTCGACGCTCGTGCCGTCGACCAGCGGGCGGTTGCAGCATGAGCAGTGGGTGGGGTTGAGTTTGTATGCTGCCGATTGGGTGTAGTCGCCGTTCGTCATTGTTGTCTCCGTCGTCGTCGTGAATAGTTCTAGTTGCGTTCCCATCTTCACTAACCTATACCCTAGTACCGGAGATCCGTCAAAAGTTTCTTAAAGAAAATCGAGTCGTTTCATTGTGCTTCGAATGAAGTTCGGGAGCGGATCCACTTTACACTTGTGGCTGATGACTATCTCTTTGCGGTCGTATCCGCGCACCCACATAACCCCGTCACGTTTGGGGTCCAAGAGTACCTCCAGCGTAAAGCGGTAAGTGTCGTAGGGAAACAAAACCCGCAACGCCTGACATTTTTTCGTCGTGTTCCATTCCACGAAAATGTTTCGTTCCTCTTCCATGTCCCGACTGAAAAAGTAATCGTCCTTGACTTCACGGACCGTTTCTACCGTGGATTTGATGACGTCGTATTTCATGATGCGCTTCATGTATCCCTCAGTCGGCGAAATATTCGATGACGTACTCGACCAAATAATGGAAATCGTCTTCGTGCAACACGATTGAACGGGGGTTGCAATAGTGTTTGATGGACGCCTCGACCCACTCACGGTTGGGAAGGTACGTGATGTTGCACCCGTCCACGAACTGTTCGATGACTTTTTCGCCGAGGTCCACGAGTTCTAGCTCATCCCGCTTTTCCTCGTACTTGCCCACCGGCTTTCTGTGGGAGGCGTATTCGACAGTGTTCATAACCCTTCCTCGGCACTCAGGTAACTAATCTACTCCTTTATACCTTAGTGTCGAGGGTGTGTCAAAAGAAAAGGCGACCCGGTGAGGGCCGCCTTTGGGGGTGTGCTTTTACCTCCACGGTAAATTGCTGCGGTCGGGAGGGCCGATGGGTATGGGTATTTTTTCGTCTTTACCGCGAACCAAATAGATAGTGTCGCAGCACCACCCATCAAAGTCTGTGATGCCAGAGGTTTCCCAGCTTTGGGGGAAACCGTCCCTTTTGGCGTAGTAACCTAGCGTCATGTGGGGTGTGTAGCCGTACCGCTGCGGAGGCAGCATGTCGACTTTAGATAGGATATCGAGGTAAGTAGCTCGCCAGATATCTAGCCCGGCCCCGTTGATCAGGAGCCAATGTACGTACATGTCGGGTGCGTTGAAAAACCCCGTGCCTTCAACCCAAAGCTCGATGGGGTCCATAAGAGAAGCGGTCCTTTTACAGACCTGTAACAGTTGCTCCGCTTGTTCATCATCGGTTTGTCCGAGACGAACAAGGGTCATGTGCAAGCCGTTGTTAATCACGTCGTCTTGGGCGTGGTCGTGGGCGTGGTCCAACACCACCTTGGGTGGGTAGATCGCCAGCATCGTCATCTGATTGGTGATCGTCGGCGCATTGGCTTCAAAGTCCATGCCGATCTCACCTGTTTAGGTTAGTGGGTTTACTCCCTTCCCCTTGAATATCGGAACAATATCCATCCCCACCTATGCCGTGTAATTAGGCATTGCCACAGAGGTTTTGTGTGATCTCCAGTTTGCGTACCAGTTCGCGCTTTTTCACGATCTCTTCCGCAAGATATTTCTGAAAGACCTCTACCGCCTCTTCCATTTCCCTGAATTTTTTATTTGGGGGCGGGTGGTCTAACATCAACCCGTCGCCCATGATGTACATGAACTGCCACCACCGGTGATCATCAATCACATTGACACGCCCCGTCAAATGTAAGGCGCATATCTTTTCGTCGCCCTTAAAGAGGGTGCCTGTGATCGACACACCGGTAGAAAAGGTAGCGGGTTCCCATTCCATCTCGGGCATTAACGTTTGCGCCTTCTCTAGGCTTATATCTACTGCTGTCTGTTCAGGCATGACGGTAAACGATCCTTCCCTTGGTGAGGTCATAGGGGCTCATTTCCACGTCCACCTCGTCGCCGGGGAGGATGCGGATATTGTGCTTGCGAATTTTACCCGAAATGTGGCACAGAATCTCGTGCTCGTTTTCAAGCTCGACCCGGAACAGCGCATTGGGAAGGGCTTCCGTAACTTCACCCGTTTGTTCAATCATGTCTTCTTTGCTCATGCTACTTACTCTCCGTTTTCAAATGGTTTCGACGGTGTGATCTCGATCTGTCCTTGGTACCTACTACGAAACTCCGCCGATCCGTAGGGTACAATGTCACCTTGGCATGTGGCAAAAGCTACTTGCCCGATCTCCATTTCGGGATAAATCCGAATGGGATGAGCGCATCTGATCTCTAACGTCCACGTTCCATTAAAACCGACGTCTCCCCACCCACCACAGATATGGGATTCAAGTCCCAGCCGGGCGGTTGACGATCTGCCTTCGTACAACGGAACATGCTCTTTGCAAAAAGTACGCTCCAAGGTCCGTCCAAGATACAAGAAGCCCGGCTTTAACACAAGGCCCTCTGTAGGGATACGTATCTTTTCCGCTTCGTTATCTTCACGAAGATCCAATTCGGGGCGCGGGAAACCTAAATTTTCAGCCCAAGAAGGGGCGGCTTTCCACAGGATCCGGTGATACCATTTACAGCGGGCGACCCGGTAAACCATAAGCTCTGGGGCCAGACGCACGTTATAGCTGTTCGGATTGAGGAGCTTCGGATCAAAAGGTTCGATCTCGATGTTACCTCTATGGATGTGATCTACTATGGCTGACTTGGTTAAAAACATGCGTCGCTAATCCTTTAGTAACGGCTTTAGGTAGATATAATACGCGGTCAGGTACTTGGCGTGGCGACAGCGAACGCGCAGTCTGGCCAGTTATTTTTGATGGTGGGTAGGGACTCCCTCGGAAGACCATCTAACAGCACCATGTGGCTCTGCGATACGTAGACCGACGAACACCCTTCCGAAAGTGCCCACTCTTCGATAGTTTCCACTTGCGACGCTTCGCACTGTAGGAGCACACGACAGTGAGACAATTGCGGTTCGGTCATGCGGTCAAACTCTTCCCAATCCCGGAAATCACCATCGAGCGGGGCGTCCGACATGCCCTCCTCAACCGCTTCGAAAGTGTAATCGCATTCGAAATCCGGCCAGAATTTATCACTCCATGCCTGAACGGCTTTCACGATTTCATCTGGAGTCAGAGACGGGCACTCCCAAATCACTGTGGGATTGCTGAATGGATCGGCCACCTCTTCGATGGGGCATCCGAAATCCAACTCGCTCAGGCCGAAATCCCCAGCCACTTTCCATTTTTCCGACACCAATCGAGGGGTCACAAGAGTCATGAGGTACACCTGTGATGGCTGACCCCCTACCGGAATCTCTAACTGTACGTCCGCGTACTGGCCTTGCCTCCCGTTGTCGTAATCAAAGACACGGACCGACGCAGGCATATTTTCAAACCAATGCTTCATGCCCTCGTAATAAATGCGAAGGCATCGGTTATGGTACTCGGTCTCCGGGTTACTTTCCCGGAGATTCGTCTCGTACCAACGCTTCAGTCGATTATAGGACTGGAAGGGAAGTTGCATTACCTGATTCATCTAATCACCCAAGCCCAAGCAAAAGGAGGACCTATTACCATCTCGTATAGGGAGTAATATCAAATAGCTATTGAAACGTCAAAATGGATAACCTACAGCCAAGGGATCAAGCCTTGTTTCTACAAGACATCAGTCAAACGCCTGCTTTCGGAAAAGGCGTCCGCGTTTTCGAAGTGTACCCGGAAACGATCAACGACCTCTACCACAAGGGGTATGTCGACCTTGATGAGGATACCCCCGTGTATCCCAACCAGCCTCTTATTCTTAGAGCGGGTCAACAGTCGGCACTGGCGTATGTAAGTCGGTCCGGCGATCAAATTCTTTGCGTCGACCCTGAAGTATCTTATTTCAAGATCAAGGGACGCAACAAAGAACAAACCCTGCTCCTCAATCTGTTCCAAGATCCCGATATCCGACTCGTGGTTGTTACTGGAGCTGCCGGAACAGGTAAGACCGTTTGTATCGGAGGGTATGCCCTTCACCAACTTTTCCGAGTAGGGGATTACCGAAAACTCACCATGTCAAAGCCCCTTGAGATCGTAACCCGGTCGAAATATTGGGGAACTGTACCCGGAGGGGAAAATGAAAAGTTCGCCCCGTTCCTTAAAAGCTATTCGATCCTATTTGAAGGGTTGATCGGGGAACGCGGAAAAGCGTATGTCGAAACTGCCATGCAACAGGGGACCATCGACTTCATGCCTGTAGAATTGATGCGTGGCGTCAGCCTCAAGAACTCTATCGTGTGGTACGACGAAGCCCAGAACCTCAACCACCACGAAATGGAAACGCTGGGTTCCCGTATTGATGATGTGGGTGGTTCGAAACTCATTTTGAGCGGCGACCTCAACCAGCAGGATGGTCGGATCACTGAAAGCCAAACCGGCCTTTACCGACTCCTAAGCAGCTCCCACTTCTTGAACTCCCCACACACGGCTCACGTTCATCTGGTACAGAACGAACGTGGTGTGATCTCCCAACTATTTTTCGACGTTTTCAATACCAGCGACTAATCTATGGTAGGCCCCCGGCTTCGGGTTGGGGGCCTACTCATCTCCCCTGCTGTACTTCCAGATAGTATCCGGCAATTTCAACGTAATCGTGGCTCGGCAAGAGCACGTGACCAGCGGCTGTGACCTTTTCGGTGAACCTACGAAGATGCTTACGCCCACCTTGATAGGCCCTTCATAGGCGAACACAGACGAAGCGTTATTGTCCCGAGGGGTGAGCGTTTTGATATCTAGCTCTTCGGGGAACACGTCAGTCCGCGCATAGTCCGGCGTCCCTAAGAAAGTGATGCCTTCCCGCCCGTAAAGACCTTCGAACTCTTCGAGCGATATATCATAGGCATAGGCGTTTGATTGCCTGTAGAGCGTGTCGTGGATACCCCACAAGAGGTCGGTAGCCAGTGTAGCTACCGATAGCCCTTCGAACGGATCGTCAAGCAGAGCACGGTCCTCACGCATCGAGAAAAGCGCCGACGTCTTGAACGTAGTTTTTCGTTGGTCTTTTTTCCTAGCTTTTGGCTGCAAGTCTTTAGGGTGTCGCCACGTACTACCCGCCGTATTACTTGACGTATACGTAGTATCTCCGCGTGTCGAATACCACCACTTGTTACCCCCGTAGTCATCGGTGAATGTAGTAGCTCCGCCCCACCTGCCTTCGTAATAAGAGATGTATTTTTGGGTGTTGATATGCCGGTCTTCCGTAAGGAAATCGTAGCGACCCTCCATGTCTAGCGATATTTGCGCATTGAGCCAAGATCGCACCTTACCGACGAGACCTTTCTTGAACCCGTAAACTTCATCTGAAAGGGTCTTTTTGAACGCGGGTGCCGCAAAGAGCAGGGTGAGGTTGGAGCGGACCGTCTGAGACGTCGCATGTAGTTCTTCAAGGGCGGCGTCTAGCTTGGTCTGGATGTAAAACTCAGCGAACGGGTCACGTTCGATAAGCGGCTCGACCATGCTTCGCATCTGTGCGGCTACGAGGTCCCGGACCTTAGACCCTTTACGGTTAAGCAGGATCCAGTCTCTGGCCATCGTGTGTATAAGGGATGCGCTATCACGGTCGAGGTTGGGAAGTCCCTTACGGAGCGCCTCGTGGAATTGTGGGAGGCTTTTGTAATCGGGTAGTTTGTAATCGGCCCAATGACCGAAAGCGACCTTGAAAGCATAAGCAAAGTCACCGTCCTGTTGGCGGAGTTCGTATCGGTAGTGTGCTTGGACACGATCACGTGAAGCCCAGCGGGCCGCCCGTCTTTCGATCGTAGGCTTGACGCTGGGCATTTCACCCTGTATGCGGTCCCGATTTTCCAGCCGTTTCATGCGCTTCGCCTTCCGAGGGGTTTCGTAATACCAAAAAGGGGACCCCAATCTATGGGATCCCCTTTCCAACTTCGGGGTCGTCCCCTTAGTTCAGGTTGTCGGCGTCGGCGTCTTTTTTGCCGAACAGGTTGTTGAGTCGGTTACCCGAACCTCCCTCACCTTCGGCATAAATCACATCGGCCTCTACGACGTCCTCACCGGAAGCGTAACGGGCACGCACACCTTCGCGACGGTTCGCATCCCAGCCTACCCAATCGAGTAGCTCTTGGATTTCCTCTTGCATCGTCAGCACAAGCGGAGGCTTGGTGCGGATGACGTCGAGGATGATTTCGGTCGTGACCTCTTTTTCGTCGGACATGAACGCCTTACGGATAGCATCACATGCCACCTGTTCGATTTCACGGCCCGTAAGCTGGTCGGACGTGTCCGCCATTTCGGCGAAGTCCAGATCGTCCATGTCGCCCATCGAATCGTTCCAGTATTTTTCGAACTGGATACGAAAGCAATCTTCGCGGGCTTGACGTGCCGGAAGCCCCACGAAATATTTCTCTTCGAAACGACTGATAAGCTCGGGCGGCAAGTTGCCGATACCGTTAGCCGTGGCGATGATGAAAATGTCCTCGTCGTGGTCTTGGAACCACGAAAGGAACGTACCAATCACGCGGGCCGTTGTACCGGAGTCGCTGTATGACGAGGACTGGATACCCGCCAGACCCTTTTCGATTTCGTCGATGAACACGACGCACGGGGCCACAGCTTCGATGTAGTTGAGCGCTGCCCGCATGTTGCGCTCTGAATCACCAACCCGGCTGCTGAAAAGGTTGGAAGGATCGAACTTCACGAACGTCACACCCATTTCGTTGGCCAGCGCCTTTGCGATAAGGGACTTACCGCAACCGGGAACGCCAACCTGTAGAAGGCCGCGAGACACGGGGACACCGTACTCTTTGCCTTCGGGGGTCCATGCCGAACGGACTTCGTAGAGGCGCTCTTTGAGCTTGTCCAGACCGGCGATATCGTTGAAGTCGATATCGGTTTCGAGCAACTCCAGAAGGCTGGTTTTCTGGATGATACCCTTGCGGTAGTTTTGCATGTCCTCAAGGGTCACACTCAAGTCTTGCGCCGCTGCGTAATGGATGATGGTTTCCTTGATTTGGAAAACCGTCAGTCCACGGCACGCTTCCACAAAGGTCTGCGGAATGTCGTCGCCTTCACGATCGGAGGGCAGTGTGAAACTCTGGTCGTAGCTCTGGATCACCGCTTCGACCGATTGCAACACCTTCAGAATCAATTCGTCCGAGGGTGCATCGAAATCGTGGACAACCGCATAGGGTTCGAGTGCGTGCGGAACCTTGCCCGTCTGACTCACCAGAACCACGGTTCGGGTTGCCCGATCGTTGTGCGACGAAGACACGGCGATGTTCTTGAGCCGACGCTGAACCTGTTGGTCTTGCATGAACCGATCGGCGTCCAACATGACGTAGTACAGGCTGTTCTCGTCCGGTGCCTGCGGCGTCTTGTACATGTTGATGAGCGCCTGATGGACATTGACCGTATCCTTGTCCGTGGGGTGGTTCAAGGCGTTCCACTCGTCGATATAGCGGCCCGATTCCATCATGCCGAACGTGACGTTCCAGACGAACATCTCGTCCTTTTTGCCGATGGATTTGTGCAACTCTTCGATCAAGCGGTCTTCCTCGTGAGTTTTAATGACGAGGAGACGCGGTAGGGACCGAAGATACCCTTCCAATTCGTTATTCATTTACTTTCCTTAATGCGTGTCGTAGTGGCTTCTTGGTACGTATCGTATTGTACTGGATTGGGAGGGCGTGTCAACCGCCTATTTCAAGGGCGTCTTACCCATGAGTTCATAGGTTTCTTTGTCACTCATGTTTTCGCGCTTTTCCCATTCGGCAGGCTTTTCCTCGACGTAGGGTACACGGCTTACTGGAATTTGTTTCTGTACCGTTTCGCAGTCGAGGATAAGGGCCAGTATTTCATCCCCTTCAGGTCCACAGATAAGCATGTTGCTTTCGGTACCACACCCACCACACAGAACCCGAAGATCCTTTCCGGCAGACAAGACGTGGTGCGCCCAAATGCTGTTCTCTTTACTGTCTTTACTGATAGGGGTTTCCCGGAAATCCACGTCGGCGTCAGTGAAAACAAGCTCTTTCGGGATCCCCAGAGAAATACCTACAGCGAGGTCGTATTGAGGGTCCGCGATGTATAGGACAGGTTTCCCGCAATCACACACGTATTCTTTGCAATCGTATTTTTCGTCTGTGAGCGTTTCGTTGACCAGAAGGTCTTGTGGGGTAAGCATCGTATCACCTCGTAGGGGATATAAAAATAGGGGCAACGTTGCCGTGCCCCTACCTTACCCCTAACGTCCGCCCCGTGTCAAAGATAATCAATCTTCCAAGTTCCATTCCGTTTTGGGATGGGCTAGGAATCCGATACGGTCTTTCGGGATGGGTTTGTCGACGTGCTCATGCTTGACAGTCAGGACCAAGAGGCCGCCGTCTTTGCAGATAACGTATTGGTTTTCGTGGTCGCATTCGGGACAGGCAAACGAATAGATGTTGCCCGTAGCCAGTACGTGTCGCGACCAGAAACCTACCTCGCCCTTGCGAATTTCACCCTTGAGTTCGGTGAAAATCAACTCGATAGGAATCGAAGTTGATAACCCCACTTCGAGATCGTATTCCGGCTCAATGATGTTGAGAATGGGGGCTTCGCAGTCCGAGTTTTCACACGGAACAGTGAGACAGAGATAGTCGGATTGCGTAAATGGGCCGTTCGAGGTAATAGCAACCTTTGCGGTCCCAAAACGCCCTGCGGAAGAGACGATAGGTCCATCGTCTTGGTTTTCCGTCTGTTTGGTCTGGGCGTTCTCGATGAGACGCTTGAAACGGCTCATAATAAACCTCGTGCGAATATGTTCTAGTATTTAATTTTGACAACCCCGAACCACTAGGGTATATGTTAGTGGTTCGGGGTTTCGATCCAACCCCTAAAGGCTAGACCCGGTTCGATTTAGAACGATGCTCGCGAACGAATCACGATATCGCCTTCATCGATGACGTCGCCGAACCCTTCGATGTAGGTTCCAGCGGACGCTTCGAAAGTCTCGTCGACCTGATGGCCTTCGAGCATCATGGTATCGAGCGCGAGGTTCTTGTTGTACACCTGAAAGAGGCGGTTCTGGACGAAGTTTTTCGCGTTGCGATCATCTTCGTCGAAGTGAACTTCTTGCGTATCGGTGTTGACACCCGCGCCAGTGTACATGAAGTTCTGGCCTTCAGCACCTTTCACGCGGAACCAAGCGCCTTCCTTGCGGAAGTTGGCTTCCAGATCGTTGAGCGACTGCTCAACAAGTTCTTCACGACCCATCTTTGTTTCAATAGTAATGCGTCTCGACATGTCGATTACCTCTAGTTGGGTAAAAGGGCTTGTAGCCCGTTAACTACGGGCTTACTCATGTAAGCCCTATTCCCTGCAGGGGAACTCTGTGAATTTTGCGATGAATCAGTCGATGCCGATGTGGCCAGTCTCGTGGACCGGCGCGCAATCGCCATCCGGCAATTCTTCATCGTCCGTGATGGTACCCATCTTGCGGGCCGCCACGTAGATGTTTTGGCACAGGTGCTGACCGCGATCAACCACCTGCTGAATGACAGACCCGTCCTTTTTGATGACGGTGATGTACTCCATGTCCCCATTGTTCGCCATGCGAATTCTCCTAGTCGTTCGTGTAATTAAACCGTTTTAAGGGACCCTAACGATACCGTACCGTTTAGGGTGTGTCAATCCTTTTCTTCGGATTCGCTACGACCTTTATACTTATCGCTACGACCCTTGTCAACCTTCTCTGTTTTATCTACCAGCTTACCGTCCGACGCCCGCACGACTAAAGTCTCCTTTCCCTCTGAGGGAATGGACCATGCGTCTTTATTGGGCTGCTGGGCCTTTTGGGAAGGTTTCATAACCTCCTCCTTGGGCTTCAGAAGGATACCGCCTTCCGGTACTTCGGTATTGTATCCAGAACGTGTTGAATCCGCAAGCTCTTTCTTACCCTCTTTAGCGGGTGGCGTAGGTTGATCTCTTTTCGCCACCTGTACTGGTTGCTGAGGTGTGTCCGGTTCGGGTTCTGATACTTGCGGTTCCGGCTGTGGTTCTGGCTCCTGCTCCTGTACAACATTTTCCGGGGGTTTCGTATTCGCTACGTCCTTTCCTTTTGCTGTTGCTAGCCGGTTGACCGAATCGTCTATTTTACCGCTATCATGGTTTTCTGACGCCGGGTTTGCCCGATGTATGATCGGTTCCTTTTGTTTCGGCTCAGGTTCCTTTTTGCCTTGGAACTGTTGCGGCTCCTCAAAACTATCCCACGATTGCAAGCGGACTTGCTGTTTTTCGTAAGATTCAAAGGCTTGATCTGCCAGCGGCTTGTATTCGGGGTCCTCTGGATTCACAAAATCCGGGGTCTGCAGCGCTTTGACTTGACGGTCCATCCGCTGTTGCCATTGCAAATCATTCATTCGGCTGCGCTTGCAAGACGGATTGAGGCACCTTTTACAGTACGCCTCCATGAAATCACCAAAGCTGGCTTCCACACCCGTATCATCCATGCACTGATCAATATAGTCGTCAAGCGGGTTCATCATCACCTGCTGTGTTATGTCCAGTCTCGTCGCATATAGACCACTTTTACAAGGGAATTACCGGACTTCTTCGCCGTACAGGCCGAAGAAACGGGCCAGCGTTTCGAACTCTTTAGGCTCAATGAGGTGCTTATCCTCTTCCGAAATGATCACTTCCCCTTGCCAATCCAGTAAGCAAAGAGCGTAACTCCCCTTACCCTCGGCGCGGAAAAAATCGAAAATCTGATAGAGATAGCGCATCATTGTTCGGATATGGATCGGGTCGTTGCCATTATAAAGCCCCGGCCCATTCGCCAGTTGGTACGTGAAAATAGGACCATTCGCCCCTGTGCGCCCTTTCGATGAGCGAGCCTCTTTGATCGACATATAAAACTCCCTGATATTGCTGTACGTGATTTCAGGCTCCGGGTCCGTTTCCACGTCCTCGGTTTCCGAAGGTTCTTCGGTAATATCTTCCGGCTCGGGGTCAGGTTCGGGTTCCGGCTCGGGGTCGCCTTCGATCACGGTTTCGTTACCGTCGTCGTCAATGTACCACATGCCCGGTTGCATTTCGATATGATTCCACAAGTAGCGCGGAACCTTATCCTCAGCCTTACCCGTCTCCGGGTTAAGCGAATGCATAGCGTACCAGTTGTATGCTACGTTGAAATTCTGTCCAACTTCAACGTCACAAGACAGCGGGACCGGCCACTTCATCTTGTCCCCAAGCTCGGTCATGATATCCGTAATCGCCGGGAACAGCTTGTCCATGTACTCGTTGCGAATCTCGAAAACAAGCTCGTCGTGAACAGTAATGATCAGACGGCAATCGTCAAGGTGGCCCTCACTTTTCAGATATTGGTATACGCGGCCCATGCAATACTTGGTAAGGTCGCCGGTGGCCGTTCCCTGAATGATACTGTTGATCGCGTTACGCTCGGCCTTAGAGCTAATCCACCCTTCGCTGTGGTCAATATCTCCTAGCCGCATCATACGACCCACACCGGTGGCTACCTCTTTGTTTGCCTTGCACCGTTTGATTACTTCGCCGAACCATGTGTTAAGACGAGGCAAGCCAGACAGGACTTTGTTCCGAATGAACGTACCTTCTTCACGGCTCACACCGGTTGATCTGGCAACCGCCGATCCCGAACCACCGTAAAGGATAGCGAAGTTTGCGCCTTTCGCTTTCTGGCGGTACTGCTTGAAGTCAGGCTTGTTGGTTACGTCGTCACCGAAAACAATCTTGGTGGTAAGCGTGTGGAGGTCACCAATCTTGTCCGACCCGCAATTAGTGCAAGTGCCGGGAGGCTTGTTTGGGATCTCATATTTCTTGAAGCCCAACGGGTTATCCGGCGTCAAATCTACGGGTTCACCGAACTCGGTATCGCATTTACTGCACCGATAAAATTCTTCGATCCACTTCGGCTCTTGCGAAATGGATGCAGCGACTCTTAGCTCGACACCGGACTGGTCAATAGCGGCAATGGAGAAGCCTTCACGGGCGATAATTGCTGGCCGGGCGGAGGCGTCAAGGGATAGGATCTTGACGTTGATTTCGCCGTCTTCAGGCTCTTCTCCGTGCTGGCATTCCTCTACGAACGGGCACCCTTCGCATGTGGACCGGACGCAATACTCTTGATCTTCGAGCGGGTCACGAACGAAATGGTTGTTGTACAGTCGGATCAAGAAATCATTTTCGACGAACTCCACGAAGTTCTCATACAGGGTAGGATCTTCCTCCCCATCACCTTCCGGGCGGCGGATGATCTTTTTGCCGCTGAACTTACCGACATTGTAACCCGCAGGCATCGACTGGACGTTGATACCACTGTAACCTTGATCGGGCTTACCTTTCGATGCCGCATAACGTCCCGTATCGACGCGGTTAGGTAAGAACGAGAATCGGATCGTGTTGTCGTTTAGGACATGGTTAGGGTACGGACGAGTGCCGTCTGGTTTGATATACCCGTCTGTGTTGTATTGCAACGGGCGCAGGTACGTGCCGTCGACTTTCTGTAGCTTGCGGAAAGCTGTGATCTTCTTGATGAACGGCAGTTTATCACCCACCTTCTCCGCCAGTTTCGTGATCACGTCGTCAGAGGTTTTGACCTGTGGGTTGTCCTCGTTGTCGGTCATCGCCAGCTTGGTTTTGATATAGCCCCGCTCCTTTAGGAACGCGAGCGCTTCACCTAGCTTTTTGGGGCTGGACACGTCGTCTTCGTGGAAATACTCCATCCCCCTTTCCCGAATACCCGACGCAATATCGTTTTTCGCTTGGGTGATCATCTGGTCGACTTCGAACCGTACCCGGTCGAGATAGTCGAGGTCCACTTTAGGCCGGTTGCGCTCCATCCATCGCAACGCGGGTACGTTGATCTTTTCGATGTAATAGACGAACGGTTGGCTATCGTAAATCGACTTTTCACCGGGACTTACCGGTACACAGCCGAACACCGTTTCACCTTGTTCACCACGGCCTACCGGTTTGTACGAATGTTCGCGGTAAAACTGAAACAAGAGGTACGTGCTGATTGCATCCGATCCCGCATATAGCACCACTGGTTCCCACGATGGGTCCAAGGTCGAAAAGTCACGGTCCTTGATGTGCTCGGGGAAAAGCTCCTTGAGGCCGATCATTTCCATGTCAAGGAAACGTTTCGACAGGTGCTTGAGTCCGTGGCGCTTGTCCGATGAATCCCGCAGGTAATCTAGGATCAAGGTGTCTTCGAACTCTTTGAAAGAGTCGATCTCAATGCCTTCGCCGTACAGGAATTCGTGGTCGAAAGCCGCGTTGTGGTAAATCGTAATGCAATTGGAACAGAGACGGGCAATCTCTTCCACAACCTCAGCCGGATCCAGATTGTAAGCAGCTCCGTCGCCTTTGTGTCTGACAGGCACGTAGACGCCTTCTTCACCGTCATAGCTTAGGCAATACCCGACTATCTTATGGACCGTCTCACCGTTGTCCCTGACCCGGTTGTCGAGGCCCTCCGTCTCCAAGTCAAGAGCACAATGGCCAGCTTCGATAGCCCGGTCAATGATAGACCGCAACTGTTCGATCGTACTGACCAGTGTAAACGTTTTATCTTCCATCCAAGGTTTCGGATCCACTTCGACTACGTTTTTGTAGCCGAACAGTGATTCAAAACCTAATTCTTCGTCAGCCATTAGCATTCTCCGGTTGTACTAGTATCACGTAAAACCCGAGCCGCCATAGATCATAGAGACGAGTTACTATCGGCCTTACACGGTCGTTGTCCACATTTGCGTCGTAACAAGGGGGTGGGGTTTGGTGCGCCTCGCATACTCCTTTTTCGAAGCTGGGGCAGCTATCTTTATAATGACACGTCTTGATCTCAAGAGCGAGCTTCATAAAGCAAGCGTCCGCGTCTAGTCCAACTTCATCGAGAAAAGGCCGGGTATACCGGTGCTTTAGTTCGAAGTAGGCTTGGCTAGATATGGGGCTAATCAAGTCCCTGATACTTTCTAATTCTTCGGCGGTACGTAAAGGCTCCCAATCGTCTTCCCACGTACCATCGTCGTTAACGGTGATAGCGAAGATCGAAAGGGTGCCCCACGTATCGTCATGAATTTGAAACTGACTGGGCATCCGTTACCATAAGTAGGTATCGACCCTTAGCGAGATCCTCTTCCGTTTCGAGGATGCTTTGTAGGGCCTCGTGGCTATCTGTATGCACAAGCCACCATGCGTTCGCACCTAAGCGAACGGTGCATACCAAATCGAAACCGAAGGCTTCGCTCTGTTCTATGAACGTTTCGGGTTGTTCTTTTGCTTCAATGAGATCTACCGCATTTGCCACGGCGGTGCTGGAAACCTTTCCCAGACCGGGGTGGAAGAAAATACGTACATCCACGGGCACCTCACCGGCGCGCTCTTTATTGACGGGGTAATTATTTGCCCAATCAAAAAGGTGTTCAAGCAGCGCATCCGATGTTAGATCTCTTCGGTAAATCCGTGGGGATCGTAATAGAATCATAGTGGTTCATCGTTTGTAGTGTCATAATCATCACTCTTTCAAGGCGAGATCACGTTTCCCATTTCTTAACACGATCATACACCTTTCGGAGTACTTTGACAACCCGATCATCTTCGACATTTCCGTGCTGGACGTCGTAACGCAGGTTATCGAGTACGAAAAATATTTTGGTTGCTTGTTTCCACGTGATCTTACCGTGGAACTCCCGTATGGACCGAGCTATCTTAGTCTCGGCCCGGTCGATATTATCTAGGAGGGTGGGGGCCGTCTGTTGCTTTCGTAACAACGCCCCCATTTCACGTCGGGTCTTTTTATCGGAAGGATCGAACGAGGGTGTGGGGACATCCGTCACGCCGAACGAGCGTTCGATAAACGAAAGCGCCTTACCAAACGACAACCCTTCCGCATCACGTACCCACTCTACAACATCCCGATCTTTGTGGCAGGCAAAGCAATAGGTCGAATCGGATTCGGGATACATCCGGGCTGAGTAACTGTTGTCTTGTCCATCACCGTGGAGGGGGCACGGGAATTGGAACTCCCGTTCACGAGTGCGGATACGGACCCCGTAGTAATCGAGGACGTCTTGCATCTCCACTTGGCCCTTGATGTTCTCGACGCGCTCTTTGTTGTAGGCATCCCAATCCATTATTCTTCACCCTCTTCGCTTGTTGCTTCTTGGCCCATCATGTCCTCTTCGATGATACGTTGCATGTCCTCTTGACTGTTGGCGTTCAACATGCGGTGATCTGAAGCGGTCGAAAAGTCGTTGTAGAGGTAGCGCGTTTCCCAATCCACATTGGCTGTGAAAGGTAGAAAATGCGGGTTGTCTCGGTTCTTCAGGCAACCGAACTTCATCGAACGGTTGGCCCGCAAATCGTTGTTGAGGAAAGACGTTGTAATCACGTCAGACGAACGCTCCGCTTCGTTTGAGTCAGCGAGCGCCTGCATCTTGTATACACCGTCGTTCTTTTCAGCTTCGAGCTTACCACTACGGTTGATCTGAAGCAGGCCGAGGATCGGTATACGCTCGCCGCCGTTAAACGACAGAGCCAAACGCTTGGTATCCCGGACGATACTGTTGAGGTCCGTGTAATAATTACGGGTCGACTTTTCAGGACGCATCAACGCAAAGTGATCCACGATGCACATGTGCAAAGGCGTCTGTTGGTGCGTGATCTCCATGTCTTGGCGAAGGCGGGGGACCGTCACTTCTTCATCCGGGCTGCGAACGATAAAGGACCCGTAACTTTTGCCCCGGTTCTCTTCAACATCGTCAATAACGTGGCGGTAAAACTCTTTTTGCTCTTCACTGATCGGGTTGCCTTCTACATCTTCACCGTCACGAATAAGGCGGTAAGATAGGCGAGGCCAACCTTGCCCTTGGAATTTCGGGTGGTTGGAGTGCATCACGTAAATGATGCGTCGGATCTGATCTACCGGCATCTCCAGTGACAGGTAATATACGTTGTGTTGCAATAGGAACACAGCGCGATACGCCCAATTCAATGCAAAGCCGGTTTTGAACTCACCGGTGAAGCCCGCGTGGGTCCACATCTCCCCGGACTTGATACCACGACACACCTGATCAATGTCCCGAAGTCCCGTAATAACACCCCATGATTTTTTCCGAGCGGCACATACCCGATCGAACTCTTCGCGCACCTCTTGCGAATCATAAGTAATGTTGGACTTTGTGCGTTGGCCACGGTCGGAAGCTAGGAGGTCGTCGGCGTTTTTCATGATGTACTTCATGGCCCCTCTGTGGCCTTTGTACGTCACGGTTTCACGCCCCTCCTTGATTGTCAGTCCGTCAAACAGGATCTGCGCCGACGTTTTCAAAACGACGTGCATTTCCTGATCTTTTTGGAGCTTGACTTCCTCTTCAATCAGGTTTTCGAAGTCGCTATTTTCATAGACCCGCGTAAATGATGCGATCTCATCTAGGCGGTCAACGGTCGACAGTTCCCCGTGGCGCTCTAGGAAATCCCGGATGGTATCCGTCGTCGGACACGCGGAATAGTTGAGCGCATAGTTCTGGATGTAGTTCCAGATTTCCCGATCTTCCTCGTCGGCGAGCGACAAGCTGGATTGGGATAGATAGATGTAATTCTTCAGGAGAGAGTCTTGGGAGACCTGACCATCGGCGTCAATGACCGATCTTAAAATTTTCTTCATGGTCGTACCGTGTGTCGTGGGTGGCGGTAATTAGTCTTAGAGCAAGTCACTGAGATTCACGTCAGCTTTCTTCCGCTTGACCTTTTTCCCGCTTGCATCTTTTGTTTCAGTCTCCCGCATAACGATCCCTTCGTGGAGGCTTTTCGTCTGGATGGAGGGCTTGATCTTTTTCTGTTGGAAATTCTCAACGATGTATTCTTCGACTTCCGGCGACCAGCACAGGTGCCCTTTGGTGAAGGGGTGTGCGTGCGGGTTGACAACCCATGTAGGCTTACCTTCGAACGTGCGGACCCGGAGGGCTTCGAGGATAACGCCCGGCAATGCACGGTTGGGATAAGACACGACGCAAAGGAAAATGATCAAGAGATCGGGGTCCTCTACAAGATCACGCAGTGACGTGAAATCTACCGTCTCAGCGGTGCCTTCCTCTTGGGAGTGCGAACGTTCCTTGGAAAGCCAAGCGTCAAGCATCTGGCTATCATTCGTGACCCGGCTAAAGTAATTTAACCCTTGGTCGATCAAGGAGTATCGAACGTGTGGCAAAAAGTCCCGTCGTGTTGAAGTCACGAACAGGTTCTTTTCGACGCACTTTTTGTAGGGGCTGTCGTCGATATCTGGCGCATCGAAAATCTCTTTGCCTAGCTTGCTTCGGTACAGTGATCTAAGCGTACACCGGCACCGGACCCTAGAGTCGGGATCTTCAGGTACGGGCAAATACCCCGCCCCACCGCAAATGGTGCATGTTCGCTGTTCTTTACTCATCATGGAGTTCCCTTGCGCTTTTGTATAACTGAGCGAAAATGTCCCCGGTATCACTACCCGATCTAAAGATCTCCTCGCCAGCGTCCTCGTTGCCGAGAATACGTTCGCCGAGGGCACCTTCGATAAAGCCCATTTTCTTATTGAGTGTTGATGTCACGTGTTGATCGATAGTTTGCTCGCCCCACGGCCCTTCGGACAGGAGGTGGATTGAGTATACGCTCTGGTGGGGTGATCCAATACGAATCATTCGTCCTACTAACTGCAGATAATCACCGGCTGACCACGGCAGATCAAAGAATACCATAACGCGGGCCTGTTGCAAGTTCATTGCTTCAGCACCGGCCATTGTCAAGAAGATTGTATTGGTCCCTTCCGTTTCAGTAAAGGCGATCCTGCCCGCATCGCGTTCGTCACTGTCCTCAGAACCCGTCACACGTGCAAAGCCTTTTTCGATGTCACGCTTAGGTACGTATTCTTTGCCGTCCTTTTCAACGGCATAGGTGTAACCTTTCTGCTCAAGGAGGTATTGCAAGCGATCGACCATTTGCCGGAACCGGCTGAATACGATCACCTTTTCCCCGGCTAGGTCCTCTTCCAAGAGGTCCATGAGCATATCGACTTTTCTGGCTTCACCTTCGTTGCCGATAAGGAAAGGGTCGTTAGCGATCTGTTGGCAATAGATCAACTGTGTGAGCTTGGTGGTTTCCTTTTCTTCCTCATCGTCCGTGCCTTCATTGACCGTCAGAAGCCCCTGAAGCGCCTCGTTGTAGTACTCCCACTGTACCCCGGACATGGGGATATTGATCTCTTTGGTGGTGAGTACGGGAAGCTCCTTGGCGACGTGGTGCTTGGCACGCCCAAGGTAATAAGGGTCGATCTTGTTCTTGAAAAGCTCGATGTGATCTTTACTGTGCCCCACCACCACTTTGACTTTGCGGCCCCCGCCGATAGGCTGGAACCGTGTAACACAATAGTTGCTCAAAAAAGCGGTCTTGGTTCGGAAAACATCAGGGTTGATCACCTTGAAAATGCCATATCCCTCGACCAAGTTGTTCTTGATCAGGGTAGCTGTAAGCCCGTAGGTACGGGCGCTTTTTTCGGACAGTTGCTTACAAACTTTGTGCGTTTTGGATTTGGTGCTTTTGAATGCCGTAGCCTCGTCACCTACCATAACCACACGCACGTCATCTCGGTCGAGATAGTCACGCATTTCATCGCGCCAATCCCTACGGAGACGCGGGTAATTCATGATGAGGACACGTGGCCTTTCGGGATCCCACGTGGTGAAGTAGTCCTCGTAAACAGCAGCACGCTCCGCAGGCCCTCCCGCTGCGATCACCCAATCCACATTACGTGTGAATTTGTCGATCTCACCGCCCCATTGCCGCATTGCGGAGGTGGTAGTGAGGACGATAGGACGGAGATCAGGCTCCTTTTCCCAAAGATAACACATCGTAGCGATCGCTTCAAGCGTCTTACCCAAACCGGTATCGTCACCACAGATGAAACTTTTCATCATCAACATGTGGTAGACCATCTGGATCTGGTAAGGCCGCAACTGAAGCGGTACCTCTTCCCCATTTGGTTTTTCAATGGTTTCCCGCAAAAACTTGCAGGGTTTCAGCTTGATATTTTCGGAAGCGCGTATCTTGAGGAGTTTTTCGTAAACCGGGTTCTCTTTCATGTACCGTCGTAGTCAGGGGTATAGATCAATCAAACAAAGTTTCGTACAAAAAGTCGATTAAGGAGCGGCGGGTTTCGCCAGCGGGAGGACGCATAAGGAGCATGGCTACCTTTTTGCGCTCTACACCACGGTTGCGAGCGACTTCAGTGAGCTTGGCTTTGATCTCACGCTTGAGGCGGGGCTGAAACTCATCAATAGCCCAATCACGTAGGTCCTCATAAGCGTCGCGTGCGGCACCTGTATCGGGTTCGTTTCGGATGATCGCATCTTTCTTTTCGTCACTCATACCCACCTCAATTGAAACTCAGGGAGACACCTAAAGCCGGTACGACGTCCGCCGCCATATAGCCAAGGCCCACGCCCACGAAAACATCTGCGTTGTTGGTCAGGTCCATACCGAGGCTTAACCCGAACGTCTTGAGGCCCGCATGAAACTGAAGGTGCCAATCCCACAAGTGGAAAGGTTCCAGTAAAAGCATCGGATCCATCATATCTGTCACATCGCCTTTACCGATGTAGGTCGGGAGCCACGCGGCCCCTAATTTAACCCGCAAGCGAAAGCCCCAATCATCGGTTTCTTTTTCTTGCCGATTGACGACCACTTCGTGTTCGCCTTTCATTTGGAGCTGCCACGTACACCATTGAAGATCGAATGCGCTTTCGTCTTGGGTAAATACTTGACCGTCATCCGTGATCGTGATCTGAATAGGCTCCCAATTTAGCTCGATCTCATCGTTTTCAGCGGCGTCGATCATGCAGTTATGCAAATCCAAAACGTCCGCGTACTCTTTAGCTTGCTCTTCCGGGATGCATTTGTACCCGTCCGGGCAGGATGCCCATGCTTTTGACATCTCTAAAGCGGTGATCCCGATCACTACCAATACAAGGAACCCGAGTTTTAGGTACGTGCTGTTGATCATATCTCTATCTCCACGCCGCCGTGTAAAAGGGGGTCCGCATTAGCTCCGAAGGTAATCAATGGTGTCTTGGTCAACCTTTTTTGGTCCCTCTTTGACAACCACTTCAAAGTTTTTCGGGGTGATTTCGATCACCTGTTCCACATCTGTATCTTCGACACCGGTAGGTAGCTTGATGGACTTTTCACCAGTGGACGTCTTGACCCGGATCTTTTTCTTGTCCCGGAAAGGATTCGACGAGCGGTCTAGGAGTTCAACTTCCTGTTGGACCCAACCAGTTTCGTCGGCTTCACCTTTCTTGATAGGCTTCCCGTCCTTGTCAACACGACCTTTAGGTACCTTGTTGGCAACCTTGATCTCACTGTCGTCTTCGGGGCCGTCTGTACCAAATAGCTTACCAAGCACGCCGCCCACATTAAACCTATCCCCTACGCCGAACATAAGCATAAGCACCGCAACTAACACGACACCGATCGATATGATAAGGGCTACCGGATAACGAAGCAGCCAAGTATAAGCCGTTTTGAAAGCCGCTTTTGTTTTTTGCCAGATGGAATCCATGTTGGCCTCTTTGGTTCGCGATTGTTACAAACCGCGATCTATAAACAGATACTCGATCCGAGATCTCCCGTCAAGGAGAGCGAGAAATAACACCCTGACCGATACGTGATCAAGCGCATCGGTCAGGGCTTTTTGTTTACTCTTCGGGCAGCGCTTTAGTTTCGGCCTTGGCGTCTTTCTTGCTTTTGAAAAAGTCAGCCACGGGACCGGTAAATTTCTTACCGCCGTTGTAGGCAAGAAGTCCCCAGAATGCGTCCATAAGGTATGGGGGCATGGTTGACGCCGTTGCCCACATATAAACCATCATCCCGAAAACGATCCAGTTCATCGATCGTCCAAGGGATAGGTGGCCGTCTTCAAGCAAAACAGACCCGAACTTGATCTCCTTGAAACGATCTAGCCAGTCCTTAAAAATGTTCTTGTCTTTTTCCATTGCGTCACCTGTTAAGTTATGTAGGGTAAGTGCAGGGTAAAGGTCGTTCCTTGACCGGGTTCACTATCGACCTCGATGCTCCCCCCTGCATCCATTACGAATTGATAAATAAAATACCCACCAAGTCCGGTGCCCGTGTCTCGTTCTCGCGTCGTAAAGTAAGGTGCAAATACGTTTTGGGTGGCCTCTTCGTCCATCCCGCAACCATTATCTTCGAACTCCATAACCACGCAGTGATGGTGGTGTGTTTTTTCACATGCTCGGGTTCTGATTTCCATCCGGGCATCGGTGGCCAAGTGATCTGTGGCGCGGATAGCATTGTCAAACAGGTTAGTGAGCGTCTGGTAAAACCGGGATTTACTCAACCGGACTACTTTGCCTACACCGTATTCGATATCAGCCTCGAAATGGCCGATGTACCTCTTGCCGGGTTCGATGTAGAACATCGTGCGGCAATAATGCTCAATGCTGTGGCCTAGATCGATCCGGTCATGCTGTTCGTTGAGTTCACGAATAGGTTCGGTCATATTGTTCAGGATCTCTGAGACGCGCCCTAACGTGTCCATGACCTTATCTGCCACTGCACCTTGTTCCCCTTGCTGAAGCACCTCTGTATATCCCCTAGCGATTGCTAATGGTGTTTTGAGTTCGTGGGAGATACCGAAGAGCATGATCTGTAAGCGTTCGGCCCATTTGCGTTCTTCACGGGCCACGAGGACTTCCTCATTCACCTGAAGGCTTTCAAGAAGGACGAGGCAATAGCCCTCTTTCGGATGCTTGTAGATGCGGAGCATTGTGGGGTCTGCGAGGCCCTGTAATTGGATACCATGAGCCGCAAAAGGTTGGAGCGTGGTTTCCACTTCAAGGATATGTTTGAAGGTGCCGCGATCTTCAGGGACAAGGAACGCCGCGAAGTCCATACCCACATTTTTTTCAAGGCCACCTTTGAAAAAAATGTGGGCTGTCTTGTTGAAGTGCTGGATCTTGCCGTTCATGTCAGTGACAACGGCAAGATTGATGTTGTTGCGGTAACTTGGGAGGGAAGTAAGGCCCGACGTTAGACGTTTAGCTCGCTTTATCAGCCACCATTTCCGAAAGGAACTGAGCCAGTTTTGCAGATGAGAAATGATCTTTTTCATAGACTTGCTCCCCCGTGTCTTGTGCGGCAATGAATTCCGGGCTTTGTTGGTGGCAGCCAGTCAAGAAAATGACAGGAGGGTAATAGTCGTGGTTGTGCAACCACTGGTAGAAGTCAAGCCCTCCCTCCCCATTGATGATCAGATCAATGATAACAGCGTCGGGTTCACCGTGTTCGATCATATAGGCTTTGGCGCGGTTGATAGCATGTGCTTTTTCCGTGCAAATTTCTACGTCGAAACGGGCCGACAATGTGACCTTGAGCATGGTCGCCATTTCACTGTCGTCTTCAATCACGAGCACTTTGGGCTTCATAAACTACTCCGGTACGTTAATCGGTAGAAGGCTTGCCTACTACTTGAGAATCGGGATCTCCGTTCGCTTTTTCTATCTTCAGGTCCGTGTTGGCAATGTACAGAGATACGGCCCCGGCTGCTAATGAAATCAGCAGAGGCCAAACCCACTTGAGCATCTTCACTGAGCCTTGGATCTCTTTGATGGAGTCCCGGTTTTCTTGGCTGTTTTTGCCTGCTTTTTCGATCGTGGTATTTTGATTTCTGAGAGTCTCTTCCACACGGGAAAGTGTACTACTTACCTCCCCCACATCCGAAGAAATGTTCCCGAGCGCCTTTTCTTGCTTCTCCATGTCACTGTGGACTTGGGAGATAAACTTGAATAGCTGATCGTCACGTGTTTTGCGTACCGATTTTTCGGCAATCAAACGCTCTTCCATCCGGGTCAGACGTTCTTTTACTCCATCAATTTTGTCGTCATCTGCCATAGCGCCCCCGGCTTATTCTCTGAGACGTTGCGTTAATTTACGAAGCTGTTCCCGTAACTCTTTGCTTTGGTCATCCGTTAAATTAGGCCCTGCCAACTGACTCCGCACTTGGTCCATCCGTTTACGAATCGACTGGCGCTGTTTTTCAGTTGACAGGTCACTTAGTTTAATTTTCCGAATCATTACTTACCTCAGCAATGGTCGTCAGTGGGGGGAGCAATTGGTCCCGAAGGGTCACGTCCTCGGAGGGCTTCAACGTCACCCTTTACATTGCGCATTCGCTTCTGTAACGGGCGGCCTTCGATTCGATAACGATCGGCGGCGCAATACCCTTCACCTGCTCCCATCGGATGCATCTGAATCAAGAGGTCTACAAACTCTTTAGTGTAATCTCCGGTCAAGTCCAATTCTTCACCAAGCGTCATGCCGGTCAGAACAAGCATCTGGACTTCATCGCCGAAGCTCGCTTTCAGATCATCGTCAGTAACGACTTCGCTTTTGTTGCGCACCAAGAAAGCTACACCAAACAGGACGGCCCCATGCATCTTGAGGTTTTTAGCATCCGGGTTGTTCAGGTACGGGAGGTCTTTGTAAGTACGTCCACCCGACATAACAACCGCACCACCGGGTTTACTACCGCTTGCTGTCATAACGGTACCACCACGCAATGTGCGGTAAAGCTCATGGGTGTGTTCGTATTGCAAACCGCTGGTTCCGTCGCTGAATACCATCGCACCACTAAGGGTCGTTTTGCTGAGGCGGCGATCACTATGGTAATCACCAAGAGTTTCCATTGACACGTCCGGTGTCCAGAACCGCTTGTAATCGCCCTGAACGCCTTCGCCGATGAACTGGTAGTCACTAACCATCAACCCGAGAGGCAAGCGCTCAGTGACGCCCCCAAGGGTTTCAGATAGTGAGGGAGCTACCGTCTCCCCCGATTGCGTGTAGGGGTGTGCCCTAGACAGAACCTTACGGTCGTCGTCGGTTAGCGCCTCAAAAGGATAACCCGACAAGTCAAGGTACCCAATGTCTGTATACGACCCCGGAACCACGGGACCACTGACGACGCCTGTTCCTAGAGTTGTAGCGAAGGGCAAAGCTGCTAGGATCTCTAGCGTGCCGGGGTTAGACACACGCACGTCTTCTTCGACATCGAAAGACGTCAAGAGGTCAAGCACATTGGCTTGGCTTTCGGTGTTACGCTTCGGGGTGTAATCCACGTAATCCACCGAAGACGTGTCCGTTGTCGCTGTCGGCATCGTACCATAGATCGAACCTTGATACGGCACCCGCGTATTAATCAGAAAGAACTCATCGCCAGTTTCCGCTGGCCCGTTCACGAACATTTGGAAACTGTTCGAAAGCGCCGTGGAGGTAATGGTTCGTTTGTGAATGCGCATCAGGTCCGCTTTCCAATCATCGAAAAGGAACGCGGCAAACTCAAACACTAGGGGTTGCCCCTCTAGGTCATCGCTTAAATAGTTCTGGTCAAGAGCGTCTTCTGGGATCACGAACGTGTTGTCATCCGTGATAATCAAAGAACGACGCTCCGCATCCGTCCGCAAAATGTTTGGGCGGTCTACACCCGAGGCAACACGATGTTGCGGACCGGAAAAGATACTGCTGCCCGGCGAAATATTGTAGTAATCATCTTGCGTATGTGCTGCGAACAGGCGAGCAACACCGAAATGAGCCGGAAGTTCAATCCCCCGGACACCACCTTTGTTATAGTAACGGCAAACAAGAGCGCTTTGACCTCCGGGACCGCTACCAACTCCCGCCAAATCGAGGTAGCTTCCGAAGTCTGTATCCGTCATATTGACAGGATCGTATACGGCCACCATTTTCTGGGACAAAAAGTTAGCCGTATTGAGGTCGGGACTACCCGATAGGAACGTACAGTTTAGCCCGTAAGCCGGTTCTGTCGAAGTTGCAGGCACTGACGCCTTGGACTTGACAAAAGGAATGTCAATCCGTCCTAGCGAGGGTCGAAGCTCTTTGGGAACCACAACACTAGCATCGGAATCACCCGGTACTAGATTGAATTCACCTGTGGGGTCCGTATAGGAGATAGCACTCGGGTTGCTTTGGAGGTCGAGACGTGCCGATACATTGCGCACAGGCTGGTAAAGGACCGTTTTAGACCCTCTATCCACATAGGCTTCTGCCCATACGGATTCAGGGCCTTTCGCAACATCTTGGGGATCCCGAACCTGCAGTTCTTTGTTCTGTTTGTGCGGGTAAGCCGTCAAAGATACAACAGGGCTTTTCTTTACCGTGGCTGCAGGGGAATCAGCAACATTTTGGTAGTCGTTTTCCCGGAGGTAATTAGCCCCAACGCCCGGATTTAGTTCAACATGCAATGCTTCATCCGGGACACGGCTGAGGCCGCGAGCCGGGTGGTACAGAAGATCATACGACACATTAAGCGACGACTCGACCGCCGTGGCTGTTGCATTGGTGAGGACAATTGCCATGTCCTCATCATTCTCGTGGCATTCCGTAAGGCGGAGCGACCATGTACGGTTGTCCGTGTTGGCCGAGAAACCTGTTGTTCCTCCATCTGCGGCAACCACCTCAAGGTTGCCACTACCATCGACTCCGGTGATTCGGAACGCACCGTGGTTTTCAGGGTGCGTTGAAGTTGCCGTAGACCCTGCTGTGATCAGGATCCACGCACCGGCATTGAGCAACGCTGTTTCATCCGCCGCCGTAAAAGTGGTCCCTGAGATTTGAACTACATCAGGAGTGCCGGGTACAAAAGTAAGATCATTTTGGCCTTCTGAAGAAACCGAAAGACCATCGACCTTCGATCCGAGGACCATAAACCAAGGATCGGCGTCCGTGGATTCCAGTGTCAAGGGAGCGTCTTTGCCTGCCGCACCATCAGCCGGGTCGGTGTCGCCAAACCAAATACGCACAGGGCTGTGACTAGATCCGTCGTACTCAAACGGATGTACGAAACGCACTTTACGGTTGTTGGGTGCCGACAACGGGAACGTAGCGCGGTACTGATCAAGGTCGAGAAGGACTACATCATTTTGGCCCCAATTCTCAGCGCTTGAGGAGTTATAGCGATGAATAGTGGCATTGGGGTTTAGCGTCAGATCAGACGAATCTTCCGACGAACCCGAAGTACCCAACACCATCAGGTTATTGGGCTGCAGGGTACTGGCGTCACTGAACACTTTGCGCTTCCCATCGGGAGCGTCAGCTTTGATTGTATAGTCTGGCGCTACCGAACCCGCCCCGAAATAGTCGATCTGGAAATGTTTACGGCCTTTCACATTAGCCGAGGAACGTTTCCACGAAGTTGCCATTTCACCTTTGATAAGATCATCAAAGTTTTTGCGAAGTAGCCCGTCGTAATCTAACCCGTCCATCGAAATGACGTGGCGGATATCGAGTACATCGTCCGGGGTAATCTGGTCACTGAACAACCCGAGGGGGTGCCCGGACACAAAGTCTACCGAAGCGCTTACATCATGCGACGTGGCATGGGAATCACGAGCACCACGTTCGCTAATTGTGATCGTAGTAGCTGTGTAATCACTGTACTCCATGATCTCACCATCTACACGAAGCAAACCACCACCGGAGTCTAAGGTGGTAGCACTTTGCGTTGTGTCGACAGAGATAACCGTGTCGGTTGCGCTCATGTCAGCGGTGATTTTGACGGTCGGGAGCACCTTGGCTTCCGACCGATCTGTCATATCAGGGTTACGATCAAAGGCACCATGCTGCTGCGTCTTGGTCCAGCTAAGGGTTGTGCGGCGGAAAACCATGCAAAGGGGTACCGCATACACATAACCATCCACGGTCCCAACCAGACCCGATTCACCGTCACCATCACCGGCCCTCCACAGGCCCGGATCACCAAGCTCTTCTTTCATGTTGGTGAACTGGTAAGCCGGGTTGGCACTCGTGGTCGGGTTATCTAGCGTGCCTTGAGCCTTGACGCCCGGCGAAAAGCCGTGGGGATACAAAGCCGGGTTCACACCGGGAACCACGCGGAGGCGGTATTGCAATTGCACCCGTTCCGTGGTTTCAAAAAGGATAGCCGGATCTAGCAAATCATTATCGAGGTTTGTGCCCCCATACTCTACATTGCCGTACTTGTAAAGCTGGCTTTCCGAGGGTTTATTAACCGCACCGTCAGGGCTGACCTGTGATTTCCAGACCTCAAGGAACACGAAATTCACATCCGATTCCGAGGGAGTCCCCGAAGGCGGCGGAAGCATGATCGAATTTTTCGTATCATTGGATTGAGTGCCAACGACTGGAATCAACCAACCATTGACATTCGCCCAGACAATATCCCCTTCACTATTTGCCCGGTCTTTACCTAACCAGAACATGTTCGAAGCTTGTCTATCAAACTCAAAGTCCGCCCGTGGATCGTATGCATTACTAATCCAGCCAGACGACACATTCGCTGACACGATGGTTTGACGGGCTTCCTCAGTCAATTGGGTAAGGAGGTTGAACTCCGCATCCAGAGGAGGCTTGCCACGCTGCCATACGATGTTGACGAACTGTCGGGCTTTTGCGGATAGGTTACGGGATACGCCGTCGCCGAAGAATTCCGACATGCCAAATACCTCTGTTAGTACAAGATCGCGAAGCTACCAAGGTAGTATCGCGTTGTGGAAGTGTTCTCGAATCTCAATCTGATCTGATTCCCTGCCATCGGCATGATCACTGTTTGAAGGTGATATGCGGACTCGAAGGAAGTTCCACCGTCATTAGATATAGATACATTAACCATGTCCGCGTCAACCGGGACGTAACGGATCTCTGTGCGATCTCCCACTTCCGTATGGGTAAGTTCGTATAGCTCCCAATACACGGTGAATCGATCAAAAATTCCATCCCCTGATACATCAAACGAAACCGTCTCTAATCCACCGGGTGTACCGCCGCCAGCTTGGAGCCATGTCACCCCATTGCCGGTGGCAAAATGGGTGGAGAAAGGTACTGAGATATCCCACGACGTAGAATCCTCAAGCTCGTCGCCGAGGATATAACTGTAAGCAGGATAATCCACCAAGAGTCCCGCCCATTTTTCGTCGATCAGGCCATAGAGTTCATCTTCCGGGTCATTACTGCCTTGCAAAAGGTTAAAGGTCGTGGGGTCAACAGAAACCGTATCCGGCACGTTGAGTACCCGGAAACCATTGACCACGACGTCCTCGAGATCCTTGTAAGAAGCCCGGATCTTGTTGCCTTTATTTTCGATCAAATAGTACATGTTACCTCATTATTTACTGTACAACGGTTGACGCCATTTGTACGTAGGCGGTTGTCCGGCTGATTTTTTCCACAAGCCACCACGATCACCGGTGTACCTAACTTCGATATAATGCGCACCACTACCGGGCTGGCGGCCATAGTAAAGCCATGTTCCGTCCGTCGTCAGATTGGTAATGGTGTCAGAACCCGCAAAAAATACGTCAACCACATCTCCATCATGTTTGTTCAGGATGTACACGTTATTATCACTGGCGTAGACGTAGAGATAAGTGTGATCTGCAACCCCGAACGTACCCGAAACGGTGTCGTCATTTGCGGGGTTATGTCGCGTTTCCGAGGCACGCCTCCCACTTCTTCCCAGCCTTTGAAACTGCGCTGAGTCATGATTACCAAAAGTGTAAATTACCGTGCCATCTGCGAATGAGGAATTAGCTGTTTCCCCCAAAACTAGCTTATCTGCGGCGGTCCCTTCCCATGCTAAGGTAAAACCACTGCCACTAAAGTCATACGCTTTTACGACATAACCATCCGCTCCTTCAATGATCACATAAGCGCGGCTACCATCACAGGTCATCCAAGCGGCATCAGTAGCGCCTACCGACGTTGAAACGCTAATAGACGTGAACTGATCGGCGGGATCCCAAGATCCCGTATCCGTTGTGCGGTGTGCGGTAAGGGTGATGTCATCGTTGGTATCATCTCTAGTCAAGCAAAAAGCAACTCCTTTTCGGATTTCAAAAGACACGAGGTTAGCTTGTTCAGCTATAAAGTCGTCGCTACCTAACATGGTCATGGTTAAAGTGTCGTACAGGGTAAAGTCCGCTTCACTGGCAATACCAATAACTGGCCCATTACACGACACAGCGATTGGGGTGCTGGTAACGTCTATGGGTGTTGATGCCTCAGTGAAAGGGTCGCCAAACGAACCATTATTCTCTTCAATGTAACATTTCGCTAACTTAGTCTCTGCGGCTGAAGAATCACCGTACACCAAAAAGAAACTTCCGTTTCCATCGGCTTCAACAAAGTAGAGTGTATCCGCCGCATCCTCTAGTAAAACCTGCACATTAAGGTCGCCGAGGTTTGATCCCTCAGCTTGGATAAAAGTAGAACCTTCTGCGATATCACCGAGAGCGTCAATAGATATGAAATCGCTGGGGCTTGAAGCCGTATCGTTGTAGTTATTCGTGACAGTAGTAATGTCCCCTTCGTTCGTGGTGATACGAGTTTCGTGGTCTTTGACCGATTCACCGGTACCCAACTGGATATCGTTGCCGTCAAAGACAAGATTGTCAGTGTCTCGGACCCACTCCAGCGTGCTTTCAATCGTACCGTTGTGGCCGTACTGCAGCCGGATACCTTCGGGATCTACGCCCTCATTTTCGGGAAAACCAAGGTTGGCATGTCCGTTTGCTGCATAGAAATAAAGGTTAACGCCTGCCTTGAAACGGATCTGAGGGTCGCCCGTACTTGTGGGATCATAAACCTCGACGACGTAATCATCGGTGTCTACACCAGCGGCGGTGGCGGCGGTGGTGATTTCGTTGTCTAGGATCGTTTGCAACCCTGTATCATTTATGCCGCCTGCGGGGAGGTCGAATTCAACATCAATATCGTTAATCACGAAATGGATGTGGTCGTTAACACCGGCGGTGATTCCTACCCACGAACTCTCGTTATCAGAAAGAAATTCTAGCGCTGAATACGTGATTCGGTACGATGGCTTATTGGTTTCCCCAACAGCCATCGTATTCTTAGTGCCGTCGTGGCTTGATTGCTCAACGGCTGCGTCCGGTACGAAAACAAACTGGTTGTGTCGTCTCGTGTTGTCTGTATTACCGAAACGCATCGAACCAAGGTGGTGCATCCCACTGGACAAGGCACGGTACTGGTACTGGTGTTGCGGGCCTACCTCACCGTCACCAGCTTCCGACCGGGTGAACCCAATAATTTCTTCGTTGCCCCCAGCATCCTCTACGGGATCATAGTGGTAAAGGTCCCCGCCTTCACGCATGGGGAATTCCATGAGCCAACCTTTGGACCGCTCAAGAGGGGCACCACTTTCTGTATAATTTTGGCCTCCCATTCGGATACGACCCGCATTGCCACCTTTGGCCGTAACATCAACCTCGGCGCGGTGGACAAGCTCACGGGCGGCTTGTGCTCCCGATTTTTCGTTGTATGCAACGAACATCGCAAAGAGTCTTGCACGACCGGCCCCATCGGTAAAACTGTTCGGGTTGAGGTCGTAACCAGCTTCGATCTGGTGCGATAGTGTGACGACACCATTATCATAGTCGGCGTTGACCCATTGGTCTTCGGTCGAAGAGCTAATCTGGATATCATCGAAATTGCTAATCGGGTTGTCCAGATCAGGGGTACCGTCCACTTTAGCTGGAAACAGAGTCAGCGCATGGCCCGCGTGGATGTTCGTGGCAAGGACAAGGATCGAACCCGCCGTGCTGTTTTGCGAACTATCAACGTCTTTAGGACCGACCAACGGCTTAACGCGGAACCCCATATCTTGGTAATGCGGCTGCTCCGGTCGGAAGTCCCTCAGCGGGTGTCCCGTCGTAGGGTGCCCAGCCGGGAACAAGTCCTCTACGGCATGAATTTTTCGCAACCGGAAAGGGGAACTCTGTTCGGGCAACGTCGAAATGTCCGTACCATAGAAAGGCGTCAGGATGAATTTTTCGGTGGAAGTCGCTCCCGACGTGAACGAGATCTCAGACTCCACCACAAAAATTCGGTCTTGAAGTTTCAGAGGTTGCTTGGCTGTGGAGGTGGTACTCGCCACAAAATCGCCAACCTCTAAAATCTGATTCGAACCGCTATGCTCGACGGTTACTTGCAAACGGCCTTCGGCGGTATGTTCCACCGACGTAATCTCCATGTCCTCAGCGTCATTGACATCGTAAGCATTCCCAAGGGTACGACGTACTGGCCATCTCTTGGGTTGCACGGTGAAATATGAAGTCTCTTCCCCCAAATTGCCGGTTGCGGTAAAGGGCAATAGTTCTACCGGGTTAGGCTTAACCAGTTGCCAATAAAAGCCCTCGTTATCGGGACTGCCACCTGTCCCGTCAAAAATATCCTCGAAGATCCCATTGATGGTAATCACGTCGCCATTCAGGTCAGTGATTTCGTATGTACGGGGTGCGCCCTCTTTAGGCTTAGGGATAAGGTGCGTAGACGATCTATCGCGGTTGGAAATAACCAACAGCAAGTCAGAAGCTGCCATACTGTGCGGCGCACCTAACACGAAATCTACATTAACCCCATGCGTATTCAACGTAGTGGTCGCAGTCAGTTCGCCTGCGGTGCCTTCGGCGTAGACGTCCATGCCGTAGAACAACTGTTCCTGTACCAACCGACGATTTCGACGCGGGTGGTCATCCGGCGCGCTCTGAGCATAGAGCGTGGGATCCGTGACGTTGCCTACAAAGCGAACATCGCCCGGAGTCCATCCCAAGGCTCGGATAGGAGCCGCAACGGTCTTGCCCGGAAGCGTATTGCTTTTGAAAGGCTCCTCTTCAGACTTGATGGACGGGTCTGTTGCTACTTTACCGTCAAGTGCCTTTTTGAGGATATCATTCTTAATGTCTGCCATGTTCATTACCTATCTAAGATTTCGATCTTGTAGATCGCAAAAGTACCTTCGGTTGCTACCGGCGTACCTGCTCTCATGGAGATATTACAGATAACCGGATAGAAACTTGCGAAAGCACTTGCAGGGTTCGGCAAGCTCAGGTTCATCACTACGCTATAATCGGATTCTATTTCGTAAGACACCAAAGCACCCCCATTTTCCACGGGTAGTTGCCAGTGGGTGCCGCTAAAATCCGTGGGATACCACGTCGAGATATCGATGCCCGCTGCCGACACACCATCCGCAATAGTAAGAAGGTTTTCAGCAAGAGTAGATCCACTTGTTGGATGTCCTACGACTCGAACCGCAAAGTTCGCTTTAGGGGCACCTAGATCGAACGCCCGGAGGTACGCACGACGGTTTTCAGCGGGAGTTGACAAAGCGGTGTAATCTCGCTGAGGATTTGAACCGTCCCGTGTCGACGGATAATGACCCGTTGAATAGTCAGTATCAGGCCAAGCCAACTCACCGCCTGTGATCCCTTCCGGGACGTAGTGTGCGCTGGGGATACCCCTCACTTGGAGATCACCTACATCTATGCCTGAGTCATCAAGAGTGGCTGCGGGATCCCATGAACTATTGCTACCATCTGGAAGCATGTTCATTTCCATAACCAGATCAAGAAAAGAATACCGTGTGTATTCGTGTACGAAATTCTCGACTTTGTGCTCGGAAGTGTCTACCGCCCCCAAAGGAGTGCCTTCCACCAAAAGCACATTGTCTCCGCTGTAGACGCTGGTATCCGATCTCCCAAACGGATCACGTACTTTTAAGTCCGGGGACGCTGTATAGACCTTTTGCTCCAGCGGGTCGGTAGGTGCTGTAGGTGCGAATGTCCCGGAACTATAGGAAGCCGACGAACTTGTCAAGATCGGATCGGGTGCGTGGTCACTATACGGGAAATCATGCGTTGGGTAATCTTGTCCCAACCACTGAATCTGTGCTGCATCGTTTGCCAAAAACGAATTAGCAAACAGTCCGTCAACGCCCCAATCTACTGTGAAGTCGTCAAGGTTGCTGCTATAGTAAGCGATCCCACTAAGGTAATGCGGTGTTGTCGCAATCGACGTGTCGTTAGGTACGAAACTGTATGACGTGATCGCAGGAACCGTTGTCGTGTCCGCATCATGGTAAGGGTTGTGGAGGGCGGTTTCCGACCACGTTTTATAAGGATCCCCGTCACGTGCTGCTTCGTAATCTGATACCGTCTTGAAATGGTAAAAGACCAGAGCGCCTTTAGGTCCGTCAGAGGCCCCCAGATCCACCGTAAACGAATACTTCGCCAACTGGTAGGGTGTGTAATTGAAGTCGTAAGCGTCATACACAGGATCGTCGCCACCCCCGAGGAACGGGAAATTTGTCCGGTCATAGTCTGACAAGGCTGGGAGGCGATCGCTGAGGTCAAACAATTGTGGCAAGCCGTCCACAGTCCCGACCGTCATAGAACCTGCCGTGTAATCATTCTGCCCTACCACACGGGAAGGTGCTGCGGTAACTTCCGGGCCACCCTCATAAAAGATCACAGTAAGGTTCAGAGCACCCACAAAAGTACCGTCAAGCTCTACAGCTAGGACGCCCCGATCAGCCGGAAACAGAGTGCCTTCGAAGGTGATGTTTTGCTGGTTGAAAAGGTCACTCGTAGGTACACCGTTCGTGGTTCCGTCCGTGTAATTAGCTACCACGGCATCCGGGGTTGTGTTGACGGCTCCAGAGTTCTTCGCGTTAGCTGTTTCGCCGATACGGTTAGGTACGGGCGTAGGGGCCAACGAGTTGATCCCGTTGAGGTTGTGTTGGACATTATCGCCGGATAGTTGCGGTGGCGTTTCTGAATTGACGTTGATCGCATCAGTTGCAGCCGTACCACTCCCGGACCCGCCTACGTTGATAGTAAGAGATGAGCCAGTCACGGAGCCTTTTCCGGCTTGACCCGAACCTACTTTGATTTCGTCTGGACTGTCTTTTCTGGGCATAGCATAGCCTCAATAAATCAGTAAGTAACGGGGCTACCTTTAAGTCGGTAAACCGCCGCGCAGGTCGTATTCTTCGACGTGTCGCCGTCTTCATCTGTGAATCCAATACGGTTTTCTTCGGTGTCCGGGACGTAGTTGGCGAATACCACCAAGATATGCTCACCCGCACGAGCAAAGTCGGTGTCCTCTTCCAACTGCGCAATGATCGGTAAAAAGCATTTATGTCCAACCACCGTTGATAGTGACTGCGCAATCGCCGAAGGGCGGTACTCAGTCATATCCACATTAGTGTAATGATCTACTTGCAGTCCATAAACATCCGCATCTTCAGCGGGATCTTTAAGCGTAAAATGGTCCACTGGAGCCATTGGCACCATGACGGGAAGCCTTAAAAAGCCGGTGTTCGCGTCAAAATCATCAATTGAAATATCGCCGGGCGTATTTAGTTCGTGTTCACCCCGGAAATCGCCCGATGAAGCCTGATTAATATGCACCGGGACTTGGTTCATCGGGGCCTCATAAGGAAACGGGGTTAGTTGTGCCCCCGAACCAGCGGTTCCTACATACAAATAAGGGCTCACACATACTGGCTTGATCCGAAGTTTGTGCTCTGGGTCTGTTTTCTGGAGATATTCGTAATTAACCGCTTGGATGCCCGGCGTCATGTAATACAAGCTAACGCCCCCAACGCCTGCAGGGATAGGGCGCTTAGGAAAATACGTCACCTCTACTGTTTCATTCGCACTAGGTAGGTCTGAGGACAATTTAATCATACGGCCAGCCGTTTCTGTATCGACGGTAGGGGGTTGAGATCCGGGGTTATCTAAAGACTCAACAGACACGACGCCTTTGGTGGTTCCGCTCGCATCTTCAAATAGGAATTCAGGCAAAACCACCGTAGTCTTATCTTTGCTGACTACTGAAAGCGTTACAGCACCATCGGTCGTGTAATAAACCCCCACCTCACGGTGCGGCCCTTGCTCAAATCCCACCCACACATATTCCCGGACCGCCAGTCTTCCAGCCGCATCTGGGGTGAACGTCGTACCCACATAAGGGTTGAAATTAGTGGGGTTGTGGACGTTAACTTGGAAGTTAGATGCGGGTTCTGATACATGAGCACGAAGGCCACCACCCGACGGGTAACTAACCACCCATGACACCCAGATATCTCTCGAAGAAGCTACTGAGGGATTTCCGATTGTAATGGTAGCTGACCCTGATCCCAATCCTGTAACACTGGTCACGGGCACTTCAATTTGCCCTACATCCTGTACAACGATCCGCACATCATTGATTACGGTCCCAGAAGGAACTTCAGCGGGGAGATTCAATGTTAGGGTATCCCCGGCAGTCCAATCAGATCCTTTCGAATATGCTTCGATATGAGTCTTAGAAATAGCACGGTCTGAGAACACCGGACAGATGCCGTCTGTATCCCTAGAGATATCATCGCCAGATGTGTCCCCATTACCACCGTGGTTGAGCGTATCTGCTTTAATGGGGCGGCTACTGGTTGAGTTTTGGCCTCCAAGTTCCCATCCTAAATGAGATTCAACCGGTGTCCAAGAGCGTAACGTCTGGTCCATAAGCATCGAGGTATTACGCTCAAGTTTATGTCCCCAATTAAACCCCTGCAAAGTAACTTGACGTCGTAGATCCAGCACGTCATCAAATACAATTTCATCCGCATACAGACCGTCTGGACGATCACTGTTTCCCGAAGATAGTGACGCCCCTCCACTTCCGTTTGTGGTGTAGTGAAAATCCGCACTGTTGCGACGGAAAACCATGCAGAGCGGAATCGAATATACATACCCGTCTACTGTGTTGAGACTATTCTCCGGGTTTCCGTCACCGGCTACCCACATCCCGCTATCGCCAGACGACGGCGTATAATCAAAAGCCGTATCCGACCCATTAGGCCCTTGTGCATAGGTATCTGCGTCGGTGTAACCTTCCCGGTTCCCATGATCAGTCATGCGTACCGCTTTGATGCGGTACTGGATCTGCACCCGCTTGGTGGACTCCGTGTTGATAGCCGGGTCCGGGTCAATCAAGTCGTCATCGAGCCATTCGCCTGTTAGCGACTGAATGTTACCATGCCGGTAAATCTTATCGGCGGAGGGCTTGTTGTCCGTAGACGGGTTCGGCCCTACAAGGGAGCGCCACACTTCTAGGTAAACAAAGTCGGCTGCAATATTTCCCGATCCCGAGGGAGGGGCCGAGAGTTGGATTTCATTTTCACCCGGTGTCGACGTGTTGGAATACTCCAGAGGAATAACCCAGCCGTTGACATTGACAACAGGCTTGTTGATCAGGTAAAATGTATTTGCATCCCCACGAAAATCGAAATCGACGTTAGCATCTTTGTCGAAATCCCCCGTGAACCAACCCGATGGGGTCGTCTGACGAATAAGCGCAGATCTCCCGCTGTTCTGGATCTCTTGACCAAGAACAAATTCGGAGTCCAGAATTGGCTTGCCGCCCTGATACACGACGGTATCAAACCCGGTCTCGGAGGGGTCCAGATACCTTGTCAGGATGGATCCGTAATCTTTATCAGCCATAAGGGATTCTCTTCGGGTCCGGCATCATTAAAACGTGATTCGCCACTGCAGCGTGAGACGAGCCGTGGCCGGTTTATTGATCACCGGAAAGGTTAAGTAGTTCATTAGCAGGTCTTTGCCCTGCACGTCTACCGTTGCATCATACGGACCGTTTGATGGCGTAATCGGGTTGGTGATTCCCGTATCTTCATTGAGGTCGCCACCAACCAAACCCATCTCAACGATAGGACCGACCGCTTCCGATTCCGCATAGGTCGTCGTAAAGTCCACGACATTCGTGGGGAGGGTTGTGCTTGCACCTCCAGATTCTACAAAATCTGTAGCGCTGAACGCTTTGCGTCCGATCTCGTTATAGAGCGAACGTTGTGTGTTGGTTTCAGTCGGAGGGTTCTGGAGGTCCCACCCCGTGTCACCGGAGCCTACGGCCAGCGCGAAGATACCGTGCCGAGGTTCAAGGGGGTCTTTCGCCAAGCGTGCCATAAGGAGCGAGAAGTCCTTTGTGATCACGTTGTCGATATGCCGCTCTTCCACACTACCATCTACATGTTCGAGGCGGATGAATACTTCACCCTTCGGACCCGAATAACGATCTTCGAAAAGGAACCCCATATTGATCTTAGCAAGGGACTCCTTCGCCCCGTTATATAAATCTTTGAATTTCATACCTACCACTACCTTTAATTGACGTACATTCGATCGCTATTCAGAGTAGCTTACAAAAGGATTACTCACGGGAGGTCATATTGCACTGAGCTTCCATCGAAATACCCAACCCGGCCCTTGATGGTTGGTCCGCGAACCGATTGCAAAGAGGAATCGAGCAGTTGGTTCGAATAGTAAGGCTTAGTCGATCCGTCCGTTGCCACGGTTATGTGGGGCACCTTGTTTTTACTCCGCACACTGGAGGTCTGTACCGCCACGGCTTGTCCTTTATCATCTTCGGCGAAACCTACCACCTCAAGCTGTACCTCTTTCCCTAGTGGTAGATCATAAATAGATGCGGGGTCTGGCCTGAACGCTAGGGTCATGTGATGCATGAACTCTTTGCTGTGTACCGGGCCAACTTCACGTTCCCACCAAGAACGGAGCGTTCGCCTCGCTCTATCATCCAAAAAGACCCCGGTGTAGATCACAGTCAAACCGGACAGTCTTTGGAGGTACTCCGCAGCTACTTTCTCAGATATTTCGCCCATTTAACAGTCCTTACGGGTAAAGAATCGTGCTTGTGTAATCAACCGGGTAGTCTGTTTGCGTAACTGTATTAGCTGTGGCTATAACCGAATCCTCGTGAACGTCTCCGGGCGTGGTGGTCACACGGCTCATCGTCGTCTTCGGGTTATTGAAAGTGGCTGAACCATAGAAATCTTCCAGCACAGCGTAAGGTGCTCCAGTGGGCGCTTGATCATTCGCTGTACCCTTGTAAGTTTCCTCTTCGGTCTGGTGGACTTCGAGGGATACAGGTGATTGAATGCCTACCGTATTCGTCTGGATATCATTGAACGTGGAGGTCGGACGGTTGAAATACCCGATCCGATATCCATGCCTCGTATCCTCGTCACCTTGGTCGGGAAGCTCATATTCTTCTTCGGAAAACGGGCCTTCAAAAGTGATTTCACGGAGGCCGTCTTCATCGCACGCAAGGGAAAGCAAACCGTCGCCGCCCGCATCCTCCGCCCTGAGCATTTTGAGGCTTTCATAGAACGCCTCGTCGTTTTTGGTAAACCGGATCGTCCGATTGGCGTCGTTAAACACGAAGTCTTCATCCGTGTTAAGAACATCATTCGGATCGTTGAACGCGGACGCAAAGCCTTCTTCAGACTCCAAGTCCACCTGTTGCCCAAGAGGCACGGGAGGCGTATCCTCATTGAGCCTCGTATAGGCCCAATTGTTTTCAAGATACGCTTCCGTATAGGGTTTACGGTGGTAGAAAACTACCTTGAGGGTTTCCTGCTCTGAGGGTAACCCAGACCCCGTGATCCCGATCGTATTACTTTCAAAATCGTATGTAAAGGGGTATGTTAAGGTTCCATCCTCGGACATGACCGCCAAGACATTGCGGGCATACATCTCAGTCTGTGAGAGCCTCACGAGGTTCGATGTGGCTGATTCCACAACCACAGTCTCAGGATCCTCATCAATGATCGGTTCCGGCGATGTAATTACATTGTGCCGGTTGAGGTACGACTGATTGTTGGCTTTCTGGTTTTCGCGCTGATTGATTATGTCGTATCTGACATAATCCCACAGGACTTCCGAATATGCTTGCGGATCATTGGTACCAAACTGGACGTATCCGAGGTCTGTATTCGTGTTGAACCTATCGTTACGTCGGTCGGGAAGCTCTTCGTACTGTAGTTCGAAAACAGGCGTCGTCTGGTTATTGAGGAACACCTTGGTTGTACCCGTAGGGTCACGCCGGATACACATGTCCATAAAGGTGCCCAGCCATTCCGTATCCACGAAATCATAGTTGGAGGCGTCAAGTAAATCCCCACCCTTGTAGACTCCAACACGCCGTGTGTTGTAAACGGCTGAGTGGGCGAAAAAGAAATCCACGTCTACGTCCACTTGACCATTCAAAAAGGCCAATCGGGTCCGGGGATCTGTGCCTGTATCGTTAGGCAACGTGTTGGTATCAAAAACCGCCTGATACTGGCCGTCTACAAACACGGTGACATTGCCACCATACCTAACCACTTTGTAGTGGTGAAATTCCTCATCATCCCAATCGAATTCAAAGCCCACAGGGTTGGGACCATCAAACACGACGCTCCCTGTTTCGTCGCAAAAGACGATCTTTTTAGTGCCATCATCGAAGGGCATGAGGTAAATCTGAGCGGTGCCACCGCTATTGCCGAAAAAGACCGGCAACCGTCCATCACCTAAAGCTGTGTACTCATCGAAACGAAGGCGGGCACCAATGATCACATCCGTGAACGCACCTTTGCCTGTGTTTTCGAACGAAGCAGAGGTGCCGACACCATCATGCTCCACACGCATGAAATGGTCGTAGAACGATAGTTCGTCGCTATCTATGCTGTCGGACCACCCCGCACCATCAAATGCCTGTACGCCGCCGTAAGCCGCTAGGAACCGGTCCGTAGGTGTTTCATTATAGCCTTTTCCGTAACCCCGTGTTTGCAGGGAATTCGCATCGGCCTGTGCCCAAAAACCTTTGGTTAAAAGGTTTCCGGCTCCCGCATCCGTGTAGCTATACACAGCCTGCTGATCAAAGAGGGCTAGGGTCACTTCTTTTTTGTCGTCGGCGACCGTCACAAAGGCGGGCATACCTGTTGCGTAAGAATGCACCCGGAAAGAGGTCGAAAGATCGAGGATAGATTTCGACGTGAGGAACGGTTCGATCCTCGTGTGGTTGATCGCCCCACCCACATACTGTTGACCCGCGCTCTGTGTTAGGAGGTGTTCGTTGGCAAAGAGCTTTGCATAGCCTTGGTTGTCCGTGAGGTACCAAGGGTCATTCGGATCATTTTCAGGGAGGGTGTTAAACTCCGTGTCCACTGAGATACGCGCATCTTGTTCGATATCCGAGGTCGGAAGGATGGAATAGCGAACGAAATCCCAGAGCGACTTTGAACTTGTTTTGCGGCTGATACCCCCGAAAAACAAGCTGTTGTTCTCCAGAACTTCGAAAATTTCCGGGGCAATTGCAGCTTGGTTTTGGTCAAGGGAAGCTACCGGAAGGACATTGCCCCCAACCAACACATTGATTTTGCCCTTTTCGTTTTTGAACACCCGGTAAGTCTTGAGGTCTGTCCAGTCGATCTCCGGGAAAAGGGTATACGTCCCTACGGCTCCTACTTCGCCGTCGAGATATACTTCCCATTTACCGGGTGTCGTCTGGCTTTCATCGATATCTACGATCTCGAAAATGTCCCCTTCGATAAAGACCCGTTGGCCTTCTACCAGAGGCGGTTGTTCGTTGAACTCTAGGAGATCAAGGGTTGGTGTGCCTCCCACCAGATGCTCAACAGCTTTCGTCTGGAGTCCCGCATAGGATTCCCATTTTGATTCGTCTTCCGGGTCTTTGAGGAGGCCCACGGTCTTGAAATCACCGATCTCCAAAAACCCGATGAGATGCAAGTGACTGTCGTCGGCGTATCCTGCAGCAACCCCGGTGAAGTCCCCATCCAAAGTCCACGTCTCGATTTCCATTCGGAAATTCAAGATGGATGCGTGGTCAAAAGTGAGGTCTATCTCCTTTCGGAAGAAAGCGGTGTTGCCCCCGATCACGTTATCCGATGTCGACACATCTTCAATGACGTAGAGACCGTTCTCTATAGTGGCCGGTTCAAGGGCAGGCCCCTTGAACTCGAAATCTTCGGGGTTCTTGTCCCCTTCAAAGAAAACGGATGCGCTCTGGTTTTGTCGTTCGAACTGCGCCAAGGTGAGCCGGTGCTTCGGCTCGTTCATCACCATCGACGTAGGGTCATTCAGGACGGACGTGTACGGGTAGTCTAAGCCTCGGTACCTGTATTCGTATTGCTTTGGCTGTGGGCGGTTGTGAGGGCCTAGCACCGTATTGAAAGTGAACGGTGTGTAGTCCCGACGTGACCATTGGTTGAGTAAGTAGGAAGAGTTATTCAGGCCCGCCAGTTCCAGCGTAGGGTTTGGCGTATAGTGGTACGATACAGAGACTTGCGTATTAACCGCAAGCTCTTGATGGAGGATAATGATGCCTGCTGGAGCGTCGACGTGTAGTGGTGTAACCTCAGAACCGTCCACAACCACCGTCACATCGTCGACACCGGCGAGTTGGGCGTCACCGTAACCCTTGGTAATGGGAGCGTGTTCCGTAAGAATCACGGCATTTTGGCACGCGGTTACCGGACCTTGGGATCCCATATAACCAAGAGTCACGAGGGAAAGGCCGCTGACATTTCCCCACCACCCTTGTGTTAGTAATGAACCTGTCGCACTCCCACTACTGGTTCCACCATCACAGTTCGACTCCAGACCCGAAAGTAAGTTTCCAATTTTAACCCTCCGCCCGAGGGGGTGAGGCCGCCGTTGGGTGGTGGGGTTGGACAGTAAAATGTCTGACATAATAATCTCGTAAGTTTGATTAATTTACGACGACCACTTATCAGACCTTTTTGATGCTATAATCAACCAGTCGACCTTGTGTGTCGTAAGATGCTGAAAGCTGATAAGCAGCAATCGGGTTAGTCTCAGCGGTTACATCCGCCGCCGTGGGGTAAAGGGTGATCGTAGATTCAATCAGATTGTTGCTGCTATCGTAAGTCTGTCCCGTGATACGAACATTTTCTTGGGACAAACCAAGCACCCGTGCCATTGACATTTGCAAACCGCTTACGTCGCCACTGAGTGCCGCCAGCGAATTTTCATTTACATCGAAAGCAGAGCCTTTGATATCGTCCAGAGACGCTGTAACGGGAGACAAGTCGACATTGCTGAGGTTGTTGCGGATCTCCTCCAACGAATCTGTGCTCGTATTAAAGGTCGCGCCTTTGATATCGTCAAGAGAATCCGTGACTGGCGTAAGATCAGCACCTGAGTTGTCTCGAATCTGTTTTAAGGAATCCGTGCTTGTATCGAACCCGGTACCTTTGATATCGTCCAAAGTCGCCGTAACAGGAGACAAGTCGACACTGCTGAGGTTGTCCCGAATTTGCTCAAGGGAGTCGGTGTTCCCATCGAAAGTGGCACCTTTGATATCGTCAAGAGAATCCGTGACCGGAGTAAGATCCACACTTGCCGAAGAGGTGTCTGCCACATCGAAACGCAACGTCACGTCATCCATCGGCGTGTAAGTTTCCCCATAGCCGTAATGAAATACGCTGTTGTCCAAGGACGACGGGGTGTTAATAACACCAAAGGTATCCACTCCGTCGCCGTCCAGACCATAAATTGTACCCGAAGTGAGTCCTTCCAATGTGATCTGAGTCGCCGTAGCGCCTTGATCTTCCGATTTCCACAAGATAGCACCGCTCCTTTCAGTTTCGAAAGATGCAAACACAAGGGTGTCTTGGTCAACCACATGAACGCCACCGGCTGACTGATACGGGATTGGCGAACCCTCTGCCGTGGGAATTGATCGGGTCCACGTGTCACCACCATCTGCTGTCCGGTAGATTGTCAATGAAAATGATGTAGATCCGCTTACGTCCACCGAGAGCCCCGTTGCGTAACCGTAGGTGTTCGTGTCGTCAAAGTCGATATATAGGGCTTGTTCATACAGGTCAGCATCGACATGTGAAAATACCGAAGTCCAGCTAGAACCGCCGTTTGTGGTCTTGTAGATCACAGGGTAAGGGTTCCCAGAAGTATCGGCTCCTGTCACAATGAGTGTTTGATCATCTACGGCATATACACCTCTGTAGCCTTCGGTGGTGCCGGTTCTAATCGTGGAAAAGGTATTCGTCGACCCGTCCCATTTCATGACGTAGGATTCTGAACCAGAATCGGTGGCAGTGAAATACACAATAGGGTTTCCAGCGCCGTCATTTGTAACGGCGAGGTCCATAGGGGCACCGCCGTTATCGAAATACGTGCCGGGAGGGTTTGCTGTCGGAGAAAGCCCACCTGAAGGGGTCCCATAGTGGATGACTTGGTTCCCCGAAAAGTTTTCGCCTAATATTACGACGGTGTTTGTTGTTGCGTCGTACCCCAATCCCTTGAGGTACCGTGGGGGCGTCTGGTTGAAATAGACACTCGACCACGAATCCCCGCCGTTAGCCGTGGTGTATACTTCGGGATACACCGTCTGTTCGCCAAGGGCGTCACCATATAGTCCGACGTAAATGGTGCTGGAGTCCACCACCTCTATCGTACCAAGCGAGTTGGCTTCATTTGTGCCTTCGAGGCTAGAATCGGAGGGGGTGCCGGTCCACTCGAAAACCTCTAGGTTTTCAGGGACGGCCCTTGAAATCCGCACCAGAAGATCCCCCAGCGTGTCTGTGTCGACGTTAGTGAGCGTGAATCGGTAGACGCCCGGCGCGTTCACATCGTCCAGTTCTTGCCATGTGGACAGCAGGTTAGTGCTGGCGTTCGTACCCTCCTTGTAAAGTTCCGCTTCGAGGTCTGACGGAGTGAGTCCGGTGCGCTCACCAATCCGTACCGTGATCGTAGCTGAATTGCTCTGGGCAAGATTCCCGCTGAACGGGATTTCTTTGACCCTCTCTGAGAGAGAGTCCACATTGGTATTGAAATTCGGACCCTTAATGGCGGTAAGATCGTCTAGCACCGGACTCAGGTCGACATTGATGTTGCCAATAGCGTCGGAGAGTGCAGGCAGAGAGTCTGTCGAGCTATTCCAGTTGAAACCGCCTTTGATGGCGTCAAGGTCCGCTAGGACGGGGCTCAGATCAGTAGACCCAATTGAGGCCACGTAGAACCTTAGGTTAACGGGGTCAAAGCGAACCGTGTCGGCAGGGGTCTGTAGCACTTCACCATTTCCCGCACCAAGGTAGGTTAGGGAGTCATCGGGTGCGCAGAATACCGACTTCACATCTGCGGTGGTATCGTGGACAGCTACCTTTGTCCATTTAGTACCCAATGATTCTGTCTCATAGACCACAGGAGGCCTTGGCGACCCACCCGTAGTCATATCTTGGCCCACTACCACGACCCTCTCTGCGTTGAGATCTGCTCCCGTGACAAGGGTCGACGAGGGTACTTCAAACGCCATAGCTTCCCACGTCCGTCCACTATCTTCGGTGTAGTAAACCTTCGACGTGGTTGACCCTGATCCAGTGGCTACAGCAATCACACCCCGGTTAGGCTGATCTTGGTCAAAAGTGATACTCTGGAACCAATCGTTTGATGCAAGGTCGGGGATGCGGCTGGTAACATCTGTCCAAATAGTTCCCCCATCCTCCGTGAGCATCAGGATAGCTCCATTGGAGAGGTCTCCACCTGCAGCATACACCAACTGATCATTGATAGCATGGATCGAGTGGAGATCCTTGGTGCCGCCAGAGTTTTGGGAGGTGGGCGTGGTACCGTCATAGTGGTAGATCAGCTCATCGGTCCCACACATCCAAATATTACTGGTATCGTAATAGGATACGTCCCAGAAATTGGTACCACTGGTCTCCCAACTACCGACGTAAATAAAGTCAGAACCATCCCACTCGTAGACTGCCCCTCGTGAGCCTACAGCGATCACATTATCAACCGTACCATCCCCATCCACAGCATACAGATCACGACCAGCAATACTATCGGTGCTCCAGTTTACTCCGTCTACACGAGCACCGTAATAACCAAGCTCCGCTCCGGTGGAGAAGCCTACTGTAAAGAGGCCCTTATAGGAGCCATCGGAGATCTGGCAGCCGTAGACGTCATTCACGTCGAAAGTGTAGGAACTTTGGTGGCCCCCCCGGAGGTAATTCAAGGGAGCGAACCTTAGGTGCCCAAAATCACCTTCGTCGGGCTTCCAAGATCCCGGCATATCGAATCGGTACCACCCCGCGTGCCCGAAGCTATCAATCTCAGTCCAATTACCCGTGAACGGATTCCAGTTTGATACACTTGTGTTGGAGCTACTATTCACCATTGCCAACTGCATCTCCTCGTAGTCACCAGTGAGGCCCTTTACAGGCTCTCCCTTGTGCTGGAAGTATGCGTAGATGGTATCGTCGCCTGTGGGAGGGAGGAAGCCGATGAACTCAGAATGTTCCCGGTGTGACTCTACCAGTTCCTCTGTCTGATCATTCACCATATCCTGAGGGTTTTCGATCACCGTCAGGTTGAGGTTTTGCTGTGCCAGATCGACCGCCCCATTGGCGTGAATAACTGCGACGAATTCACCACGAGCGCTCAGCTCGTCTGCCGTAAAGAGGATCTCGTAAAGGCCCGGTAGATTGGTGGCATCCACTTCCCGGAAGTTGGAGGCATCAATGACCTTATTCACTGCGGTGAGAGCACCGGCCTTGCGGTAGTAGAGTGTAATATCGCCCGGTACCACACCGGTTTTTTCGTCACCCGTAGTATCATCGGATAGGATGACCGTAACTCTAGCAGGTCGCTTTTGGATCACTTGTGTCATGGGCTCTCCGGTTGGTTGCCTTGATATACCGCTCAACGCGATGTGTTAAAATGAAATAGCAGGGACTGCAAAACTTAGTTATTACCAAGACGACTACGGAGTACTCACTATAAATAGATTCTCAATCAGTGACTGCAGCGGTGGGGATTGAGGCGGTGGGCTAGATTAAGGATCCAGTTCTGGACTATGAGGCCCATTACCGGATCGAGGGCCAAGGCGATCAACATCAACTCTTGGTGGCAAAAATGCATTGTTCCGTCTCCGTTCGTTGGGGTATCCGATCTCACTAACCTATACCCCAACTTGGAAGGGGTGTCAAAATTATCCCCAATGCACAGCCCACTCGTTGTCGGCGGCTTGCTTGAATAGGGCTTGGAATTGCTTGAGACGGTCCCTAATGTATCCGGCTTGGCGACCCTCTGGGCCATGTTCGGGCGGGGGACTATCCCCGCGAGTGCGGGGCCACC